CCCTGTCCCCCTTCGCCTGTCCCTGTCCCTGTCCCCCTTCGCCTGTCCCTGTCCCTGTCCCCCTTCGCCTGTCCCTGTCCCTGTCCCCCTTCGCCTGTCCCTGTCCCTGTCCCCAAAGTTGGCGTTTTTTGACCACCTTCACGTTAACGTTAAAATTCGCATCCTGTTTCGCGGGCAGTGTCACCACAGCGGGCAATTTTAAGCCTTTCAAAAAACAGCGTTTTTGTTGGGCTTTTCGCAAAAAATCTCCAAGTCAAGCAAAAAACAAAACGCGCCATATCGAATCCTAGAGCGTTTTTTGACCATATCGACCGCCTAGGGACAACCCACCGATTCCCAAAACTAGCAAGAAAAATCGTAAAAATATTTTCATGCCAAGTGCCTGGGATTTTGTGAAATTTATTTTTTTTAAATGCTTGACAGCCCCTTTTTGAAATGTTACAATCCCGCTCGCCTGGGATCGCGCGGGGGGGCCCTTTCTTCAATCTCCCCTTATTCCATTAAACTCTTTTAAAAAACCAAAGTAAAAAATTCACGGCAAGTATTTTCTCTTATAGGTCTATTAAGATATCCCATAAAAAAACAAAAGCCCCTCCCGTTTTTCTATTATTTCTATTTAATTTATCTTTATGGGACGCCGTAGGCCGCAAAAAATCCCCAGAGGTTTTTCTCATTTAAAGGCCTTTCTAGTTATAATCTTTAAAATAAATAAAAAGGAGGCGGCCTCGCCGAAAAAAATTTGACAAAATGCCCCGAATGGTCAACAATACTATGCTATGAATAAACTATTCAAGATTGCACTATTAATTGCAACCCTAAATATCTCAGCTTTTGCTGAAAGTAACACAATTACAGCCGCGATTGATGCGGGATACACCTCAAGCTACCTAGTAAACAACCTCGTTCAAGCAAAGGACGCTGCTGTTGCTGGAGTAACACTCGGAAAGACCTATGCGGGAGTTGATTTCTCGCTTAAGGGTCAGTATCTTCCAATTGCCTCTGGCACAGACTCTAGCCATTGGGGCCTTGGGGTTGGCAAGTCGTTCGAGGCTCTAAAAGAGCTAACCGTTCGCACAGATGCGGGAGTAACTCGTCACCAAACCGGGCAAGCCCTAATTCAAAACTACACAGAAGTTAACGCTAGAGTTGCTCTTGAGAATAGTTTCTTTGTTCCTTATGTTAAGGCGATCTACAATGTTGAGCTAGACCAATCTGGCGCAACAGTTGGTATGGAGAAGCGCTTTTCTCTATACGAATTCCACTTCGCCCCTGCTGTAGAGTATACTATGCTAACAGATGCTAAGACATACGCTGTTAAGCTTGCAATCTCTCGTAACATCTGGAAGAACCTAGATGCGTTCACTGAAGTAGCTTATATCAAGAACGATTTTTCTACTAGCAAACACACTTTTGCGCTAAAGGAGTTCGATGGCGCAGTTGGCACCGCTGGTCTTCGCTGGACCTTCTAAAAAACATATAAGTTCAGTAGTTCTAATCCTCAAGTTGAAAAACTTGGGGATTTTTTATTATTACATATATAATAGCTAATGTCAAAACAAGATAAGTCACCAAAGATTCTTCAGAGAGACAAGTTCAAAGAAGAAATAAAGATTAGAGACCTCAACTGGACAGACAAACAAAAAGAATTCATAAATATAGCTCTAGATAAGAACGTAAAAATGATGTTTATTAGCGGCCCCGCCGGCTCTTCTAAAACTTTACTAAGTATATATTGCGCTCTTCACCTAATAAAGGAAAAGAAAGTTAGTGACATTATGTATATCCGATCTCCAGTAGAGAGCAGCGATAGCAAAATCGGTTTCCTACCAGGAGACGCTGATGAAAAGCTAAAGTACTACAACTTACCCTTTGCTGATAAGCTAGACGAACTACTATCTAAGCCATCTATAGAGTCTCTTAACAATCAAGGCAGACTTCAGAGTCATCCATTGTCATTTGTGCGCGGTATGAGTTGGAACTGCAAGGCTATTATTCTTGATGAGGCCCAAAACTGCACTCAAAAAGAAATAGTTACCCTAATGACAAGAGTAGGAGAGTTTAGCAAGTGCTTTATCTTAGCAGATCCTGATCAATCTGACTTGGCTCATGGTAAGTCTGGCGGATTTGAGAAGCTCCAAGCTGTTTTCGGGGAAGATGACAGCAAAGAAAAGGGAATCTACTCTTTCCACTTCACCGAAGAAGACATTAAGAGAAGCGATATAGTCAAATTTATAGTTAAAAAACTAAAAAACTTTTCTCCAGCCTTGAGAGTATAAATATTTTGTTAAGGTAGCTGAAAATTTTCTTACCTTTTTTTCCGTTTTTTCAAAAAAGAAAGCATGAGTGAACTCTTCAATAGTAACAGCCAGCTCTCTTCTAGGGAGCAAAGATGGGTCAATAACAATCTTGGGGTTTTTAGACTCAGGATTGTCGCAAAGCCCTTCAGCAGCGAACTTATACTTAGGTTTAACCTTATCTACAGTATATTCGTAGCCTTCGTCTGTTTTGAATTTGAAACCTTTACGCATATTTCTTATAATAATCAACCATGAAAACTTATTGTCAAAAATGCGGGACAGGAATAGATTACGCATACGAAAAACCAAATTTCTGTACTAAGTGTGGATTCAATTTCTCGCCAGTCAAGTCTGCACTTGCAAAAACTATTCCCCCCAGACAAAAGATTATTACACCTTCTGAAGAGGAAACGGAAGATGTCGAGTCTTTGGAAAATATTAAGAACATGTCTTGTTTAGATGTGGAGATCTCAGCATCGCCAGACCGTAAAACTAAATTTAAAGACATAATTGGCACAAGGTCAGATTCTCCAGCCCAAGAAGACCAAATTCAAGTTGGACCTGTAGATAAGAAAGAATTCTTAGAGTCGTTCAGGAAAGAAGCTGGATTCTATCCATCCAGAAACCAAAATGATGAAGAAGAATAAATTAAAATTTGAAAAGAATTTAGATTTAATTAATACGGAAATCCTTAAAAGGAAAAATAAGTGGACCTTATCCGCTCTTAACTGGATCGATTTTGAAGACGTAGCTCAGATAGTAGTGTTCCATTTATTCAAAAAGTGGGATCTCTACGATCCTGCAAAACCAATGCTACCTTGGGTAAACAGAATCATATCTAATCAAATAAAAAACATAATTAGAAATAATTATGGTAATTACGCTAGACCATGCTTAAAGTGCGCCGCTTCTTTAGGCGATTCTGGTTGTAAAATATATGGAGAGCAAAACTCAGATTGCCCCATGTACAAAAATTGGAAAAATACAAAAAAGAACGCTTACGATATAAAAATGGCAGTATCAATTGAAGATCACCCAACAGAAATAAACAATAGATGCCAAGAATCTTTAGATATACAAAAAGCTACAGCAAATTTAAACATAGTAATGCAAAAGGTTCTTAAACCTATGGAGTGGCAAGTGTATGATTTGCTATATATTCAATTAAAAAGCGAAGAACAAGTTTGCAAAATCTTAAAACTAAAATTCGATAAGAATTCTAAAACAGGATACAATAAACAGCTTAGAAACATTCAGAAATCTATAATAAAAAAAGCAAAACTTGTTATTAGAAACGGAGAAGTGGACCTATGACCCAACCAATTTTAACAAAAGAACAAGAAGATTTAGTAATACAGCTCTGGAACGATAATAAGGATAACCCCCCAAGTCTTCAAGACCTTACTCAAAAAGTTTTTCCCGAAATCGCTAATGTTGATGGCAGAAGTGTTTATGGTAAAGCAGTAAAAGTTTTTTTAGCCTCTAGATCTTTAAATGTAAAAACTAAAAGCCAATACACCCCGAAAACCAGAGTAGACTTCTCTCAAGACCAGAAAGATTATATTTGTAATAATGCTTCTTTAATGTCTGCTGTAGAAATATCTAGGGAACTTTTTCAAAACTACTCTTTAAACAACCTTTCTATAGAATCAAGAAGCGTTCAAGAATATTTAGATTCTTTGCCAAAGCAAGTTAACCCAGGAACGAGTCACGAAGAAGAAGAGACTCAAGGAGACTATAAACCGCCTAAAAATATTGAGCGAGCTACAGTTAGAGTAAATAAGTATGTTCTTAATGGTTTAGATAAAGATAAAATCTCAGCCAAAAACAAAAAAGAATTAACATCTCTCATATCTTATTTGCATACCTACAGATTTTTGCATCAAATAGCAACATACGGAAAGCAGGGAGATAGGGATTTATTTGAGAGCAGTTTTATAAGATACACTTATGATAAATCAGACCTAACGCAAGAAGAAGTAGATCAATATATTGTTTTGGCCACTGAAGTTGTAATATCATCAAATATTCAAGCGGCAATTCAAACTCTTCAAGAGCAAATAGACATAGAGATAAGTTCTGGTAATAGAATCCCTATGCCTATTATAGAAGCAGTGACTTCTGCTCGTACAGAATACAATCAATGCGTAAGTCGTCAGCAAAAACTTCTTAACGATCTAAAAGTAAAAAGAAGCGAAAGACTTTCTAGTCAAGTAAAAGATAACGCCTCGATTCTTAACCTTGTTCAGATGTGGAAAGACGAAGACACTAGAAAAGAAATGATAAAAATGGCAGATATGAGAAGAGAAGTCTTAAAGGGAGAGATTGGGCGCTTGTCATCTATGGACGATGTTAAAGCTAGAATTTTTGGTCTTACAGAAGAGGAGGTTTTAGATGGTTAAATGTAAAATTTGCAATGTAGAGTTCGAAACAGATAAATCTTTTCATGGGCATCTTAAGTCTCATCAATTGAGAATGGTAGAGTACTACCAAACTCATGAACCAAGACACGACCTGCTCACTGGAGAATTAATAAACTTTAAAAACAAAGACTATTACTTCTCTAACGATTTCAATAATAAAAACTCCATGAAAAAATGGCTTAGCCAGCAAACCGCTGAGGGCCAGAAAGAATATTTAAAAAAACTCCTCTCTCAAAGAAAACAAAAACACAACTTAATTTATGCACCTACTGAAGTCGAGCTTAGATCTATTACTAGCCCGCCCGTTCCTTATTATCATAAGCTTTTTTTGGATTACTATGACATTTGCAATTCTTTGGGCTATAAAATCAAATACGCATACCCAAAAGAAGCGCTAAAATATAAAATTAAAGACGGTTTTAGTATTTATATTGATACAAGAGAGCAGATGCCTCTAGTTATTGATTATCCCACCGAAATCAAGGGTTTAAAATTTGGAGACTACGCTATCAATGACCCGAATAACAAATGCTATATAGAAAGAAAGTCTATCTCTGATTTTATTGGCACAATGAGCGGCGGATACGAGAGATTCTGTAGAGAGATAGAGCGCTCCATAGCAGCAGAGGCTAATCTAATTGTACTAATAGAGCGACCACTACAAGAGTGTTTGAGTTTTCAACATTTAGATTATGTATCTAAGAAAATTAAAGTTACTCCAGAGTTCGTTTTCTTTAATGTAAGAGAACTAATACAAAAATACACCAATGTTCAGTTTTTATTCGTAGACGGCAGAGAAGAGTGCGTAAGAGTAATGAAAAGAATATTCTTTAGCAATGGAGAATATAAAAAATACGACTTACAATTAATGTACGACTTAAAGCTGTTATAATATGTGGCACGAAACACCTAAATATAAAAAGAAGATTGAAAATTATAACGAAGTTTTTAGTCTGTTAGAAGGCGAGCTTGAAGATAGAGAGGCTAAGATTACTTTGTGCAAATTTTTGCGACAAAATCTTTATTTAACAACTTATCTATTAACTGGGATAAAACTCTCTGCTTATCAGGAAATCACTCTTAAAGGAATGTTTAATAGAAACTTTTCTATGTGCGTGTGGGGTCGTGGTTGCGGTAAGTCGTTCATTGCTAGTGTGTATTGTGTGCTACAGTGCATCTTTGAACCAAATACGAAGATTCTTATAGCAGGCCCAACATTTCGTACAGCTAGAGCTATATTTAATAGCATAGAGAAGATGTCTGAAACTAGAGGCGCAGAGTTATTGCTGCAAGCTTTTGGCGCTAAGAGCAAAAGAAACGATCTTTACGAATGGGATATTAATGGCGGCTCGATTAGGGCTATTCCTTTAAGCGGCGAAAAGATTCGTGGTTTTCGCGCGAATATTCTAGTTCTTGACGAGTTCATGCTTTTGCCCGAAGAGATTATTAAAAATGTATTGATGCCATTCCTTGTTGCCCCGCAAGACATGAAGAGACGTATTGATATTCGTGAAATGGAAGACCTGCTAATCAAAGAAGGCAAAATGAAAGAGGAAGATAGAATGGTGTTTGTAAATAACTCGAAAATGATAGCTCTTTCTTCCGCTAGTTATACTTTCGAAAATCTTTATAAAACTTACCAAGAATGGGTTAGCAAAATTACATCTCCAGAGAATGCAGAGTCTACTTATTTTGTTTCGCAATTAGGTTACGAAGCTTTACCAGCAGAAATGATAGATAAAACTATTATTGAAGAGGCCCAAAGTGGCGGGACTTCTCATTCTGCATTTCTTAGAGAGTACTGCGCTCAGTTCACAGATGGATCAGACAGTTACTTTAGCGCAAAGAAGATGGAAGAATGTACTCTTAAAGATGAGTACCCGCACACTCTGATTAGAGGATCTTCTGGAAAAAGATATGTTGTAGGAATTGACCCTAACATGAGCGATAGTCCAAATGCAGACTATTTTGCTATGGCGGTACTAGAGATAGACGACGATACTGGAGTAGGAGTGCTTGTTCATACTTACGCTGGCTTAGGAAATTTAAATAACCATGTTAAATACTTTGCTTACTTGATGTCTAGCTTTAATGTTGTTTTAGTTATTTGTGACAATGCTGGAGCAGACATATTCTTAGATACTTGCAACGAATCTGATGTCTTTAAATCTAATAAATTAAAAATTAGAGCCTTTGATTTTAATTCTGATTTAGATGGTTCAGAGTACGAGGCAGAAGCTCGAAATGCCAAATCCCAATACAATCAAACAGAGGGAAAAATAGCTTTTAGCCAAGTCTTCTCTTCTGGATTCATTAGAAAGGGCAACGAATATCTGCAAGCTTGTATCGACTATAAGAAAGTTTTATTCGCTTCTAGGACTTGCTCTAACGATAAGTTTTTTAGCCAAGTTATAGACTCTCATTTGCCAAGAGAATTAATATTTAATGGCGACAAGCAGGAATGGACCAACCTTGATTTTATTGAGAGCCAAGACGATTATATATATCAAACAAAAAAACAATGCGCTCTAGTAGAATACACAACAAGTTCTAGAGGAATGCAAAATTTTGATTTGCCTCAGCACCTTAAGCGAGGATCTTCAGCAACAAGAGCTAGAAAAGATAACTATTCTGCATTTATGTTGGCTAACTGGGGATTGAAATCTTATAATGAAATAATGAAGCAAAATACTGAAAATAATACATTTACATTTACTCCAGTAATGTTTTAGTGTAATCCCATTGGGGTATGCCTAATTTAATCAGAAGAAAACAAGTTGATCAATCAGAGTTTTCTGGCTTTTTTGTAGAAGTCGGAGGTGTTAATTATTATCCTCTCGCAACTAACCCTTCGAATTTTATTGATGCTGGAGACTTGTCTACAGCTACTGGACAGGTTTATGTAGATCTTAATGCCGTATCAGGCAATCTAAATACTTCAGTTATTTTATCTGGCCAAAATTCAATAACTTATACAAATGTAGTTAGCGGAAATTTGTCTGCTAATTTAGTTTCAACCGGAAGCTCGCTAACCTCTTCTGTGAGTTCTTTAAGCGGATACGTAATATCAGTTAGCGGAAATTTAACCGCTGGAATATCGAGTACTAGTGGAGTCTTAAATACAAAAATTAATACTACTAGCGGAGATTTAAAATCGTATACGAATACAGTGTCTGGAAGTTTATCTTCCCAGATAGTTTCTTCTTCTAGCTCTACGGTTGTTAATTCTATTGTTAGCGGAAATAATTTTAACTTCACTGGGCAAAAAATATTTAACTCTACAGTATCTGCTTCAAGGATTAATTTAAGTGGGCTGGCAGCGCCTAGTCAAATCGCTATAATAGCGTCTTCTGGAATGGTATCTATAGTTGGGTCTTCTGGAACTTTCGTGTCTTTTGTTGAGACTGGAATTGGTAGCGCATCTAATTCTTTATTTGCAGTCACAGACGCCGCTGGATTGCCTATGATAGAACTATATGACGATTATAAATTAGTTTTAGGTCATGACTCTAGAAAATCTATAGTTCTGAGTGGAATTTCTGGATATGTAATCATGCCTAGCTTACCAGACTATACTCAAACCACTAGTTTACCTAGCGGGTCAATTTTCAGAAGCGGCAATTTTTTAATGATTAAATAAGGAACAAGAATGAAAAGAAAAAAACTCCAAGAAATAATTCCTTTGATGGCATCAGCTTCTACAATCTCAGATACTCCTATCTCTGCTCGTAGAAACGTAGCTGGGACCATTGAGAGAACAGAGCGTTTTCATAATATTGAATATGGACTAACGCCATTCAAGTATTCTAATACGATTTCCAACAAAAGCTCTCTTAATGTAAGAGACGCTGTTATTCTTTGCCAGAAAGCTTACTATAATTTTTCTTCTTTTAGAAATGTTATTGATTTGATGACAGAGTTTTCTTGCAGCCCTATCTATTTCACCGGAGGCAACAAGAAGTCTAGAGATCTTGTTACAGCTTTATTTAAAAAAATAAATATCGATAACTTTGTTGATAAATTTTTCAGAGAATACTATCGCTCTGGTAATGTTTTTATATATAGATTCGATTATAAGGTTTCCCAAGAAGATGTAAATAAAATTACTCAAGTTTTTGGAAGCGAAACTATTGCTGCTGAAACATTGCAACTTCCATCTATGTATATGGTATTGAATCCAGCAGATATTCAATATGGTGGTAATATTTCTTTCGTTGGTACTAATTATTATAAAATACTTACTGATTACGAACTAGAAAGATTGCGCCACCCAACTACCGATGAGGATAGAGAGGTTTTGAAGAGCTTGGACGAGCAAAATAAACTAAGGCTAACTAAAAAGACATTGTCTGGCGCAGGCGCGTTTATAACCATTCCACTTAACACAGAAAAAGTTTCCGCAGTATTCTACAAAAAGCAAGACTACGAACCATTCTCTGTTCCTATGGGTTTTCCAGTTCTAGAAGATATAAACTGGAAGCAAGAGATGAAAAAGATGGACATGGCTCTTACGAGAACAACTCAGCAAGCTGTTTTGTTGATTACTATGGGCTCTGAGTTAAAGAGTGGAGCTTTAAATATCAATCAAAAGAATATTGAGGCTATGCAAAATCTTTTCCAAAACCAATCGGTTGGAAAAGTTCTAGTTTCAGATTTTACTACCAAAGCTCAGTTTGTTATTCCTGATATTGCTAACATTCTTGACCCAAGAAAATACGAAGTAGTAAATACAGACATCCAACAAGGATTAAATAACATTCTTGTTGGTGACGAGAAGTTCTCGGCCACTAGCATTAAAGTTAATATTTTTATGCAAAGACTTGAGCAAGGAAGGCAAGCTTTTATAAATAATTTTCTAGTCCCAGAGGTCAAGAGACTTTGTAAAAATTTAGGATTCAAAAATTTTCCTATGCCTCACTTTGAGGAGATAGATATTAGAGACTCTTCAGTTTGGCAAAGAGTTGTTGCTCAGTTAATGCAACTAGGAGTTTTAACTGCTGAAGAAGGTATGCAAGCTATTGTTACAGGAAGGCTGCCAACACCAGATGAGTCTATAGAGTCTCAAAGAAAATACAAAGATCTTAAAGACGAGGGGCTTTACGCCCCATTAGCTGGAAATGCTGCTGGTGGCGGAGCAACTGGAAGGCCTCCAGGATCTTCTTCTCCTCAATCATCGAAAAAAACCTCTCCTCCCGGATCTGGTAAAAAGGCTCCAGCTATAGCCAATTATTCTGTATCTAATATCTCTCAGTCTTTCAGAGAATACGAGAGCTTAACTAATGATGTAGCCGAAGCATTAAAGAAGAAACACAAGAAAAAATCTTTAAATAAAGAACAGGTACAAGTAGCAGAAGCAATGGCAAAAGCTATCTTTATGAATGAAGAAAAAGCAGATTGGACATCATCGATTAAATCTTATTTAGCCGGCAATACTAAATCTAACGTAGAGAAAATTAATAAGCTATCTGCGATATCAGAAGAGCATTCTGTTGATCTTTTTTCAGCAGCTATATTAAATTTTAGTCAAACATACTTAGAAAAAGTGTAATATTTATAGTTACTAAAATGAATTTAGAAATAGAAACGAAAATTCCTAATAAAAAATCTGAATCTGCAGATTTTTACATTGACTTTTCTCTTAAATTAATGAATGCATTAAAAGAGAAAGCCCAAGAGCACAATAAGAGTAGCGATAGGAAAATATCAGTTAGTCAAGTTATAGAGAAGTATTGCGGCGCGGCAGCTAATTACATTAAAGACGAGTCGATTGATATAAATACTTATTCAATGGCTAAGGTTAATGAGTTCTTGGAAGGGAGAAAGGGCGAGTTTAATTTAGATAAAGCAGAAAAGGATATTAAGAAATTTGGATTAGAGTTCGATTTTGAAAATTTAAATAATTTATATTTATCCTCTTCTAGAGACAAGAACAGTAACTGGTTTGAGATTTAATTATGAAATTTCAATATACAACAACATTTAGCTCCATTTTGAAGCCAATGGTTTCGGAGGAGAAGGACAAATATTTAGCATTAGCTTCTTTGGCGCAATTAGGAGATTTTTTGCCTAATATAAACACCGAGAAGAATGTAGATCTATTGCCGGTAGCTTTTAACGCTGCTGTAATTAATAGAGTAAACAAAAATGGAGACGTAATTGACACTGCTACAGCCTCTTCTGTTTATAAAGACTTTATTAATAAGCCAATTAATCTAGAGCACAATAGAGAAAAAATTATTGGCGTTATATTAACCGCTGGATTTAGCCAATTTGGATCTGACACTATTCTTACCGAAGAAGAGATTGCAAATCTAAAGGGGCCATTTAATATTACTCTAGGAGGAGTTCTCTGGAGAATCGCTAACCCAACATTAGCAGATATGATTGAAGATTCTGGAGACTCATCAAGTGCTAATTATCAAAAAATTAGCGCTAGTTGGGAGCTAGGATTTAGTGAGTATAATTTAATAGTTATAGAGGGAGAGTCTAAAAATATAGAAGATGGATTAGAGATTTCAGACGCTTCTCAAGTAGAAGATATGAAAGCTAACCTAAGAGCTTTCGGCGGAACTGGTAAAATTGGAAAAACAAAATCAATCTATAGAAAAGTAATTGGTAATGTTATTCCTCTTGGAATTGGGTTAACAGAAACGCCTGCTGCTGATGTAAAAGGAATAGTTTCAACGCAAAATGACTCAAAAGAAGTTAAAGCTGAAGAAATTATTTCCAAAAATGAAAATTTGAATGTAAATAACAATATAAATCAAGATACTATGAAAATTACAAGCATCAAGGATATAACAGACGAGAACTTGAAGCAAGTTTCCGCGTCGCAGATTTCTGATCTCATTGAACAAGAGTTGAAGACTGCCTCCGAAAAATTCGCTGCTGAAAAGAGTGCTGTCGATACAGCTCTTAAAGCCGCACAAGAACAATACAACACTCTATTAAGCTCGCAAGATGCTCTTAAGCAAGAGGTTGATTCGTTGAAGTCTGAACTACAATCTACTCAAGAAGAGATGCAGAAAGCTGCTGCTTCTGAAGCCTTTAATTCTAGAATGGCTAGTCTTGAAGCTGAGTTCGATCTAGATTCAGAGGCCAGAGAAGTCATTGCTAAAGATATTTTTAATCTTGATGATGAATCATTTGCCGCTTACAAGAATAAGATGGCGATTTTCATGAAGAACAAAAAGAAGGGCGCTAAAGAAGAGCCCGCCAAAGAAGACGCTGAAGCTAAGGCTTCCGTAAGCGAAGTTGTCGAAGAAGTAACTGATTCAGCTAAGAAAGAAATTGTTGGAATTCCAATGACTTCTTCAGCATCAGACTCTTCGCTCTTCGATAAGTATAAAAAAGCTTTTGATTACGACGGATTCGTAGTCACAAAAAAATAACACAACAAAAAAATAAAGGATAAATATGGCTTATCAATTAAGACCTTTTAGAGATTATGATGAACACGATGTACTAAATCTGTTCGCATACGACACAACAAACCTAACTGCCGGTCAAATTCAAGTCCCCAAGGGCGTTCTCGTAAAGATCGCCACTGGTTGGAAAAACTATGATTCTGGCGCTATTCTTGGTGGTGGAATTGATTTCATCGGAAGCGCTGGCACTTTGGCTCCAAATAACGTTGTTTCTCAACGCTTTGGAGTTATCGCTAAAGTAGTCGCTGCTACTACTGGAGAAACTCCAGTTGGTATGATGCTCTATGACGTAAGAGACGTAGATGAGAATGGCGAGCTACTCAAGTATAAACCCCGCAAGGCTGCTGAGATGCAAGCTGTAATTCCTGGACAAGCTGTTCCAGTTGTTACCCGTGGAGTTTTCCTAGTTCAAGGCGTTCTTGGAACTCCTGCTGCTGGAGGAACAGCCTACGCTGGTCTAACAGGTCAAATCACCGCCTCAACCGGAACTCACCCAATTTCCAACGTTGCAATCGGTAAATTCCTAGGTGCCGCAGATACAAACGGCGAAACCCTTGTTAAATTGGCCCTATAATATAAAGGATTAATATGAGAATTAAACTTAAAAACACACCTGAACAAGTAGAGTTGATTAAGGCTCTCGGTTCTAAAAACAGACTAGTTGCTGCTGAGGCTGCTGAAGCTTTCGCCGCTTTTCTTGGACCTGTTATTCAAAGAGTTATTTTGCAAGCCGGTACAGCTTCACAAATCTATACCGATGCCCCATTCGATGAGAATGACTCTCCTAGCTATCCTCTTGATCTCTATTATCAAGAGCTAAATAACGGCTACGTTAGCGTTTGGTCACAAACTCTAGCTGGCGGTCTTCCTAGCGCTCAAGACGTTTCTGCTATTCAAGAGGTTAAGATTGCTACCTATCGTCTCGATAGCGCAGTCTCAATCAACAAGAGATATGCTCGTCAAGCTCGTTTAGACGTAATCGCCAAGTTGGTTGAGCGTATGTCCCAAGAGGTTCTTGTTAAGCAAGAGCGCAATGCTTGGGCCGTTATGCTTAAGGCTCTCGGAGAGGCTTCAACAACTCCTCAAGGTGCCGCTGCTCTTAAGCACTACACTGAGGCTGGAACTCTTGGTCAATTCAAGCTTGATGATCTTAACAAGCTAATGACCCGCGTTAAGAGAATTAACGAGTCATGGGCTGGTGGTACTCCTGCTGATCCATATAGCACTGGCTTGACTGATCTTTATGTTTCTCCTGAAATTAAAGAAAACATTCGCGCCTTTGCTTATAACCCATTGAACACTGTTGCTCCTGGCGGTGGCGCTGCCACTGATAGCACTGTTGGTATTGCTCTCTCAGACAACATGAGAGATGAGATCTACCGCAGCTCTGGTATGCAAGAGATCTATGGTGTAAATATCGTTGAGTTGATTGAGCTTGGTAGGTCTAAGAAGTACAACATTCTATTCGATAACTACATCGCTAATCTTCCTGTCACTACCGGAACAGGTTTCAATCCTGGAGTTCATCAAATCTTGGTTGGTGTTGATAACACTAAGGGAGCTTTGATCCGCCCAATTGCTACTACCTCTGAAACCGGTAGTCAATTCAATGTGCAACCAGACGATCAGTTCCTACAAAGAACCGATAAGACTGGATTCTACGGATCAATGGAAGAGGGCCGCATCTGTATTGATGCCCGTGCTCTTTCTGGTATCATTGTCTAATATTTAACGCAACTATAAAACCCGCTGGGGAAACCTAGCGGGTTTTTTTATTTGATTTATCTAAATTATAATTTTATAATTTATGATGAATAAAAAGACAAAACTCAAACAACTTAATCAAATCGACGCTAAAGCCGAACCCCCAAAGGCAATGACACTTGACCAATTGTGGGGAAGTCAAGGCCTGTCGAAGTATACTGTAGACAACGCTGAAGATTACAAGTCTTATCTTCGGTCTTTAAATAGAACAGATATTCATGCTCATGCTATTCAAGTAGGAATTTTGCCTAATGATAACATGGAAATTCTTTTCTCAAGACTAGAGAGAGAGTTCCAAAGACACATCTGTTCTTACCAAACTCCTACCCAAGTGCCTAAAAAAGAAAAGAAGGTTTCTAAAGAAATCGAGAAGATTTTATCAGAGGGTAGATAATTTGTGTAATTCAATAGATGGGAAACTTAGTTAGGATAAAACAAATTGACAAACCCGAACTTTCTGGTTACATAAAGGAGGTCGGGGATGTTAGTTATTATCTAGGCTCAAATCCATCTGGGTTTATTTCTTCAGTAGTTCAAGACGCTAGCTTTCAGCAGCTGACGGTTGATCTCTCTACCTTAAGCGGTAATTTATATACTAATTTAGCCGCTACTGGGGCTACTCTTACCTATAGCTTAAGCTCTACTGGAAATATTTTAGATGTTAAGATTAATAATTTAAGCGGTTATGTTGAAATATCTAATGTAAAAATTGCTGCTGTTTCTGGTGATGTTGATTACGCTAAGTATTTAGCTACTGGATTAGACTATTCTAGCAACGTTACTATTTCTGGAAATATTATTAGCACTAGCGGGTATGCTAGTGGTATAAGTGGGTTCTTAGACTCAAAGATATCAACAACAAGCGGAAGTTTATCTTCTAGAATCACTTCTCTAGAAGGAGTTTTTGTTGCTAGTGGCGGGAACTTTATAGATATATACTCCAACAACCAAACGGTAATAGGGGAAAAAAATTTCAACGGTAAAACTAGTTTTAAATTAATTAATATTGTGCCGGTTTCTGGAGACTACTCTAATCCTGGCGGATTAAATAATTATTTATATACACAATTCATAGATAACAATATTTTTTATGTTAGCGGATTAGGATATAGAACTGGAGATTTTTTCATAACGAAAGTTATGTATCCAAACAACGAAGAGTGTATAATCTCTTCGAATATTTATACAGGAAATTATTAATATGTCTACAGTATATGGAACTTATGATTCTACTTCAAAAAATTGTGTTTTATTGTACGATTTTTCAGCTGGATCTTACGATGGCGAGCCAACAACTAATTTATTTTATCAACCACCGGGATTCGTTCAGTATTCTGGCACATATTATAACTCTGACTCTTATTGTGGCGGCGGAAAATATAGAACATTTATTCATACCCAAAACCCTGTTCTTTTTCCAGCAGGCTCTCAAAAGATAACTGGGTATGCAGAATTCACTAGAACAAGTGGCTCAAATGATCAAGGATCTCCTGGATATTTAACATTAAATACTAGCGGATTTTCTGATTTTTATTATTGCGACACTGCTGAGTCTAGCGCTGGAAATGCTAAAATTTTTTACGAAGGTTTTGATCTTAGCCCGTTTTCTTACGACACAGGAAGAGCATTCTTCAAGCTAGACTATTATCAAAATTTAAATAATCAAGGAACATTTTCTGATAATGCTGCTGGGGCTTATTTGGCATCTGATTCTATTTATAAATACAACTATCAATCTGGAAAATTTGAGATTAATGCAAATGTAGGAAACAAACACGGTTTTAATATTAAAATAACAAGGGGAGAAACTTACACTGTTTCTACTGACGTTTTCATTTCCACAGGACACCCAAGAACTGGATTGGTTCCTGTTCTTAGTTTAACTCCAAATTTAACTGGAACTTTTGCTACTCTTTCTGGAGCGTATGATTGCAATCAAAAAGGAACTTGGCAAAGTATAAAGCAAAAAATATTTGTCCCGTCTGCAATTAATACTGTATCTCCAAATCCAACTTATTATGAAGTTACAGTAGCGGCAAAAACTGCCCAACACCCTTATTTCACTTCTGGTTCAAATTACGGATTCGTAGTTGGAAATACTCAAGGTAGAACTCTTAATTTATACAAAGGAGGAACTTATGTATTTGTGCAATCTAACGATACAAATATTGATAACGAGCTATACGTATCAACAAGCCCAGACGCTGGAGCTGGATCTAACGCTTATGCTAATGGGTTTTCTTATTATGGAAATAAAGGGTTCGATGGATATGCTGTATTTAATGTGCCGTATAATGCTCCTTCTATTCTTTATTATAATTCAAGAGCTCAATCTAGCTCTTATGTTGGTGGAAAAATAAATGTAGTTGGCGGATACAATTCAGGCAACACAGGCAACACTGGAAACGTAGGCTCTTCTGGATCAGCAGGAAGCGCTGGATCAAGCGGCACGGTTTTAACTTCAGAGTCTTATTCTGTTTGTTTTGATCCTACAAGAGGAGTGTTTAACTCTTCTCAAGGAAATCTAAGCGGAGGATACATTCTTTATAAGAACATGCAATTTGAGAAAAACAAAAAGATGTTCAAAGGCACAATTCATAAAAGTCAATTTACTTCTACAACTAGATCTGATCTTGCAACTTGCATTGACTTAACCGGAAGAAGCAACAATTCTAACTTTGTTAATGCTAATTACGATGCTAATGGTTATTTATTTTTTTCTAAAAGGCAAAATGTTGGAGATGGCGGATTTTTAGACATTAATCTTAAATACGATAAAGCAAAGCAATTTTTAATTGGCAGCGCCAAAACTCAAACTTATGATTTTTGGTTTAAGCAAACTAGCATATCTAATACTAGAGCGTTTTTATTTTCGAGAGCTTCTTCTTTATCAAATGACTTATTTATAGAAAATGAAGGCTACCCACAATTAATATATATCCAAGATAAAAGAATTTACTTCTTCTTCACTTCTTCTGTTAATAGATCTTTTGCTGGCTATTCTGCTCAGGTAATAGAACCGAATGTATTGTATAATGTTAGCGTTTCTTTGAATTTTAATGCTGTAGTTGGAGAAAAAATAAATATATATGTAAATGGCCAGCGAACTGCATCAACTGTTCTTTCTATCGTTGACGCTCCTGAAAATTTAAATTTTGCAAACGTGACTTCTGCTACTCAAATTGTTGGCAATTCGTCTGTTGTTTCTGAAAGAGGCTTCAATAGCAATTCGAATCAATTTTATTGCATATCTTCTTACGATAGTAATGGAGAGTCTAGAGCTTCGGAGCCGATTTCAGTTCCAACAAGCACTGTAAAAAAATCAATACAACTTTCTTGGCGCGCAGCAGAAGGAGCAATAGGATATTATATTTATAGATCCAAGTCTTCATCATTCGGGGCTTCTTCATTACTAGCTGATATAAGCAGTGGAAAAATACTCTCTTTTACTGATGAAAATTTTCCTACCAGAGCAGGAGCACCAAAACAAGTTGCTGCTTATTCTTATTTTTACGACCCTAATACTTTGAACCTTGTTGACGATTCTTCAGCTAAGGTTTGCTTTGGAGATTATCCAACTACCAATGCGGTTCCTCATTATTTTGAAGGATACATCTATCGAATTGGAATATATAATACAAGCATTAGTGATAAACAAGCTTTTAGGAATTATAATTCTTTGCTTTATAAATATGTTTCTGGAAATCCTTATTTATCTAGAGAGGTATTCAGGCCAAGAAGTGTAATCTATAAAAAGGTGCAAAATTAATTTATGGCTATAACAAGGTATGCGGGAGATAGATTTTATGGTTTAGACGCAGAAAAAAACTCTCTGTTATCTAAGGTCATTGATGGAGCAATATATAATGCTTCAGATAGTCTATTTCAATATGTCAAGATTAATGGATCTTGGGTATTGTCGTCTGGAGGATCTGGATCTGGGTCTAGCGGATCGTCTGGTTCTAGAGGATCTAGTGGTTCGTCTGGTAGTAGTGGGTCATCTGGCTCTAGCGGATCTAGTGGGTCATCTGGGTCTAGCGGTTCATCTGGGTCTAGCGGTTCATCTGGGTCTAGTGGGTCATCTGGGTCTAGCGGTTCATCTGGGTCTAGCGGTTCATCTGGCTCTAGTGGGTCATCTGGGTCTAGCGGATCATCTGGGTCTAGCGGTTCATCTGGCTCTAGTGGGTCATCTGGGTCTAGCGGATCTAGTGGGTCATCTGGGTCTAGCGGTTCATCTGGCTCTAGCGGTTCATCTGGGTCATCTGGATCTAGCGGAGCTGCTGGAGGTGTTAGATATAATTTTTCAAATAGTACTGTAGACTCCGATCCGGGTAGTGGAATCTTAAGATACGATAATGCTTCTCCCGCAGGCATAGATTTCATATTCATAGATAACGTTGACCAATTGGGAAATTCTCAAACAGCGTGGTTTGACACTTGGAGTAATGGTATTACGTCGACTGATCACGGCACGATAACTATTTACAGTAGAGATTCGGGAAATGTAGTTAACCAATTTACGGTCTACAACGTTTACGTCAGTTCCGGATATTATAGGATATACGTTAGCCATATTGCAGGCGCTATACCTAGCAATGGGGCATTGTTAGCTGTAAGTTTTTCTAAGACTGGAAATAGTGGATCTAGCGGATCTAGTGGGTCTTCTGGCTCTAGCGGATCATCCGGTTCTAGCGGATCATCTGGCTCTAGCGGTTCATCTGGGTCATCTGGCTCTAGCGGATCATCTGGGTCATCTGGCTCTAGCGGATCTTCAGGCGCTAATGGAACTCCAGGAGGACCAGGGTCTAGTGGTTCATCGGGAGTCACTGGATCTGGAGGATCTCCAGGAGGACCAGGGTCATCTGGATCTAGCGGATCTAGTGGGTCTTCTGGCTCTAGCGGATCATCCGGTTCTAGCGGATCATCCGGTTCTAGCGGATCATCTGGCTCTAGCGGTTCATCTGGGTCATCTGGCTCTAGCGGATCATCTGGGTCATCTGGCTCTAGCGGATCTAGTGGGTCTTCTGGCTCTAGCGGATCATCCGGTTCTAGCGGATCATCTGGCTCTAGCGGATCATCCGGTTCTAGCGGATCATCTGGCTCTAGCGGATCTTCAGGCGCTAATGGAGCGACAGGCCCAACTGGTCCAACTGGCCCTACAGGATCAACTGGCGGAACTGGATCTAGCGGTTCGTCTGGGTCATCTGGAACTAGCGTTGCCGTTTCTGGATCATCAGGTTACCTAGTTAGATTCACAAGCGCTACCACGATAGGAAATTCTTCTGTAGCTTTTGATAATGGATCCAATATTGGTATAGGTACAACAGTTCCTGCTTATAAATTACATGTTGCGGGACCAGGCTTTATTGGTAGACAAAATAGCTATGGTGCTTATGATGCCGCTGATGCTGATTTAATAATATCAAATTATAATAGTGATAATACATCAATATTACTTTTTAATAATGCTGGTGCTTACCACTCTAGTTTAATAAATTACTATAATAATATTCTTTCTTTAGGATTAAATAATAGCAATAGTACCAATTCAATATTAACATCAACCGCTATAAACATTACCTCTACTGGTGTTGGTATAGGTACAAGTAGTCCTGCTGCAATATTACAAGTTGAAAATTCTGGAAGAATACTTGGGGTTTTAAGATTGCAAATAACACCACAAACTACATTCTATGACCATACATTTGCAATTGGCACCGATGGAGGAGGCGCTCAAGGATTTATTTATACAAGTGGAACTGGCGGTACATTTCCGCTTGATACATATGGTGAATTAATTTTACAAGCCGGACCAAGAACTGGTTTTAATAATGGTATTAGTTTGGTTACTGGAACAACATCTCCGAGTGTTAAACTAAGAATTGCAGAAGGTGGTAATGTTGGTATAGGAACAACAAGTCCATCTACCAATCTTCATATCGGCGCGACAGCCGCAAGTGGAGGAGCCGGTGGCACTCTAGGAGTATTTTTAAGTCGTGGAGTAACAACAAACTTTTTTGAAGCATTTGATGGTACTAAATCATTTATAGCTGGCGTAGATAATACTCAAGGTTTTGCCAAAGTTGGAACATTATCAAATCATCCAGTTTCAATTACCCAAAATAATGGTAGTGCAATATATATCGATACTAGTAAATACATAGGAATAGGAACAACTAGCCCATCGACTTACTCTTCTCAATTAGCAATAGAAACATCTCAGACAAGAGCAATAATGGCATTCAATACTGCATTAGCTGATGCAGGAACACTGTATGGGTTGGGCTTCGGTTATGCAATGAGCAATTACAACAGTGCTTATATAAGTTTTTATAAAGCTGGTGTTAGTAGCACTTCTAATCGTTTATCTTTTAGCTTATGGAATAAAGATGACATCTTAAATATAAATGGTGCCGGGAATGTTGGCGTAGGAGTGACTGTTCCTTCAAGCAAATTTCATGTAAATTCAACAACAGCAGGAGAAACGATAATTAGAGCAGATGGCACAAATGGGACATTGTTTTCTGTAGTCGATGATTTGAGCGACTCTTTGATGTCAGTAAATAACTCAGCGGGGCTTCCTGTGATGGAAGTTTTTGCAGACGATAGAGTAGTGATGGGGCAATATGGCAGCGGAGATTTTGTATTAAAAAACAACAAGGTAGGAATTGGCCAAAGCAATCCTTTATATACTCTTGATGTTTCTGGAACTATTAGATTTACTGGGATCTCTCCGAGCTCTAGCACCAATTGCTTAGTAATAGACTCGGATGGGGCCGTAAAGACAAAAATAAACGCTGCAAGTTCTGGATCTTCTGGCTCTAGCGGTTCATCTGGCTCTAGCGGATCTTCAGGCGCTAATGGAACTCCAGGAGGACCAGGGTCATCTGGATCTAGCGGTTCATCTGGCTCTAGCGGTTCATCTGGCTCTAGCGGATCTTCAGGCGCTAATGGAACTCCAGGAGGACCAGGGTCATCTGGATCTAGCGGTTCATCTGGCTCTAGCGGATCTTCAGGCGCTAATGGAACTCCAGGAGGACCAGGGTCATCTGGATCTAGCGGTTCATCTGGATCTAGCGGTTCATCTGGCTCTAGCGGATCTTCAGGCGCTAATGGAACTCCAGGAGGACCAGGGTCATCTGGATCTAGCGGTTCATCTGGCACTAGTGGATCTTCTGGTTCCTCAGGCACAAGCGTAGCAGTTTCTGGATCATCAGGTTACCTAGTCAGATTCACAAGTGCTACCACAATAGGAAATTCTTCTGTAGCCTTCGACAATGGGTCTAACATTGGAATAGGAACAGTAACTCCTACTGCTAAATTGCATGTATACAATGGATCATCTCATTTTGAAGCAACAAGCACTGGTGCTGCCGTAATATCTTCTGGACTATACGCATTACAAATTGGGCCGCTTCACGACAGACTTGCAACGGCAGGAACATACTATGGAGGCATAGCGTTTAATCATTTATTAAATTTTGTAGGAGCGACGACTTGGAACGTCGCACCTCAAGCTTGGATAGGAACTAGACTACAAGACACTGCGGGTTCAGAAAGAGACTATCTAGTATTCGCAACAAAACCAGGCACTGGTACTTCAGGAGCAGGTAATGATATTCCAATAGAAAGAATGTGTATTGATTATAATGGTGCTGTTGGCATAGGCACAACAACTCCTGGTTATAAATTAGATGTAAATGGAAATAGCGCTTTCAGAGATACTGTTAATTTTGGCCCAAGTGTAGGAATAATTTCATGGGGTTCTATGGGTGGTGGAACTGGATTTGGAATTAGAGGAGAGAGCGGAAGAGGATTTAGTTTGGGAGCTAATGGAAGTTGGGATTATTTAGTTATAAATACAGCGGGCAACGTAGGCATAGGTCAAACAAGCCCAGCTAGATTGCTAGAAGTAAAAGGCACCACTACTCCTCCTTTAAGATTAAATACTACTATTGGAAATTGTGCGATTGAATTTTTGACCTCTTCTAGCACTTATAGTTGGTTAGTCGGAGCTCAATACACTGCGAGTAATTTATTTGAAATTACACCTTCGACAGCGGCTGCTGGGACAACATTTAGCACTCCTGCCTTAGCAATAAAATCAGATGGAAACGTAGGAATAGGAACAATTACTGCGTCAGCAAAACTTCACTTAAGTTCTACGGTAGCTGGCGCAACATTAGTCAGAGCAGACGGGACAAACGGGACACTCTTTTCTGTAGTTGATGATTTATCAGATTCTTTAATGTCTGTAAATAATAGCGCAGGATTGCCAGTAGTGGAAGTCTTCGCTGACGACAGAGTTGTAATGGGTCAGTATGGTAGCGGAGATTTTGTTCTTAAGAATAATAAAGTTGGAATCGGCCAAAGTAATCCTCTCTATACTTTAGATGTTTCTGGTACAATTCGTTTTACTGGTATAGCAGCTAGCGCAAGCACTAACTGTTTAGTGATAGATGGAGATGGAGCCGTAAAGACAAAAGTTAATGCGGCAAGCTCTGGCTCATCTGGGACTAGCGGAACCAGCGGGACTAGTGGATCTTCAGGCGCTAACGGAGCGACAGGTCCAACTGGTCCGACTGGCCCTACAGGATCAACTGGCGGAACTGGATCTAGCGGATCTTCAGGCGCTAATGGAGGAACAGGCCCAACTGGTCCAACTGGTCCAACTGGCCCTACGGGATCAACTGGCGGGACTGGATCTAGCGGTTCATCTGGAACTAGCGTAGCAGTTTCTGGATCATCAGGTTATTTAGTTCGCTTTACCGGAGCAACAACTATAGGCAACTCATCAGTTGCTTATGATAACGGAACTAATATAGGTATAGGGACTGTAAGCCCTAAACAATTACTACATATAAACGGCAATATATTATTAGATGGTCTTGATAATGGATATACACAAAGCGCTACTAGAGGTATAGGGTATGGATCTGGTAATGGAGCGGTAAGTGTAGATGGATTTTCAGGAATGGATATCCAGAGTGTAAGCGTTGGCGGAAATTATAGTCAAAATGTAAGATTTTGGGCACATCATTATGCTACAGGTACAGGCGGTACGCCAAGAATGTTTATTCAATATAATGGAAATGTTGGTATAGGCACAGTAACTCCTGCTGAAAAATTAGATGTATCAGGATCGATCATCGCAAATAGTATAGCATCTACAGATTATACAAGACAACTATTCCCAAGTGGAGGTTATTTTTATGCAGGTGGCGCTCAAACAGGTGCAATAAAAATTAAATTGCCAGCAAATACCAAGTCGACATTTCCGATGTTGAGTTTCACATGTCATATTTACAATTATTCAACAGGAACATCAAGAACGTTTAAAATTGGCGGTCATTTTTCAACCGCAAGTTGGTATAATCAATTCGCATATTGTCTAACTGAAAGTGGTACTAATTTAAATGTAAGATGGGGATTTGAAGGAACATCTATTTGCGTATGGATTGGCGAAACTAATAGTGGTTGGTCGTATCCTAATGTATTTATCACAGATTTTCAAAATGGATATGGTTCCATAAGTAATATTTGGATGACTGGTTGGACTGTATCATTAGCAACAGCATTTGATACGATTACAAATGGTCCAACTGCCGCAGGATATTTTTGGAATCAAAATAATGACGGTGCCGGTTCAGGGTTAGATGCAGATTTGTTAGATGGATATAATTCAGCTACCGCGAATACTGCAAATACAATTGTTTTGAGAGATGCTTCGGGTAATTTTTCAGCAGGAACGATCACTGCATCTGTAGTAGTAGCAGGGACACTAACAGAATCTTCTTCTATACGTTACAAAGAAAACATAGAAACAATAACCGAACCAACATTAGATAAATTAAATAATATCCGCCCCGTAACATATAATAAAAAAGACAATAAAGACAAAAAAGAATACGGTTTAATTGCAGAAGAGCTATACGAAATATTCCCAGAACTAATTAACAAAAATCAAGACGGCGAAATTGAATCGGTTAATTACTCTAGGTTAACTGTGTTATTAATAAAGGCTGTCAAAGAACTAAAAGAAGAAATAGAAATACTAAAGAACAAATAAAAATTTATGGCAAGTTTACAAGGAACAACGGTTAATAATTACCTACGAACATTAGAGCAAGTAAGAGCTATGGGCTGGTATGGAACTCCTACAGGAACTTCTTATACTGCCCTTGGAGCAGAACTTGGCGTCTCTGGCGGCGAAGCATATTTGCTTTGCTACAATAGAGATACTAGCGCATATGGCGTATTAAATATAGCTGGCAGCGCGTCTAACTTAAGAATATCTGGATCGGTTTTTAATTTACAAACAGGCTCTTTACAGCAAGCAGGCAACCAAGTCCTCCACGCTGGTAACGTCGCGACTTACGCCCTGCCGATAGGTGGAGGGACGTTGACTGGCGCTCTTAACGGAACCTCTGCGGCGTTTAGCGGAGCTGTTTCAGGAGCTTCATTGAGCATCTCAGGCGCAAGTTCTTTAAACAGGATAAATTTAAATTCAGCGACAAACGCCATTATACAGTACAGATCCCCAGGTCAAGGAACATCAACTCTAAACTTCCCTTTTTATAATAATGTAAGTAATGGGTCTATCTGTATAGAAATGGCAGATAACGACACTGGTGGACTAATGATCGACAATGAAGGTGTCACTGTTTATGGAGCTGGGGATATAGGAGAGGTTTTTAGAGTTATAGATGAAGATGTCTATCAATCGAATAGTAATATAACATTATCAAGAACATTCTGGATAAATCAAGGTCTAAACGGAGGAGGTGGAATACTTGGGGCCTTTACAATATCCGGCAACACAGCCATTCACGCTGGTAACGTCGCAACGTATGCCCTTCCGATTGGAGGAGGAACACTCACTGGCGGACTTAGCGGAACTACAGGTTCTTTTTCAGGTGATTTATCTATCGCAGGATATTATCAAATAAGAGGTGGTGACCCTACGATTACATTTAGAGACACAAATAACAGAACGGCGTATATACATGTTAATAACGATATTTTTTATGTGTTAAGTGGCCCAGCGGATTCTGCTTTCGGTAATTGGGGTACAGTTGCTAATGGCAGATGGCCTATGGAGCTTAATATATCAAATAATAATGCTACTTTTGGCGCAGACGTAAATGCAATTAGTTTTACTGGAGCAGGAACAGGTTTAACAGGAACCGCATCTAGTTTAAGTATCGGAGGTAATTCTGCTAATGTTAATATTTCTAATTTAGCCACACAACAAGTAAGTATATCTTTAGCTGCTGGTTCTTGGTACACAATCGCCGCCAATGATAGCAATAGAGCTTCTGCAAAATTCACTATTACAGACACATCAAGCGGCTTACATCAAGCTATACATTTTTATGCTACCGCTCATTACGGAACTGATTCAGGGGCAAAAATATCAGTAATAAGTAATACTTACTATGGTGGCCCTCCTGTTAGTGCAATAAAAATAATGAAAGGAAGCACCTATGATGGAGCTATGGTTCAAATATATGCTATGAGCGCATGCGCTTTAACTGTTTCTATATATGATAATCAACAATCTAGCGGATGGGTAATTAAGAGCGGTGTGGTGTCTACTACAAATCCTGGAACTGTAGCGGCTTTTGCTTCTTTGACTACGATAGCGGCGGCGGTTGATTTAAGTGCCGCAAAATCATTTAGTGTGTCTGATGAAATTTATATTGGTGGAGCAACAACTCAGTATAAAGCTTTACATACTAATAACTACAACTCATATGCACTGCCGCTGTCGGGTGGAGCTATCACCGGGAACAGCACTTTCTCGGCGGATAACTATCTCACCTTTGGACCCAATTCATCCTGGAGTCGGTATCTACGCATCGGTGGAAATGGGTACACCGCTCCTGTGACTACAACCGCATCAGTTGTTACTACAAACGGCAACCTTCATTTGGATGCAGCCAAGGCAGCGGGTATGGCAATATACCTTAACTGGTATGGTGGTGCTGGTGGAACAATTTTTGGAAATGGATCTGGAACACAAGTAGGTGCGGTAGATAGTGCGGGTAACACTTCGTTCATTGGAACTCTGGCTATCACTGGCGCAATCACTGGCGCTAGCTTTTCGGGTGCTGGTACAGGCCTCACTGGTACTGCTGCTAGTTTAACTGCGGGAGCTGTCCCGTGGTCAGGCATTACCAGCAAACCGACTACTCTAGCTGGGTTTGGTATCACCGATGCAGCAGCAATAAATGGTGCAAGTAATCAGACTTTTAGTGCCAGTGCAATTTATCAATACGAGTGGCTAAGAATTATGACGGATGCAGGTATTTACTGGCAATCTGGAACATATGCTGGTTGGCACATATATCCTCAAGCTGCCTGGGGGATGAGTTTAAGATCTGCAAGCACTGATTGTGGATTACAGCTTAGAAGAAGTGATAACACGCTTCTAGGCAGTCTGTATTCAGACGGAACAAGTATAGGGTTTTTAAACGCTTCAAATGGATGGGGAGCTTCTTTTACAATTGCAGGAGCAATGAACAGAGGTTCTGTTCCCGGTTCATTGGTTACGGGTAATATATCTGGCAACGCAGGTTCGGCCACAAACGTCTCATGGTCGGGTATCACCAGCAAACCAACTACGTTGTCTGGATTTGGAATCACCGACGCCCTGCCATTGGCTGGGGGGGCGTTGACCGGAACTGTGTCTATTGATACCTCCGGTACAGGGGTTAACAGTACGGTGGCCATAAAGCGGAGCGGTCAAGGTGTTGTTAACTTTGGATCGTATGCTGGATCTTGGAGATCCGCGTTGCAGATTCAAAGTAACGCTAACGACAGGATGCTGTTCTTTGTCCCTCCTGAGGCTGATTACCAGTACGGCGTAATTCGATCCATTAACGGAGGGTTGAAAATTGATGTCGGAGGAACAACAGGAAACGGCGGGGGTAACGCGATAAGCATTGAAACTTCTGGTGCTGTCTCGATGCCAGGGACGTTGAACGTGGTTGGCGCGGTTACGCAGAACGGCAACCAAGTCCTCCACGCTGGTAACTACATCGGTTCCTACATTGCCAATGAAACCAGTTACACGACTGCAATCAACGCAAGTGGGTATACTTGGATTCGCATACCTTACGCTAGTGGGTACTCATTTAATGATGGGCAGAGTCCAGTTGAGTTTTACGTAACACGCAGTATTTTTGCTAACGGCAGCACCCCATACGGTGGACCGACAGCAAAGTTCATCATCCAGAGCAATGAGTGGCACAACGGTCAACAGATGGGGACAGTCCAGTATGGTGAGCGCGGAGACAGCGCAAGCTTAGGTGCAGCGAACTGGATAACGCATGCTAAGGTAACAAACTTGGCTGGAGGCGGGTACTGGATGTACCTGCGGCTCAAAACAGGCACAGCAGCCGGTGTTACATACTACATCCGAAGGTCCGCAGTCGGCGGTCAGGGACTTAACGCCTCTGAAATTGAAGTAACAACTGACCCCGGTGGCGCGGCTACACTTTATTACGGGTTCAACCTGATCTCAGCGGGTAATGAGGCGAGGTTTTATCGCGATGGAAATCAGGTGCTAGACGCTGGTAACTACACCAGCTACCCAGACGCCACTAAGTTACCATTGGCTGGAGGCACACTCACAGGTTCATTATTTCTTTCGTCAGTGACTGCCGGCACAAGCACAACTTGTTTAGTTCTAGAGTCTAACGGAGAAGTTAGAACAAAAGTAAACGCTGCAAGCTCTGGCTCGTCTGGTTCATCTGGAGCAAACGGCGGCGCAGGCGGAGCTGGACCTCCAGGGCCTCCCGGAGGAGCTGGAGGAACTGGATCTAGCGGATCTAGCGGTTCATCTGGAGCAAACGGCGGCCCAGGAGGACCAGGAGGAACTGGATCTAGCGGATCTAGCGGTTCATCTGGAGCAAACGGCGGCCCAGGAGGACCAGGAGGACCAGGAGGAACTGGATCTAGCGGATCTAGCGGTTCATCTGGAGCAAACGGCGGCCCAGGAGGAGTTGGGCCTCCCGGGCCTCCCGGGTCTCCCGGGAGTGGAACCTCTGGTTCTTCTGGCTCAAGCACAGCAAGTGCATTAGTTGCAGCAAATAGTTATACAGTCGCGGAATTAAACGTCTCGACTTCGGCTTATCCTTCGCTATATGTAACATCTACTGGAGGCGCGGCATCAATAAGGCTTTTAGCGTATTCAAGTTCAAATTATATACAATCAGCGACTTCCGCAGGCTCTGGTAGTGCTGACCTGATTTTTAGTAGTGGAGGAGCCGCTAGTGAGTGGATGCGTATACTAGGAACTAACGGTAACATTGGCATAAAAACTGCAAGCCCTGGGTATCATTTAGATGTAAATGGAAACGTCCACGCAGTATCTCATCCAACCTCTTCAGATGTTAGATTTAAAAAGAATATTAAGCCAATAGAAAATGCTCTTTCTAAAGTACTAAAATTAAGAGGAGTAAAATACGAATGGAATGAATTCATAAACAACACAAGAGACGGATACGATTTAAATTCTCCTATCATTGGGTTCATTGCTCAAGAATTGGAACTCATCGTGCCCGAATTGGTCTCTAAATGGAAACTTAACGAAGACTGCCAAGACGCAAGAGCTGTAGATTACCCAAGAGTTGTTGTCTTATTAACAGAAGCTATAAAAGAACAGCAAGCACAAATAAATGACTTAAAAACAAGAATTTCTATTTTAGAAAATAAATAAAAAAATCTCTATAATAAAAAAACAAACGCTCAATTAATGACACCCGTATTGTGAGATTTGAGTTTTTTAAAGTGTAAAGATATGTATGTCCGTTCAGCATGCCAACCGAGGAGTAGTAAAAAAAGATTTACAGTTATATTATAACCGTGAATTTCCTAAAAGCTTTAGAGGACAAGCTACTACAAATATTGCATATGCTACCAACAGTTTTTTAAATTCAAATGGTAATTGGTGGGTGAATTCTGGAAATACTGTTTTTAATGATAATGATACAACTATTGATAAACCAGTAATATTAAATGTAGATACTTCAAATTTAAGAATATTTAGTTCAACTGTTACGGTAGTTGGAAATCAACAATTAGGTTCATCAATTATTCCCATTTCAGGAAGCACTCAATATTCGATGTCTATTTATTATTGGTTTAGTGGAGGGTCCATGCAAGTACCGCCTTATGTAAGAACGAATATTAACAATAATGACTTGGCGTATTTTGGATATAATGGAGATACAAATTATTTAAATTGGCCGAGAAGAACTTGGATACGATTAACTGCAACATTTACTACTCAAGCTAATGAAACAGGAGTGTATATGAGTAGTTATACAGGTGATACTGCTGGTGAAAAACTTGCGTATTTTGGTTATCAAATTGAACAAAAAGCTTATGTTACTCCATTAGTTTTAGGAAGTAGAACAGCTAATACTGTTGCTGGTGGTGGTGGTTTGTTGGATATGAGTGGAAATAATGTTAATGTAAGTTTATCAAATGTTGCATTTGATTCTGGTGGTTATTATTTTACTACAGCGGGGAGCAATTATATAAATACAGGAATAACAACATTACCAAGTAATACTCAATTAACAATTGATGTGTGGACAAAACCTACAAGTACGTCGCAAACTAAAACTTTAGTATCTAAATGGGGGTCTGGTAGTCAGTCAAATTTTTGTTTTTTATTATTTTTAAATTGGTTTGCTCAAGGAAATATTTATTTTCTGGTGGGGAATTCTGCTGGAACTAATTATAGCCTACATTCTATCGCTCATAATTTATCTACATCTGTTTATATCAATTATACAGTAGTATACGATAACGGATATGTTTCTTGGTATAGAAATGGAGTTTTTATTCAAACTGATACTAATGGCAGTCCGTTATTAAAATCAGTTACAACTGCTATTACAATAGGCGCAGATTTTGATGGAGGAAATCCAGATACATTGACGAGAAGTTATGATGGAACAATTCCAAATGTAAGATTGTATAGTAGACCATTAACTGCCGCAGAAGTATTGCAAAATTTCAATGCAACCCGTACAACTTATGGATTATAAAATATGAGTACAGTAAATAATGGGCCGCAAATAGTTAGGAGTGGATTGGTTTTAGATTTGGATGCTTCTTATATGAGAAGTTATAGTCCAAATGTTATGCCTAATCCTACCAATATTTTTGCTTGGTCTGGAACTGGTAATAATAACTGCACTCTTTCTGGAGATACTACCATAACTAGACAATATGGTTCAATACCTTTAAAAATGGTAATGACTGGAACTGATCCTTATGTTGGAAGTTATAATAGTTCTATTTGGAATTTAGCTCCAGCAGCGTCTGGACAAACTTGGACTCTTAGTTTTTATGCCAAAGGAAGTGAAACATTAACTGGAAATTGTTATATCTTTGGAGCGAATTCTGGAGGAGTATATATTGAAGCTGCTGCTACATCTTTTACTGTAACAACTAGTTGGCAAAGATTTACGTTTACGACTACACTTGGCAATGCTTCTACGGCTTTTATTCAAATGAGATTTGGCGGATCAAGTGGACAAGTTGGAAAAACAATTTGGTGGGACGGTGTCCAATTAGAAAGAGCTTCCGCCGCAACAAATTTTAATCCATATTATTTTGGAAATACGAGTTGGAGGGATGTTAGCAGCAGCGGTAATATATTTAATTCAACCCTCTATACATATCCAAGTTTTGTGCAAAGTGGCTCACAATCTTATTTTTCATTTATAAATAATGGAACAATACAAAATAATATTTATTGTTATTCTACAGGATTAGTTACTGCCACAAGTACGCAGACACAATATACAAGATTGGGGTGGTTTTATCTGACATCATACAGTGACGCATGGAGTCCTATATTTCAAAATGTAATAGGAAATAATAGTGATATGGGATTAACTGTATATAGTAACGGCACTATTCATTTTAGACAATATACAAATTCTATAACTGGAGGAACAGCTTCACAAGATTATGGTGTTTCTTCAGATGGAACTGTATTAATTAACAGATGGAATTTTGCTGCTATTGTGGTAAACAGAACTGGTAATCAGGTGTCATTTTATATTAATGGAAATTTTGATAGTACAAAAGCTATAAATGTTATAGGAAATTCTAATTCAAATGAAATGTTAATAGGTGGTGTTTATGCAGATTCTTATTCTGGAGCTAGAATGTTTAAAGGTAGAATTGCGAGTGTGTGTCATTATAACAGATTATTAACGGCGGCTGAAGTATCTCAAAATTACGAAGCAACAAAAACAAGATTCGGATTATAATATATGTCAAAAATATACTCTCCAAAAATCGTGCAAGATAGTTTAGTGATGTGTTTAGATGCATCAAATAATAAATCATATCCAACTGATTTGCCTGTAAAAAATGGATTGTTGGTTTGGTTAGATGCTGCCGATGATACAACTTTTAGTTATAGTTCAGGAACTGTAGTGAGTCAATGGAGAGATAAAAGCGGATTAAATAATCATGTAAGTCAAGCCACAGTAGCAAATCAACCAAGTAGAAGTACAATAAAAAATAGCAGAAAAACTCTTGTTTTTGATGGGTCAAATGATACTTTATTTAATGCAGGGAATGTATTTCCATCAAATACAACCGACTATACAAAAATAGCAGTCGTATATCAAACTTCAACATCTACTACTGGAAACATAATAAGTAGTAAAACAGATACATCTGGAACTAATAATGCTCATGCATTTTATTTCGGCAATAGTACTTTTATACAATTATGGCATAACAGTACATTTGTTACTTCTCCAAATGCGTTAGCTATAAATACTTTAGGAGTTATATCTGGAACTTATATAAATTCATCTGGTTTGGGATCTTTATATGTAAATGGAACAGCTTCTGGTACGGGAACGACTGCCAGTAGAAATATAGTAAGAGATATACAAATTGGCGCAATTATTGATAGTAGTTTTTTTACAGGAGAAATTTGTGAAGTATTAGTATTTAGTAGAGTTTTATCAGCTACAGAATTAAAACAAGTCCACACATATCTTGGACAAAAATGGGGTATATCTAATACTGATAGAAGTATAGTTGATTTGAGTAACAATAATAATAATGGATTATTTGGCAATGGAACTGTGGCAAATATGCCAGATTATGATTTTTATAACAAAGGAGCTTTTAAATTTAATGGAACTTCCGATTTTGTTAAAGTAGGACCGAACTCTTCATTACAAGTAAATAATGTAACAATAGCGGCTTTTTTTAAAACAGTAAATAATGGTCAAGGTGTTCAATTTATAGCTGGATATGGCGACACTGGAATTGCTGGATATTGGCTAGGAACTAGTGGCGGCCCGATAAGATTTTCTATAGGTGGCGGATCAGGAAATTATTTACAACAAAGTTCTGGCGTCACTCCGAATAATGATCAAATTTATTATGTAGTAGGAACTTATGACGGCGCAAATCAAAGAGTTTATGTGGATGGAGTTTTGCAATATTCAGCGACTACAGTCACTGGTAATATATCTTATGCTGGCTTAACAGATGGATTTTTATTGGGTCAAGTGCAAGGATTTTCTGCTGCTAGATATTTAACGGGTAACATTTATAATGTTTCTGTTTATAGTCGAGCTTTATCTCAAGCTGAAATAAGTCAAAATTACGAAGCTCTAAAGTCAAAATTTGCAAATACAATTGTACAACAAGGATTAGTATTAAATCTTGATGCTGGTAATCCATATGGTTATGCAGGAGCAGGTACGGTTTGGTATGATGTTAGCGGAAATGCAATAGATGCATCTGCTACTGGAAATATTAATTATAGTAAGTTATATAATGGAGTATTTTCAGTTTATCCATCAGTTAATAGTTACTTTGCCACATCAACAGTGTCTGCTTTAAATTTAGGATCATCTTCTTTTTCAATAGAAGCTTGGGTTTATTTTGATGCTTCAGTTGCGTCAGATGACGTATATAGAGGAGTAATGAGTTTGGGTACAAATTCAAGTAATTACGTTTACATATCAAAATGGAGATCTGGTTTATATTCTGGTTTGTATGTTCAATATATTGCTGCGGGTGGCACAGTAACAGGAGTTTATCAAGCTAATGATTATAATCCAGTTTCAAGATGGACACACGTTGTTGCGACAAAATCTTCAAATGTTTTATATTTTTATGTTAATGGAGTTTTATATTCAACTGCAAGTAATTTAAATACGACATTTACAGGTAATAGTTATGTTCTTATTGCTAATGCTCATGCAGGAGTAGGAACTTTAAATGGTTACGTTGGGGAATCAAGAGTTTATAACACTTCATTATCTGCCGCTCAAGTTTTACAAAATTACAATGCTACAAAAGGAAGATTTGGATTATAACGCTCAAATCATTTTAAACAGTGTAATAAATTTCATATAATAACAAAACTATGAGCGAAGACATGCAACTAAAGTGGAAAGTAACAGCAATGGACTGCTACCCTGAGTTCAGCGGCGCAACCGATTATGTGTTTAACGTCCACTGGGACTGCTTGTCTTATTATAACGGCGTAAGCGGCGGGCCATACTATGGTAGAGTTTATAGCGTAACTAGCATTCCAGCCGCTCCTGGGCCAGCCACGCCTTACCTTGACTTGCAGGAAAATCAAGTGTTAGATTGGGTTTATTCGGTTTTTCAATCTGGAGATAAAGAAAGATTTGAAAACTCATCAATTCAACAAATAGTTAACCAAATTGCTCCTCCAGTAGTAACTCCTCCAGCTCCTTGGCCCGCAGATATATTTCCAGTTATTGCCCCGTCCATTACAATACAGCCTCAATCTGGCATTTCTTTATGGTCTGGGCAGAATATCTATGTGTCATTAATGGCTGCCGGCCAACCTCTAAATTATCAATGGAGAAAAGATTCTGAAAATCTATCAGGAGTGAATGGAGACGGATTACAAATTTTAAACATACAACTAGATCAAGCTGGGCTCTATGATGTTGTAGTATCGAACTCTTTGGGGTCAGTTACAAGTTCTGGGTGCCAAATTTCTGTCGCTCCTCCAGTTGTTCCAGTGATAGTAGATCAACCAGCGGGAGGAGAAGCCGTTACTGGATCTTCATTTATATTTAATGTAATAGCGACGGGATATCCGACTCCATCTTATCAATGGATGTTTAATAGTTCAGAGATTTCTGGAGCTGTATGGGCAGGATATGATTTACCGAATTTGCAAGAGAATCAAGCCGGAGATTATACGGTTAAAGTATCTAATGCTGCTGGAGAAGTTTTGAGTAATGTTGCTCATTTGAATGTTGTAATTTGAACTTAATAAGAGATTATCTCTGGATAGAGTGTAATAAAAAGCATGGCTTCTTTACTGACATCAGCCCAGAAAACAATATTTAAAAAAGGATTGAATGATTTATTCGATACCTTTAAGCAAGATATTGTAATTTATAAAGACGCTCAGATAGAAATCGTAGATGTTAACAAGCCAAGAATGTATGGCTACAATGAAAGAGTTGACATTTCTAATATCAATTTTGTGCCAGTGACTGGAGTATTTTCAGCACTGGTTAATTTCAATGTTAATCAGAAACAAGCTTACTTGGACGAAGTGGGAAACGTAGTTCCTAAAGGAGACACTTCAATAAAAGTAAAAAGTGACGCTTATGATTTTATAGAAAACGATAGCAACACTTTGAATGTAGGCATTAACGACACTCTATATAAAATAATATCATCAGAATCTTTTAGAAGATATATCACTCCAGACTACTATACTTATTATTTAGAAAGGGTAAGGTAATGACCTTTACTAACATCAAAGTAAATGGAGATTTAATATCTGACGCTTTGGAGAATAAATTTATCCAAAAACAAATAGAAAACTTAATCAAAAACAATTTTGAGTCTCAAAAAATCGAAATGATTCAAGGCTTTTTAAAAGACAAAATTTCTCAAGAGATTGCGAGTCCAGATTTAGGAAACATATCGGGAACTCTTGGAGGTTATGGAGATTTATTTGGTTTTATTGGCTTTTTCGAAGGCTCTTCTCCTATCGAAGAGGTTTCTAAAATATTATTTAGTACAACACAATTAAAATCTATAAGAATAGAAAGGATATTTAATAGAGACGCAAAAGGCAGATTCACGACTGGGCGAACATATAGAAATATAAATATATCATTTTCTGTTCCTGACCTTGATGATTTTGACGAAACTTCTCGAAGCGTTGTTAGAGATTACTCAGGAAGAAACTGGATTAAAGGAGTAGAGAAAGGCATCTCTGGATTTAATAGATACGCAAATTATCCAAGAGGCGAATCTCGTAGAGGCGTAGAATTAGATGGCGTTATAAAAAACCCATCAGTATCTAGGCCTAGACTTTCTAATTACAAACCAAGAGGATACGTGACTCCTTTAATAAAAGAATTCATTAAAAAAATTAGCGGAATATGAAAGCCAATTATCAAAATACTTTAACCAGCAGCTTCCTTTTGTATATAGATCACGAAGTCACAAAAAGAGGCGAGGCTTATACTAATTTGTCTTCTTACTTTTATCCAGTAACTGGAGTGTATAGAAATTACTACACATACGCTGCGCCATATAAACAATTGGTAAGCGACTCTTCTGTAAATGGGCCGACTAAATGTTCTGGGGTATATTTGAATGGCAATTTTATAACTCCTGGCCAAAGCGGGCTAGTTGCTATAAATCACTACGATGGTCAAGTGATTTTTAATGTTAATAGAAACTCTTCTGTAATAAGCGGAAATTATGCTATAAAAGATTACAACGTTTACCTAACAGATAAAACCGAAGACAGAATTCTATTCTATACTAAAATAGAAAACAAGAATAGAAAACCTCAAACGGTAAGAGGATTGCAGGTTAACGAAATAACTTACCCGGCTATCTTTTTAACAATGATCAATTCTAAGAATGATCCATTTGCTTTCGGGGGAGTAGATATGACTAGTTCTTATTTTAGAGCTATTGTTATGTCTGATTCTCAATTTTCTTTAGACGCAGCTTGCGGCATATTAAGAGACTCTTCTCATAATTTTTTCAGACTAATTGATAACAATGATCTAAAAATGAACGCAATGAGTTCCTATACTGGAACTGCTTATAATTATACCGGAATAGCAACCGGAGCGCCAGTGTATATATCTGATGTTAGCGTCTCAAGAGTAGCGGTTAATAAATCTGCTGATTTTGTAGACTTGAATCCAGATGTCTTTTCAGCTTTTGTTGATTTTGATTTAGAGTCAGTAAGAAATCCTCACACAGACGGCGTTGCGTCTTAAAATTATAAAAAATAATTCCAAAGTCAAATTTCTGAGTGTAAAACTAAGTTAGAACTATATAAGGAACATATATGCCAAGAAATAGAGTAATTTACCAAAGCGACGCTGTATATTCAGCACCAACAGGAGAAGCTACGCTCTCTGCGGCAAATCACAGCCTCAGAAGAGTCCAGAGTTGTAACTACAACTTTAGCATTCAACGTCAAGATATTAATCAATTTGGAGAGCTAGCGGCTATTGATAGGTTGATTATTCAAGAGCCTACGGTAGCGGTTGATTTATCTTATTACTTTGAGCCAACAGGGTTCAATGAAAGGCATTTAGGTCTAAGAACCAATGCTGTCACAGGCGTGTCTAGCATTGCAGATCACATGCTAGATTTCATTATAGCTAGCGGAGCTGATTATAATCAAAAAAATATATTTATTATGACTAGTGACGCTGGTATCGATGCCAACGATACTACGGCAATGGCAGTTACATCGAACTACGATGGTATCATTGGTATTGGTAACGCATTCTTAACTTCTTGGTCTCTAGAAGCTGCTGTAGGAGGAATCCCAACAGTAACTTGCGCTCTAGAAGGGCAAAATATAGTATTTACTGGCGGAATTTCAACTTTAGTAGCTCCAAATCCATCTATCGTAAATGGAACTGATCCTGGCACAACAGTCACTTTACCAGCTGGAGCTGGATCGTTTGATGCGACAGCAGAAGTTGCGGCAATAAGACCCGGTGACGTTACATTGTTTTTAGGCACTACTGATACAGACGACAAGCCAATGGTTGGTCTATCTGAGGCTGATTTGAAGATTCAAAGTGCTAGCGTATCATTAACAATCAATCGCGAACCAATCAGAAAACTTGGAAATACATTCGCATTTGCAAGAGAAATAACATTCCCAATTAACTGCACAATGTCTGTAAATGCAGTAGTTGGTGACTTAGCCAATAATAGATTATTTAGTCTTGTTAATAGAGCTTGCGACGATGGTACTAAATATACAGCAATGCTAACTCTAAACGGTTACAAAGGTTCTACTTGCACAGCAAATTTTGCTCAGATTATTCTAAAGGGAGCTAAGTTAGATTCTCAAAATATAACCTCTTCTATAGGACCAAATAAGACTGTCACCTTTGAGCTCTCTGCTCAAATCGGCAAAAACTCTGGATTGCACTTCAGATCTTCGCAAACGAATAATCCATAATTTTAAATTAATGAAACAAACCCTCGCCTTAACTGGCGGGGGTTTTTTATTTTATATTTATTACTATTATTCTTTTATAATAGATAGGAATATGGATAATTTAAAACTAAAAGAGTATGTAAAGTTCCAAATTGATCGGGGCGTTATTTCTCTATACAAAAAATACTTTGAAATGGTTGAAGATTTACACAAAGAACATTTGCTTCTTTTGGAAAAAGTTAAAGACAAAACGTCTGAAGACTTTGTAAAAAACATTGATTATTTTGATACTGATAAATATAATTATATACGCAAAAAGATTTTGGACGCTGGCAACGACACAATAAGAACAATTGATGCCAATCTTAAGTCTGTAAACGTAACTTTAAAATAAATATGAAAGAAAAATGGCTCCACGTTTTTACATTAGATAAAACGCAAAAGGTAAAAGAAACGATTGTTGAAAAAGACGAATCTGGAAACGAAGTGCAGATTACTAAAGAAGTAGAGAAGAAAGTCCCTCAACGTTTTTGTATCTTAAAGCCTACCAGAAAGATACAAGATGATTCTTCTATTTTTTATTCTGTTAAGGTCTCTGAGGCTATTAAACTAGGATTAATAACTAAAGCATTTTTGCTGAGGAAATTTCAAAAGGATGGAGTTCTAGCTTCAGATGACGAGAAGAAGGAATATACGAATAATTATTCTAGAGCTATAATGATAGAGGTAGACGCTGAAAAGATTAAGAATGACTCTAGCCTTTCAGATGCTGAGAAGGATCTTAAGATTGCTAATATTAATGATGACTATAAGTCTTTGAGACAAAAGCTTTTTGATTACGAAAGCGTTCAAAATTCTTTATTTGATAATACGGCAGAAAAGAGAGCTGCGGATTTGCTCAATCTTTGGTTTGTACTAAACTTGCTATATTCAGGAGACGAAGGTTCCGAAACTTGCCTTTTCGGAGATGGAACTTTTGACCAAAGAATGGAAAGGTTGAATCAAATTGAAGACTCTGAAGATCAATTCTTAACTGGAGTTGTTGAAAAGGGAGCCTTCTTGATTGGCCAATTGAATTCAGGCGTTAGCAAGGAAGACCTTGTAACCTAATAGATGTGACAGACACTTATACAAAAATAAATTTACTAAAAAGTTTATACGGAGAAATTTGCTTGGGCTTTTCTGAGTTTGAACATTCAGGAAAGCCTATTTTTATTAGACATTTCACAGAGATAGAAAATGGAATGCTCAATAAGAAAAGAGAAGCATTTCTCAAGGAGGCTGTCGAGAAAGGTTTAGATCAAAAAGAAGACAAGCTAATTTTCTTAATGCGGGAAAATATTTGGGATAGAGAAAATGAAATACGAATAGAATCTCTAAAAAAACAAATATCAGACACTAACTTAATCCTTCAGAATTTGATAGTAAAGAAGCAAATTAATGAAACTAAAAGTAGAATAAAATTGCTAGAAACCGAAGCCTCAGAATTAGAAAAAGAAAAATCTTATCTTTTAGGTTTTTGTGCTGAAGATTATGCGGAAAAGTTATTTAATGAGCTGTTTATATTTCAAGCTTTCTTTAAAAACGAAGATCTTAAAGAGAGGTATTTTACAAAAGAAGAATTCGAAGAGTTAGATGAAATAGAACTTACAGATCTTGTGAGGTCTCTAAATTTATTTTATCAAAAATTTTCACTTAAAGAAATCAAAAGAGTAGCTGCTTGTTCGTTTTTAATGAGCTTATTTCATTTATGTAATGATAACGCTTATTACTTTTACGGTAAGTATATTAAAGACTTAACTGTCTTTCAAGCTAATTTATTTTCTCAATGCAAGTACTTTAAATCATTAATACAAAACAAAGCTCAAGCTAACCCTCCCGAAGATGTTTCCGAAGATCCTGATAAGATGATTGATTGGTACGAAATGGTGATAAATTCTGACATTGGAAAGGCTGACGATAACGTTTTAGGAGTTGGCCATATTGGAGCTTCTACAGAAGAATTGCAAAAGATGGCGGGCGGAGGAGCTTCCACATTGTCAGAAATAGCTAAAAAGAAAGGAAATAAGCTTACTAGAGAAGATTTTATTAAAATGCATGGAATATAGTGTAATAAATAAAGGTTAAAGGAAAAATATGTCTACTACAATTACAGCGGGACTTAGAGTTGATACGTCTGCGGCTTACAAAGATATTGATCTTTTTAAGTCAAGAATAAATAAAAGCTTCAGTCAACCACTAGGAAGAATTAGTGGTGACGCAGCAGAGTTTTCTAAATCACTGCAAGCAGCCGCTGCCCGCGTAACAGCATTCGGGGCTACTACTGGAAGCATTTATTTAGTTACTAAAGCTATCTCAGAAACAGCAAGAGCCACAATAGAAGTAAATAAACAGTTAACAGAACTAAATACTTTCTTAGGAGAGTCTGAGTCTAGTCTTCAGAACTTTAGCAAAACTTTATTTTCAATCGCTAGAAATACAGGCTCAACTTTTTCTGACGCTACAGAAGCTGCTAAAGAGTTCGCCAGACAAGGCTTGTCAACTGAAGAGACATTAACCAGAACTAACGATGCGCTTGTCTTATCTAGAATTTCTGGTTTAAATTATGCTCAATCGGTAAACAGTATAACGACTGCTCTTAACGGTTTTAGTAAAGAAGCTTTAACTAGCACAGATATCATAAATAAGCTAATTGCTGTTGACACAAGATTTGCAGTTAGCTCTAAAGACCTAAGCGAAGCTCTAACCCGCGTAGGAAGTGCTGCTGAAGAAGCCGGCTTGTCTTCTGATCAATTGGTTGCTACAATTACTACTGCCCAACAAATCACTGGTCGTGGCGGTGCTGTAATCGGTAACGCTTTAAAAACAATCTTTACAAGAGTAAGAAGACCAGAAATATTAGATCAGCTTAAGCAAATCGGAGTAGTCGTTACTGATCAAAATGGATCTCTGCTTAATGCTATTGATATTCTTAAGAACTATACGAATGTAACAAAAAATCTAAGCCAAGCTGAAAAATCAAGAACAGCAGAGCTTCTTGGCGGTGTTTATCAGATTAACCAATTACAATCAGTCATTAGAGACTTGGGAAGCGCCAACAGTATTTATGCAAGCTCTCTTAAGATTTCTATAGGAGCTACAGATGAGGCTATTAAGAAAAATTCCGAATTAAATAAAAGCTATGCTGCGCTAATTAATGACACTGCAAATTTAGCAACGCAAGTTGGGTCGGATATAGGTAAAAGCTTGTTTGGGCCAATTATTTCTGGCGGGGCTGGTGTTACAAAAGCAATATTAGAATTTCTTTCTCCAGAGAGCATTGCTCCTCAAATTGGTAAAGCTGGGCAAGAAATTGGAAAAAATTTATCTAGAGAAATTGGTAAGGGAGTTCTAGACACGCTTGGTAATGCATTGGTTTTCGTTGGAGCGCCAGTTGCGGCTGTAGTTGCTGGGTCTATAGGTAAAAGGCTGCTTTCGTTTTTAGGCGCATCAGTAAAAACGCAAATAAAAGGCATCACAGATCCATTAGGGAGAGTCGTTACGGGAGGCTCTTTCAGCGGAGATAAAGAAAGAGAGCAATTAAATTTAATAAATCAAATTTCAGATGTTGTAAAGAAAAATAATTTTATTGGTGAAGCTACCGTTAAGGGAGTCTATAATGAAGGCAAAGCTAGAAGAGAGGTTTTAAAAGAAATTTTAGCACAAAATTCTCTACTAGAAAGACAAGCAAATTTAGCCCAAACAATTTTTAATACAATAAGTAAAATAAAGCCCACTGTTACAACTATAGGGCAAGTAAATTCTTTTGGATTAAATCAAGTTAACCCAAGGAGAAATGCTAAAGGAAGATTTGTTGCTTCTGGATATATTCCAAATTTTTCAATGGGATTAGCAGAACAAGAAGAGTCTGCTGCAAAAGGGTTCGGAGCCAAAAATCCTAAGGCTCGATTAATCAGAGCTACAATCAAAGGTAAAACTGGCCCAGTAATGATTAACGACGAAGAGGATGTGGTTCCTAATTTCGCTGGCACAGGAGAAACAGCAATCATTCCTAGATACAGAAACGTTAAAGACATCCCCAGAATGGCTAAGGGATATGTTCCTAATTTTAGTAACGCATCAGGAAGTTTTGGAACTGTTTCTAAGATTAATGAAAGCCAAGTTAGAAAAGAGTTTTTTTCTGGAGCAGGACAATCAGGAGCAGGAGAAATAGCTAATGAATTTTTGGCTTCTAGAAAATTATCTGAGCAGATTCAAGCAAGCAGAGAGCTTGGTTATCAGGGCATGCGTGGAGGATATATAGGAAAACTTTTTGAGGCTCCTCATACATATGGCACATTAGAAGACTCTATTAGATCTGGATCTATAGTCAAAGGCTTAGCTCCGGGAAAAACCGCCAAAGATATCGGAGATAATCTAGATAAATATACAGGAGAGTATAAAAATTATTATGAATTAGTAACAAATTTGGGAAGACTATCTGCTAAACAAATCAACTCTGGAAAAGCAATGGAGGCCAGAGATTTAGCTAATTTTGGAAATTTAATGCTTAATAAAAAAGCAGAAGATCTTATTACTAAAATAGTTTCCAGAAAAGGGAGCGATAGACTTGTAGGGAAAATGAATAGTTCTTGGCAATCTACTAGTAGAGTAGCAGAAGGATTAGCTAGACAAGGAGCAAGAATTAGTATAGTTGATCCAGGTATTTTTGGAGGCTTAGGCGAAAAGAGAAAAAAAGAATTAGCAAAACTTGGCTATCAAGATAATTATCGTGAAATGACTGGGGCAAATGCTGCTGGTTATATTCCTAATTTTGCTAAAAAAGATAAATATAAATTCCCAAATATTTCTTCTAATAAGATGGAAGCAAATATTGGCAAAAATTTTGAAAAACTAACCCCTGAGAATCAAAGATATTTCGCAAGAGCTTACGAAGATTACAACAATTTAATTAAAGTTTTTTCTAAGGCTTCTGGAACTTCTCCAGAAAAGTTTGCTAATGTAATGTCTGCCCTTTCTCCTGCTAACCCATTAGAGAGAAACGCATTAGACGCTTTAAGATATAACTTGTTCTACCAAAAGAAACTCTCAACAGCAGCTTCTCCAATTTTCATAGACGAAAGAGAAATAGGGTCGGTAAAGGCTCAAACATATGGAGCAAACAGAACTAAAGCTGCAAATTTACTTGTTGGTTTAGAAAAGCTTACAGGAAATAAGAGAAAATCGTTCGTAAACAACATGTTAGATCCATTTCAAAGCACGGATGTTACAGTTGACTACAGAGCTCAAGGCGACGCATTGAATAAACAATTTAATGTAAAAAATGCCCCTTCTATGAATAGGGAGCAATATGATAAAGTTTCCCAAGCGTTCAGAAACGTTGGATCTAAAGCAGGCGTTAGTGGTTTGGGGGTTCAAGCAGCGACTTGGATTGGTGGAAGAATGGGTTCTAAAGCTGCAAGAGGACAAGATTTCAATAGAGGAATTTTAAAATTTTTCTATGATAATCCAGATAAGATTAGTTTAGAGAATCTTGAGTTTTTGCTTTCTGTTCCAGGAAAAGGAAAGGCTAGAAAGGATTTCTTTAAAAACGCTTCAGCGATGGGTGTTTCTAAATTGGGATCTGATAGTCTTATTTCAATTCCAAGGGTAGGCGGGTATGTTCCTAATTTTGCAGGGTTTAATTTATCTACTATAAGATTCTTGACTAAAGCTAGTGCTAAAATGTCTGGTTCAGTTCTTTCGCCTAAAACGTTAATAAAATTTGCTACTGGAAAAGGAAAAGTGGAGGATCTTGTAAATCCATTCTTAGATTTCTTAAAAAAACCTGCTGATCTTATTAATAGCCCTCAAGATTTAGAGGATGCAAAATCTGTTATAAATCTTATATTTAAAAATAATCAAGCTAGAGAAATGGCAGCTAGCAGGCTAGCTCCAATTATTAATGAGTCAAGTTTTAGTGTTAAATCTCAAGAAGAAGCGGTTTCTACAGGAATACAATACCCCGACGGCGGAAGAGGCTATAGAGACTATAGAGATTTTTTACGTTATAAATTATTGGGCGGCCAAAAAGAATACGAAGAGTATGTAGGCAACGAGTATGGCCCAAAAGCTTTAATTAAAAATAAAGATGGAAGTTATAGATTCAATCCGAAATCTACACAAGGACAATTAGAGTTGTCTGATGTTAGACAAGCAGCTAAAGTTTTATTTTCTACTCCAGAACAAATTGCTGAATCGAGAGCATTAATGGTTGGCAGGGATGTCCAAAAACAGTATAAAGCAAGAAAATTAGGACCAGAAGATAATGTTCCTGGACCTAACCCATTTTTAGGCTATACATATAAATTAGGAAGATTTATTGGTAACGTAGGAAAGAAAAGAAAAGCTGTAAAATACACAGATAGATGGGATGTAGAATTACACCAAGGAGAAAGAGATGTGATGGAGAATTTTTTAAAAAACACATCTGAAATTTCAGATTTAGAGACAAGAAAACAAGTCGCCAATTATTATATAGATAGAGACTTAAGCGATAGTAGTTACGCTGGAGATATAAATAGTTTAATAGTGAAAGAATTATTATCTTCTATTCCTGGAGCAAACCCAATACTTTTAAAAGGCGCAGCTAGAGCTCCAAAAGGAGAGAGCATTTTCGCAAAAGGCTATATTCCTAATTTCTCTGGCTTATCTGATTCAATAAGCAGAGAGAAATCTATGACTGGTCTTCCGGTTTCTCAAATCATGGCTCATTTTGATAAGAGCGGAAATCCAATAGCAGTAACAAACAAAAAAGATGAGCCTAATGGTCTCAAAGATGTAGTCCCAAATTTTGCACCGAGAGTAAAGGTTCCAAAAACTCCAAGAGGTAAAAAAGGAACAACTGCGGCTCAAGTTTCTGATTTATTTAGTTCTTTTTTTGGTGAGTCAATTGGAATAGGGCTTTTTCAATCTTTATCAAGCACATTAGCTGACAGAGAAGTCTTGTCTGAAGATGTTAATACAGCAACGCAAATTGGTGCGCCTGCTCTCCTGGCGATTTTGCAGGGCATGAGAGGCTTAAAAGCTTCTAAAGGTCAAAAGCTGGGAGCAAGAGCTGCAGCGTTAGGCGTACCAGTAGCTTTAGGGGGAGCGCAAGCAGCCATGGGGTTTTATGCTTCCAGATCTGTTGGCGAAGATCTCCAAAGAAGAAAACTTGAAAAAGAATCAGACAAAGCAGCAAAAGAGTTTAAAGACTTAACAGAAGGAACTCAAGAACTTGCAGATACTCTGTCCAAATTAAATGAATCTTTTAAAGACGCCTCATCGTCTCCAGAGCAATTATTTAATTTAAGTAAAAGAGCCTCTGAGTTAACAAAAAACGTAACTAAAAATAATCCTGCACTAGCAGCGGCAATTTCTTCAGAGCCTAATGTAGAAAAGAAAATTAATTTAATAGAAGATGCTCGCAGAAAAGCCTCTCAACAACAAGCGGTAAAACAAGAAATCATACAATTCGAAGGGTCTAAAACAAAATCTCCAGAAGATTTAATTAATTTATTTTCTAAAGAAATTTCTTTGGCTAATGATAAATTATTGCAATTAAACAGCAAAGATTTAGTGCCTGCAAATTTTGATAAAATTCTTTCTGATGCTGATTTAGTGCCTTTAAAAACTTTCTTTGACCTTCAAAAAGAAGAGATAAAAAACAAATTAATCCCATCATTTTTAGAGGCTGTAAAATTAGAAATAGAATACAATAAAATAAGTAAAGAAAGCATTAAACAAATAAAAGTTTTAAAAAGCGAAGAGATCAAAGCTAGCAAAGAGATAGAGGGAAAAAAAGTAAGAAGACAAGCCGGTTTAGAAGCTTTAAAATCGGGAGCTGAAGAGCTGAAGCCTTTTGCCGGTCAATTCGGGGCTAGAGCAGCTATTTCATTCGAGTCAGATCTTCAAAAAACAAAAGAGTCTATTTCAGCAATTACATCTTTCAGAACTCAAATAAACACAAAGCTAATAGACAAAGACTTAAAACTTCCAACTAATGTTACTGATAAATTGCAAGGAATTCAAACTCCTGGGCAAGACGCTGGGGCTGTATTAGCAGAATTATCTAAGACTCCTGGTTTAAATGAAAAACAAATAGAAGCTCTAGAAGAATTAATTACTACTAATGAAACCCAATCTAGAGAGCTTAAAAAGATTTCCGACATTTCAGAAATAAATAAAAATGCTCAGCTTAGGGTTTTAAGTATTCAAGAAAAGTTAACCTATGGCGGCGGCATAAAAACCAGCATAGACTCTAGATCAAGAATCGATTCTATCAATGCTCCAATAAAGGGCCTTCTAGAAAGCAGACTAGGAGCAACTCTTGGTTCCGAAAGATCTCAAACTTCTGGAATGGTTAATGTAGTTAAATCTATTAAAGACTTATATCCTGGTCTTATAGAAAATTCTAAAGCTCTTGGGTCTGTAAGAGATAGGTTAACTAATCTTAGAGCTAATGACTTGAGAAAAGATCTTTTTAGGAACGCTTCTTTATTAGAATCCGCTGGCGGATATGGAGATATTCCTGGAATGCTAAGGGCTAAAGGGCTTGATTCTGAAGGATTGAAAACTTTAGCAGCTACTCAAGCCGAAGCGGAGCTATCTGGAGGGAACTCTCCTCAAGAAACTACTAGATACTTAGCGGATGTAATTAAAGCCGCTACTGCTGATTTAAATCTAACAATACAAGAAGGCCAACAAATTAAGGCTTTGCAAGAAAAGACTGCTGCTCCAGTAGCAGAAATAAATAAAGAAACTGAAGTCGCTAGACAAAAATTTTTAACTTCGCTTACAGATTCTGTAAAAAAAGCTTTTGGAGAAAAAATAGACGTCCAAACTGTAAACATATCTAATGCTAGTGTCAATATAACTCCGTCTTCGACATCTCAATCTGGAGAATCTTCTGGCGCAGCCCAAGCTAGGGCTTCCATGGCCACTATGGCATCTGGAGCGTCTGGTCCCAGAAGCAAAGGGTTTATTCCTTCTTTCTATAACCCCTTAAGAGAGGCGGTCCAAAGAGAAAGCCAATATGTTCCATTTAGTTCAATAAGAATTAACAAGAGCAATAAATTAATAAATCAAAATAACCCACTAGGTTTAGGCGTGACTAATACAATTGATGAGCCAAATGGTTTAGCAAGTATTGGTTTAGCTTCAAAGGGATATGTTCCTAATTTTGCTTCTAAATCTAAAATTTTAGATAAAGTTCTAACAGATAAAAGTTTGTATGGGCCTAAAATATCTAAACAAGCTCAAGGATTGGCTAAGAAAGGTGAATTATGGGGTCTTGATTACGCAGCTTCTAATCCAAAGAAGGGAGATTACGTTCTATATAAAATAAAACCAGATGGCTCTTTAGGAGAAAGAGGTATGCCAAATAAAGGCGATACCGTTTTGAGCCACGTTGCAGCAAGCAAGTTCTTAGGAGGAGTAAAAGATCTCCTTCCTATATCTAAATTAGCTGAACCTCCAAAGAGTCAAGAAGCTTCGTTGGCTGGCGGAACTATTTTACCAACTTCAAGCATAGATAAGATAATCAGAGATGTTAAAAAGAAAGGCGGATCAGCTACAGATCTTCAAAAAGCTGTAGAAACATTTGCTAAACAAAATTTATCTACATCTAATTTCTTAATTAAAACTGGAGTAGGCGATTTGTCAATCCAAAGCAAAGGAGTTTTCGGAATCAATTCAAAGCCACTAGATTCTTCAGCTTATGGAACAATTTTAAATGATTATGGAAGAGGAAAAGGTAAAAGTTCAGATTTCTTTATTCAAGAAAAAGCTCAACTTTCTGATCAACATAATGAGTCAAGAGTACATGTAGCTATTGATGGGAAAGGCAACGTTAAACTTGTAAGGAATGGAACTATAGACAAATCAACAGGAGGGAACCTTGCTAAAGGGTCTTATAGAAGAGCTGCGGAAAGAGCCGCTTTGCAAGCTGCCGAAGCATTCGTTAAAGCTAATCCAAAATTGGCAAAAAATCAATTTTTAGGTTTAGATGTAGGAGCGGTCGCAGCTACAGAAGGTAAGAGACTTGGGTTAACAACAAAACCTTTTAGCGAGTTGGGCCAAAAATTTAATCCAATTGTTTTTGAAATAAACCCAACAAGCAGAAGAGGAAGTCAAGGCGGATCTGGATTCGTTTCCGCTGAAAACCCTTTTTCAAAAGCAAGCCCATCTGTTTTTAATTCTATTTTATCAAGACTTGGAGTTAAATCAAATAATAAATTAGTCCAATCTAACGTTTTAGAAGCCTTATCTAAGGGAGTAATGGGAAATGATACATTATTAGGATCTGTAAAAAATAAAATTGCAGATACAAATATTCCATTTCCAAGCTCATTTTTTGGAAAAGTCAAAGGAGCTTTTTCAAGCAGTTCTTCTAAAGTTAAGTCTTTGTTCCAGAATGCTGGAGCTAAAATTTCAAATCTTGGCAATTCAGTTTTTGGTTCAGTTGGCTCTAAGTTTTCTGGTGTAACCGACAAAATTGGAGCTGGGTTATCTGGTCTCACTGGAAGAGTTAAAGGAGGCTTAGGGGGCATGGCGGCTGGGTTATCTGGTCTCACTGGAAGAGTTAAAGGAGGCTTAGGGGGCATGGCGGCTGGGTTATCTGGTTCCTCTGGAAGAGTTAAAGGAGGTCTTTCTGGAGTTTTGACTGGATTAGGATTTTTGGGCAATGTGCAGCAAATAGGGGAAAATAGGGAAGCTGATAGAAATTTAGAGGAGTATCTTTCAAAAGCAGCTGCTACATCCATTATACCCGCTGCGGCACTTGGTCTTACAGACTTTCTTGCGGGGGGGAAACTTTCGGCTAAGCATGAGGTTATTAAGGGTAAGATAGGTAAGGTAGCATCGAAAGGTTTACAAGCCGCTTCAGCTTTTAGCACCGCTGCCGAATCAGCAACAGAGTTTAGAGAAGGAAATTTCGGATTAGGGGCAGTAAAAGGAGCCGAAGCGGCAGCTTATGCTGCTTCGCTGTTCGAAGGGGTAGGCAAAACGTTACCTAAGGGAAAAGGCCTTTTAGGCTCGCTTGGTAATGTTACTCCAAAAGCTTTATCTCAAGTAGGCGGAAAAGCATACGGAATAGGCTCTGCTTTGGGCTTAGGCGCAGAGATAGCTAAAGCTAAGGATAACGCTATAGCTGAAGACTATTCTGACATACTATTTGGCAAAAAAGAAGAGGATATAGATCCTGAGACTGGAGAAGTGACCAAGGGAAGATCTATACTAGGTGCAGGATTCGATGTTTATGGAACCGCTATGGGTGCTATAGCTGGCGGACCAGTTGGTCAAGGAGTAGCTGCATTTAAGATAGGCTATAGAGCCGGAAATGTAATAGAAAATCAAGCTGGCCTTGGAGAAAAACTCGGCAAAATATATGAAGATAAAATCAATAAAGAAAGAGGTGGAGAAATAGCCATTAGAGAAGCTAGATTAAAAGCAAAGAAAGAGCTCTTTAAAGACGCAAAAGATCTTGAAATCAGGATAGCTAAAATAGAAGAGCAGGGCAAAAAAGGCGTAGAAGAAGAGAGAATTAAAGGAGCAAAAGGTCTTGCTGAAGTTTATAAGGGATCTCAAGCCGATAAAGAGAAAAACGACAAAGAAAAAACAGCCCCTTTGAGAAAAGGAATTATAGAAGGTATTGTAAAAAATCAAGAGGCTAATGGCTTATTCACCTCAAGAGACAAGGCCAATTACTTGATGAGCCAAGAAGCTATCTATGGAAAATTTAAGCCCGAAGAATTTGCAGACAAGGAACTCTACAAGTCTTACGAAGCTTATTCTAAAGAAAGAGAAACTACTCAAGCAAGAGAGCAAAAATTTAATTCTGCAGTAATGAATCCAGAAATGGCTGGATCTCAAACCTATAAAATTGATCAATTTAGAGCCGAATCAGAAAGACAATCTGCTATGTTAGCTTCTGCGCCAAAAGACGCTTTAGAAGAAGCTATGAGAAGGGGAGTCTCTGTTGAGCAGGTAATAGAAGAGAGAAAAAAGATTAATAAATCTAGAGGCTTTATTCCTAACTTCTCTAACGCTTACAATAGAGAAAAATTAGACATCCTTAGAAATCCAGATTACTCTGGCTATAGAAACGCTGTTCCTCAGCCATCTAAATACTATAAAAATATAGTAAAAAACAGCGCAGAGATTGAAGTCCCGGCAGCTGAGGTTTATAACAGAATGGGATATTTTGGAGCAACCCCAAAGAACCCTTCCGAGCAATACGCTATTCTCAATCCAGCTCAGCAATCTAAATTGGGATACGCTTCAGGCGGATTCGTGCCAAACTTTGCTGCTGAACAATTTGCTGGCGCTGTTAGTGACGCTATGCAAAAAGCGCTATCTCCATTAATAGACAAGGTCGGAACTTCAGTTAGTAACTCTAATGTTATTAATGTAAGCGATCAAAGATCTTATCAAACTGGCTCCGATAGAATTACTGGTATAATGGAATTCTTATATTCTCAATTCCCTAAGGAAATGGGAAGACAAATGGGCCCTAAACTAGTATAATATATATATGGCTTTTACATCAGAAACAGTCTTAAAGTTTGGTTCAACAGCAATTGAGTTTGCTGTAGTTACTCTTCTGAATTATAGCCTAGAGAATGAGAAAGCTGGCGCTTTTAACTATAGAAGAAAAGAGAACATTAGTGTTACTGGTTATTTTTCTAATAGAGAATCTTCTGTTCCTGTATCTGAACATTTTAGGCAAATAAAATTACTTCTAGAAAACGCTACTGACTTTATTGATTTAAAGCTTAATGACCTGTCTTATGGTAAAGTAAGATTTTTAAATTTTACTTTTCCAACCTCTGTAAACTTTGATGAGAACGCTGTAAGATTCAGTAAATTCACAATAACAATGGAGGTTTTCAAAGACGATTCTTCAGGAGATTTCGCTTCGAATAATTTGCCTAGTGCTGTTGGCTCTTTAATTTCTTCATGGTATAAGGTCAAATCCTTTACAGAAAGTTTTAGTTTTACTCTGCAAGAGGATGGTAACTTCTTGGCTTCTCACTCTTTGTCTTTCGGGATAGATAATATAGATAAGCAATCTCCAGAAGAAGTAACAAAACTTGCAAACACAATAGCAAATAAATTTTTTGCTCAAGGCTTAGACTCTTTATCTAGTATACGTTCTTTATATAGTTCTACTAATTTTCAAGTATCTAATACTGACTACGGATCTTCGTTAGTAAATCAAACAAACGACATCATAAACTATCAATATAGTTATGGAAAAAACTACACAGTATTTTCAGACAATTCATCTACCACAACTGAAACTTTAACAAACGACATCTCTTACATGCAAGATGGCGTAATTCAAATAATAGAAAGAGGAAGAATAAAAGGAAAAGGAGACACAAGAGAAGCAGCAAGGCAAAACGCTTTAACTAAATTAGAGTCAAATTTATCAACAGCATATACAAGATGCAATGGTTATTTTACATCTTATTTTTCCACTTACTATTTAAAATTTGCTGCTAATGTTCCTAAAATATATCCTACCGAAACTCTAAAAACAAATCCAATATCAATAAATAAAGACTTGGGTGGAGTAGAAACTGAGGTTGGTTACGATATTACTTTTACAACCAGTGGAACTTACTCTAGCCCAACTAGAATTCATTCTTATTCAATTGCGCTAGTAAAGAATCCTAGAGGTATAGTAGAAGCAAATATAGAAGGATCGGTAAAATACTATACCAATAAAAATCAAAATTTTAATAAGATTTCTGATTTCAAAACTAATATCATAGACTCTCCAAGTTTATCTGACATAAGCGTTATAAGTCCATATTATAAAAAACTAATGGACTCATCGAGCAACTATGCTGGTTCAAGAATAAGTTTACAAATTCAATATTTAAAATTTGGCGTAGAGATACAATACAACAAATTATTTTCCGATTCGCCAACAATTCAGCCTGCTGGAGGTTTAGTTAGCGAGCTAAATGTAAGTGAAAGTATGAATTTGCCAGTTAACAGATTTTCTACAGTAAACGTTCCAAATTTCAAAGAAATAATTTATCAAACAAGACAGTTATCCGAAGGGAATAAAAATATATCTATAGGAATGAAAATCAACAGAGATGTTTTATTCTCTGGGTCTGCGCCGGCATCTAACCAAGATCCTGCTGTCGTGTTTTCAAAAATAAAAACACTAATGACTACAAGTATGCTAAACAAAACTTCGGGTTATTTATTTGGCTCGTCTCCAATAGCTGTTAATATTTTTGCTAAAATTTTTCAAAACACAAAATATAACAGAGGAGAGTTAACTTATTTCTTAGAAAATTTTAAATTAGCTTTTGATAGTTCTTATACTTTAACAGCAGATTTATCGTTTAAGTTCTTAGCTGAAAAGGAAAAGATCTAATATGTCAGATATTAAAATTACATATAATGGAAATAGAATTCCTGCAAATGGAACTGGGCCAACTCCTTATATATCACTAAATGATGACGTCTCTACTTTTGGAGACAGATGGGGATTAAGTAATAGGATAACTTTAAATGGATTAATAACTGGATGTGAGTATGGTAATTTATATAGTGGTCAGACTGGATTGGTTGGTCTTTTTGCCAATTCTTACAAGACTTTAGAAGTGTTAGAGAGCGATGACGATCAAAATGCTTACTCTACAGTTTACTCATTCTCTGGGTGTTCTGTAGACAACATATCTTTTTCTGAAGCTCCGTATCTAAATGTTATTAGCTACTCAGTAGAGCTAACCTCTTATCCTTCTGGGCTTACGGGTTATTTTTCTGGAAACTATGGCGTTTTAGATCCTAGAGATGAAATAAACATTTCTGAAGGAGACGATGGGTTTGGCACCATCAACAGAACAATTTCAGCAAGAGGTTTCGTTACAAATTCCGTAGATACAGCAGTGAATAATGCTAAAAATTATGTAGCTGGCAGAACCGGAACAACTTCAATTTTACAAGCTTCTCAAATTTCTGGATTTCAAAATTCTGGAAGTTTTACTCCAGTCTTAGTTCAAGTAGCTGAAAATTTAGATAGACTTTCGCTGACTTATTCGGTAGATCAAACCTATCGATTTAAAATGATCTCTGGCGACTCAGAGGCTAGCAATAATTATTCATTTAATAATTATTATTTGACAACATACTCTACAAACCTGTCTTCAGGAGCAGGCGACGATTTCGTGACAGCAACGATTCAAGGAGAGATTAAGGCCGGCGTAACAGGTTCTACAGGAGACGCTTTAGTTTCAGAGTTGATAACTCAACTTTCAGGACTAAATCCATACTTAATTGTTTGTGGTAAATATGGTTCTCCAAACTCTTTTGATTTCTGCAAAGACCCAATTACCTTCTCAGTAACTCAAGATCTGAAAGCTAGGAAAATAAACTTCAACGCTTCTTACGATAATCTAGATTTATACGGGCCATCAAATAATAAATACGTTTTTTCTGGTTGTTATTTAGACGCCACTATAAGTCACGCAATAGATGAGTTGACAAAAACAACTATAATTCAAGTCAGGGGAGATATAAAAGCAAGAGGATCAACTTCTAATAGATATTATAATACTTTGGAATACTTAGGCGTCTTAATGAAAGAAGGCTCTAGCGCAAGTCAACCTAGAATCTATGATTTTGCCAATGATTACTATACAGCTTATATCGGAACAGCTTCTCCAGTTTTTGCTTTGAATACTAAGCCAGTAAATATATCAGTAAATAGTAATTCTATATTAGGTACTATTTCTTTAGATATAACTTATGATAATAAAGACAGATTCTCTGGATTAACAGCATCAGACTATAATATATCTTATGAGCCATATAATACAATTTTTTCTTACGCTTCTTCCTGTAATGATTCTATTAAACATTTAGCTGTTGATATGAATGTGAAAAAAAGAGAAAAGGTTAGCGTAAGTCTAAAAATAGCTGGATCAGGAAAATCTGAATACACTTTAGTGAATGACGCAAAAGCTTTGATTGAACCAGAAACGGCTGGTAGTTTTTATAATAGTTTTCCAAAAGTTTTGTCTGTAGGCAATTCGGTACAAGAAGAAGCCTCGGCTTTAAATGTTGAAAACTCTAGCTCAAAAACTCCTATCACTACAAATCAATATGGCGCAGAAATATCAATAAATAAAACTTACTCTTACGAATTATTAGAGTCAGAAAAAAGCACAAGAAGAATTGTAAAATCAGCGGGCAATTTAGGAAACATATGAATTCATCTGTAAAATCTGGATTTTTAAATGAAATTTTCTTACCAGAAGAAAATCTAATAATCGATTATGACTTTAGAACTCCAGTATCTAATGTTAATTATCTGCAATTGAATTTAGCTTCAGGAGCGGTAGCTTATCTAACTTATAACTTACAAAATCAAACAGGAGAACAATACGCTTCATCTAAAATTATAGATACAGGGCATCCTGCATTAAGTTATTCTGATGCTGGAAATATACCATTGAGTTTAGTGAGTGGATATTTTAATGGAAGCTCTAAGTATCAAATACTTGGAAATATAGCTAGTGAAGACTGGACAGCTTATATAGCTTTCAAGCATTTAGATACAGGAATTTATAACGAGAGCAAAGTTTTGTGGTCAAGTAAACCTACGGATTCTTCCTTATCTGGATTTGCATTTGGAATTAATGGTTGCAATCGTTTGTTTCTAGAATACAACGTTGCGGTAAATGATAAAAGAATTTTCACTTTTAATAAAGAGTTAGATAATAAAAATGTAGCATCAATATCTAAAATTGATTCTAATGTTTATATTGGTTTACATCAGTATGGGGATTTGAATTCTTTTTCTACCGAAGAGAAGTTTATTTTTTCTGGATACAATCCTTCTTATAGTTATTATTTAGGAGGGCTAGGAACATCTGGACAGTCTTATAGGAATTTTAGCGGATACATTGACCAGTTCATGTTTATGGATAGGGGTTTAGATTTCCCAGAAAGAAATACTTTTTCAGAAGCTTTTTATTGTTCAGGGTATTTTACCGGACAATACCAATCGTTAGTAACTTCATTTAATGCGGTCACTGGAGCTGAGTATCAAAATATTATCATAGGAACAGGAATCACTGGTTACCAAGAATATTTGAAAGGATACCAAATAATAAATGGGCAAAATGTAGCAATTTACAGCTATTCTGGTTTAACTGGATTAGTTTATGAGGAAAAACTCGTTGAATTAACAGGATCCGTCTCTGGAGATTCTGAACTTCAAACTTTTACAGTGGGAAGTGGTTTGCCTGACTATCAATATATATTTTCATTCACTAATTCTAAAATATTATCTTTTAACAACTTCGATAATTCATATAAAGAAATATACTCATATTCTGGTAAAAATACAGATGATATCAATTTAAACTCAGCGTTTATAGCTGGTAACAATAGATTTTCAATACTATCTACTGGGAGCGGAGAGACTGTTAACCTTTATCTGAATGGATTAGCAGAGCCATTAGTTAATGCTTTGTCTGATTCGTATACTGGGGATTTTGTATTGTCTGGAAATTATGTAGATTCTCAAGGGTTTTACGATAAAGACGATGTCGTGACCTACGATATAATAAAAGGATCTGGAAATATTACTGGAATAAGTTCTATTCAAGAAGCTAATGGGTTTGTAGTTTTGCCATTGTCTTTCGTGAGTAACAGAGACGTTTATTTAAATGGAGTGAAAATGATATCAGGCATAGACTACTATTCTACTGCAACTGGAGTAATTTTGAATCCAAGCGGATTTTCTGCTGGTGATGTGTTAATTCTCCCAAGACATGAATCTAATTTAACTAGATACACTGGATACACGGATAATAACTTTGACACGCAGCTAAGATTGTTTGACGAACAGGTTTGGATAAATGGACTTAGACAAGTTAAATACGCAGATTACGAAAAGGTGCCAGACTTCAGTCTTAAATATTCATCATTTTCATTGGAGCCTTACACAGAGACTATTTATAATAATGACACGGGCTTTTTTAACGTGTAATTACTAATAAGGTTTATGGGAGAAGTCAAAAAAAATAGCTCGATAAATATAACTAGAAGAATTGGTTCAAGCGTAGAAAATCTTTCGAACAAATTATTCAATGGTTATATTTATAATATGTCACTAGATGTCGGCTACAATGGGGCCGCGACAGTATTGACTTTGAACTTAGCTCTAAATAGAACCATTAACCAAGTAAAACTAAATAAAGACGTAATATCTGACAGAAAAAAAGATATTAAAAGAGTTAAATCTCTAGTCGCTACTCAAAAAACAGTTCCGTTAAATTACGTTGGCAACACAGGGAATTCTGGAGCAGGAACATATATAGGAGCTCAAAATCAAATAGCGCAAATTTCAGACAAGGATTTCAATATTGATCCAAATTACATTGGTACAACATGTTCTTATGATATCGCTATCTACGATCCTCTTGGAAATCCAACTTATAATTTTAGAAATTTTAAGATAGTTACTTTTTCAATTAGCAAAAAGAATGATCAGAAAATTCTTACTTTAGTACTTAAGGATAATTCTTTCGTTTTAGATAAGGTTTTTGTTGGGCTATTGGGGCAAGAAATAGCTATTGATTATAGATCAGAAACTGACGCGTTAGTAAGTGGTATTACAATATCTTGCCCACAAATAGGAACAACATGCAAAGCTGGCACTGTAACTCTTAATAATTTGAGGCAGAGTTTGCATTTTTCAAATAACAATTTCAAAAATAATTTTTATAATCAATTAGGAATAGGAAAAGATAAAAACTATTCTAATATTAATATTTCTGCTGGAGATGTGGTGTCGACCGATAAGGCTAATTACGTTATTATATCATCTAAAGACGCGAATAAAAGCATATACAAAGGCTATGGAGCGGTAATTATTCTTGGAGAAGAGGAGTTTAAGGATGCGCCTTGCGCAGCCGCAGAAGTTTCTTATTCGTTTGACACTTTCTTAAAAGCGATAAAAAAATTAGGAATAACAATAACTGAAAATGATAGACCAGCGAATGCTCCGCTTACAGTTGATTATAGTTCAATAAAAGATAAATCTGCTGGTAAATTAAAGAAGTCTTTTCATGGCACTCTAAGACAAGTATTAAATCAATGGTGCGAAGAATTTGGATACTCTTACTGTATTGATTTCACCAAGTCTTCAAGCGATGCTTTTGTTATTAAAGGTATTGATCTATCTTCCAGCTTAGGAAAAGAGACTGTTCTTTCTACTAAATTAGCGCTAGAAGATCTAGAATCAAGCGCGTCGAATTCTACATTTGTTGTAAAATCAGAAGATTTTTCTTATGATTTATCCCAACAAAAATTAAAGATTTACTCTTCTTATTACTTTAAAGACGCAAAAGAAAAAACAATAACTCACCAAAATGATTTGGGAAATAAAGCTTTCAGAAGCATTAGTTTGTTAACTGAATTCCCTCAGCTATTTGGAAGCGGAATGACGGGAAAAAAAGAGTATGGAGCTGGGTCTACTAGAGTTAGAGATTTTTCTGGAGCTTATAGAAGTTATGAGGAGGTTCTTACGTCTGCTATCCTTGGAAAACACTCCCCAAGACTAAGGGAAATATATAATTACAGCATTGGAGCTTATCAAGCTTTGGGATTTGTTCCTTTTTATGGAGACTCATCTTCTTCTAGAGTCCAGTTGCCAGCAGATAAAACATTAATATTCTCAGAAGCAATTTCTCACGTTTTAGAATATCAAAGTCAAAATTTATTTCATGAAGACGGCTCGCCTTGCTACGATATGGGTTTAGGATTTTATAATGAAGAGCTTTCAAGAACAGTATTGGAACTAGAGTCTTTTATCGCTGATTTCGTAGGAAGATATTATTGGACTGATTTAATATCAGTGCTAGATGGAGAATATGGAAATGAAAATTACTATGCTAAATACGAAGTGTCTTCTTCGGCTCCAGTGCAGAAAGTCTTAGCCGGACAGTTATATAATTTAGATGTTTTCAAAAAAGCTAGATATTTAATTCAATCTATAGCGGCCGTTTTCTCCACAGGAACGACTCAATACTTCAACGCTTACAATTCTTTAAACGAAGCCGCTGTTAATATAAATAATATATGCGATCAAGCTCAGAAAGCTTACGCTCAATTGCAAGGAAACTCTTTGGCTTTGAAAAAATTCAGATTCTTCTACGAAAGAAGTACTGCGTCTTATGGTGTATACCAAGAATTTATTAATGACATTCAAAACTTAAAGGTTTCAATAGCTGGCAATACAACTGCAGCACCAGAGCAGATTGATTTAGCGCAAGTTTACTCTCCTACTTTTAAAGAGATGTCTCCAGTGTCTCTTGGGTTATTGCAAGCAGCTTTACCAATTGACATATCTAACGTAGCATTAGGATCATTTAAATTTGGTGTTTTGATTGGAGTTGTTTCGTACAGACAAATTTTTAATTTCACGCCTCAAACAAATAAACCTAATCAAATAGAAATACAAAACAGCATTTACTCAAGATGCGCAGAGCTTCTTAAAATTAATACCTCTGGTCGTCCTAGTACTGTAGCTAAAAATAAAAAATCATGCAGTAAAACTTTACTTTATGAAACTTGCGTCAAGCCTTGCGATCAAGCGTCCACAGACATGGGCATAGATGATACTGTAAACTTTGTTTCTGGCCCAAATCCATATAGTTGCTTTAGAGTAAGAATAGATAGATATAATACTAAATTCTTGGATAATTTTGTTTTGGGACAATTATTCAGACCCGTGTCTAGTAATGGGTCTTTAAGCTTAGAGGCAATGGTTGATAATCAAGCTTCGGTTTTAGTATCTAGCGTAAGAAAAGCTGGAAACACGCCTTATACGGAATTTAAAACATCAAATCAATACGAAAGTATAACTGCGCCATCTACTGAGACTTACCAAATAAGACTGATAAGCACTACAACTTCTGAGAGTTTTATGCCTTTTAAAAATTATATTTTAGGAGGAGTAGAAAATCCCGACGATTTATTAAAAATTCTAAATAACGAAAATTTTTCATTAGATTTAAATGTAAATAATATTACCCCGAATGTTAGAGAGCTTTTTGGAGATGAAACAAATCCATCATTTATTAACGCTCCGGTTGATCTAACAAGAGTCGCAGACTATCCTGTTTTTATTCAATATCAGGGATACAATGGAGATAATCCTACTTATGAGTTTTCTACTTTTTATAAATACCATAACGCATTAAAGACTTACTACGATTCTGCTTCAATATCGCTTTCAGAGCCTAGCGTGAAATTTTCAGCAGACATTTTTTGCAGTGAAATATCTTCTGGGCTTAGAAATTTGCTTACGGTTGATAACGGATTAACAAAATTAAATATAAATTTAGCAGAAAATGGTTTAAATATCAATTGCTCTTTCGATAGCTCTCCAGCTTCATTAGTGAATCTGGAAACGTTAATAAATAAAAATAAGCCAAACATTAAACTTTTAAATACAAATTATTTCCAATGATAATTTCTGGACTTAAATATAGAAGCTTAGTTAGAGATAATGCGTTTTCAGCAGCGTTTGATTTGTCTTTCTCTAATGTTGCAGGAACAGCTCAAGTAGGTTTCAGCGGTCAAAATAAAACGTATAAATTTTCATTCATAAGCGGAAAAGTTTTAGATGACCAGGGAAGATATTTCTATTCATACACTCCGAATCAATTGTTTTCTTTAAGCACCAATTTTTCTGGGGTAGCTTACGATTACGCTGTAAACAACCAAATTGTTACATACTCTGGATCAAAGCAGAATTTTTATGTTGATAATTTTTACGTCAATACTACCGGTGTTAATTTAGAAACATCAATAACCATAAACGCTGATAAGCCAAGTTTAACGCTTTATTACCCAGATTCTTTTATAACTGGTCAGTTTATCACTGGTTATTTAGTAACAGATTCTCTAAGTGGAATTAAATTATTCACTGGTTCTTTTGATGATTTATCTTCTTTTTCTTTCGAGAGTCTGCCCACTGGATATGTAACTTCAGTTTCTAGCGGTCAAGTGATAATAAAACAAAAAGATCCCTTTGTGGGAAAATTAATTTCAGCTTTTAATTTGGATACTAATGCTGGAGCTTATTCTCAAGATATTACAGTTACTGCTGCGGAAAAACCGTTTTTAAATTATGTTTTTAATTTTAATAGCTCTTCTCCAGATCCGAATTCTTCTAATGATTGGGTTTCTTCTTTAAGTGCTCAAGGGGTTGAAACTGGAATATTGAAAACTGCCGAAGCGGAATTCGTTTATTCCTACGCAACAAATTATACAAATTTACAGCCAACATCCTTGCCGTTAGTTATTTCTTTGTCTTACGTTTCTGGGACTACTGGATATTACGGATTAGTTACTGATGTTTCTATGGTCAGTGGAGGCAATGGTTACTTAAGCTCTCCAACAGTAATTTTTAGCGGAGGAGGAGCGTCTGTTGCTGCGTCTGGGCAAGCTGTGCTAGGTGAAACAAGAAGCAATTTCGATCAGGTTAATTCTATTTTAATGTCTTATGATGGTTTAGGATACACATCGGCTCCTAAAGTATTGTTTTCTGGAGGCTCAGGCATCATAAATAATGCTTATCCATCAATAGCTTCTGGAAATGCAAATGTGGTTCAATATACAAAATCTTTTACAGGATGCTTTAATCTCTACACTGGAATCAATGGAGACTATAAAGAGTTCAGATCTCAAAACTATACTTCTCCAAGCGGATACGCTAGGTCTACTTCTTTTATTTATTTCGATAGTCCAATTAATATAAAAGTTGAATATAAAACAACTTACGATAACAATCCTCTAGTGGCTAAACTGTCTGTTAGTGGAGTAGATGGAAATATAACAGAAACATTGATAACAGGAATAAAATAATGCAATCAAGAACTTTAAAAACATCAACGCTAACGACATCTTTTTTAGATCTTTATATTTTTAATTATAATGGTGATCAAACAGCTTTTGGGTTTAATTCTTTGCCGGCCACTAATCTTATGTTGCGTCAAAAAATTGCTAAATTCGTACCAACTGCCGCGACTGTTTTCGCTTCTGATTTTATTAATTATACCGAGGGCAAAATACTATGCGTCAATACTCAAACCTTAATGAATAAAGATGTATTTAAAACTTTTAACTCCGTATCTAATACTTTGAAATTTACATTAGTGTTAATGCCAGAAGAATTTATTAACTCTAAGCCTAATCAGCTGACGTCTCCATATGTTTATGGAGAAAAGATAAGAGTAATTGGATGTTTCGAAGCAGTAAAAGAAACAACAACTGTTGCTGGTACAACTCAGACTAAGTTGTCTAGAAATAAAATTTATATCTATAGAGATTCTAATCTCAAAGGAAGAAGCAAGGGCGGCCAATCTCAATCTGGAACTGGAGTAGGAGTGTGGAGTTAAAATGGTTAAAATTTCTAAAGCTTCTAAAGTTGCTAAAGATAGCAAAACGCTTCATACCCAGCACAATGCATTGGCGGAAGCTTTCAATTCAAGAATATTATCTGGACTAGGCGACTGTGCTTGGAGAATTTTTTATTACGCTTTCTCTACTTTTAGAGGAGTAAGAAACCCTGATGGAGACGCTTATCCGGCTCAAGACGAATGGTTTAAATTTTACGCTTATTTAGAACCCAAAGCAATGATTGGTAAGTTTGGTTGGCCCGAAGCTCCAGCAGGAGAAGCTCAGGGCGCTAATGTCGCAAATCCATTCATGGCTTGGATTTTTGGCAACAATACTAGAGTAAAGAAAATAGATGGAACTAGTGATAATACTAAGGATAGAATTCACGGCCTTTGGTCTGAACCGATTAGATTGGGAGGGCTAGAGGCTCAGCCTCCGAGACCGGGAGTAACTGAAGGTCCAATATATAGAGCTAGCGGACACTCAAGATTAAGTCAGGTCTGGTTCGATTCAGAGATTCAAAGGGGTTGCTGTGCTTATATACCAAATTATATATATACTCTTCCTAATGGTCAAAGAGCTCAAAAAGTAGTTCAGCTTTTATCTTTAGGAATCGCTGGAGCAGCAAGAAGACACTTAAAATACGTAATGGAAACTGTTTCGATGGGAAGATATGCTCCAAGTTATGTTCCGGATGTGAGAGGCAAAGGGGGGATATTTAGGAAAAAGAACGCAGTAAAAGATCAAATAGACCAAGCTATGTTTTATTATTTGTCTTTTTTTAGAGGCACTGAAGATCAAAGAGCAGATCATAATAAAATATCTCCTAATGTTGCGGACAATGGTTTTAATTTTGAAACATTTTTTTCTCGTCAATTTTTGCTAGCTCCTAATTATTCTGAACCTAAATACGAATTAGATCAAAGCGGAAAAATTAAGAAAGATCAATTTGGTAATGGAATAGTAAAATACGATAGTATTGGATACCCAGAACTTTTCCCTCAAAGCCCAAGTTTTTACTGGAGTGTGCCGGTAACAAATGCTATTGATAATACTTTTGTACCCTGTTCGTCTTCTGTAGATCAAAAATTTAAACAGTTAGACAGTTATTCTTTCACAAGTTCTTCTGGTCCATTTTTTGATACTAATCCTCCAAATTCTTTTAATAAATTTTGTTTGGCATCTTTATTCATACAAACTTCAGATATAGCATCGACAACAGACTCTGGGTCTTCAGCCTTGTTAAGGGGTTTATCTATAGATGTTTATTTAAATGAAAAATTCTATGTTGGAATCCCAATCGGATCAGAGTCTATATACCCAGTCAACAAAAGAACAGGAGCGGTTAATAATCGAATAACAGGAGTGGTAAATCAATATCAGATATATCAATTTAATAAAATTTATTATTTTGAATATCCGGTAAAAGGAAAAGTAAGCTTTAAAGTAAGAAGCACTACAGACAATGGGGTCTTGAACGTTGGAAAAAAAATAGTTGATGGTTCAACTTTTACTTTAAATAATTTTTCAATTTTCTTGAAGTTCGCTCACGTTTTTGAAATGAAACCAACCGTTGCTGACGCTTATACTCTAATGAGAGTCACTACTACAGAAGAGCAAGGAGCAGATGCTGGGCAAATGGATCCAGTAGGACATTTCAATGGAGAGTCATGCAAGACTGTTTTTGCTAATTATTATAAATTTGGAGTAGGATATACGTTGAGACAAAATGCGTCTTTATTCCAAAACGAGGCTTATGTTAGCGCAAATCCAGTTTACGAGTCTGCTAGAAAATTTATATCTAGTAATGTAAAAATGGCCGATAGAGTCACTTTAGTTGATTATGAGGTTGATGCAGGAGGTAAATCGGTTTTATATTTTTTGAGATTTGCTTACGGAATGAAAAACTCAGGAGTAGATATTTTTAGAGGGCTTGGCCCTTCTATTACTCCGGTTGGTAATAGAAACATTCGTGGTTCAAAAACAGAAGTATTTATTCCAATAGTCAAAGGAAAGAAGTATATTGTTTTAGATTCTTCTTCCGCTAGAGATGGCTATGTGCTGTATAGGATTGATGAAGCTAGGGTTGAAAAATATCGCCACTCTGAAACTTTTATAGGTGGAGATTATTATTATATTTCTAAGCACTCTAATGATACAGTTGGCCTTTACGAAATAGAAGGAATCACATCTTCAAATTTAATAAATAAAACCCCAAAGATAAAAATCAAACCTGATGATAAAAATCTTCAATATTCAAATGGTAACGTAAGTAATGAGTGGACAATGTTCATGTCTTATAACCTTTATCACTGGTCAAATAGCTCAGCTTGGAAGCCTGCTATGTATGGTGATATAATGGGAGCATTAAATGGGAGATGCTTAACCGCAAGCGATACTTTAGAATATAATAGAGGCACATCTAAAAATGTAAAAAAACATCTAGCAAATGTAACTTGGAAACCATACGATATTCCATTAGTAGTAGAGGCCCCAACTGGATACAACTATATAGAAGGAGCTAATACAGACTTATCTAAATCTGGCTCTTCAGATCCAAATTACGCTTTAAGTTTTGCTTCTAGCTGTCCAGTTTACAAGTCTCCATATTATTTAGAATCAGCAGTTAGAGTTAATCCATTTGATCCTAATTGCGAAGTCATAAAAGTGACTCTGAATACTCGTCTTACTCCATCTAAGGTTAATGGTGCTACTGCTCAATTCAAAGGAAAAGTAAGTGAAAATTTAGCAGATTTTGTCAATAAAGCTAATGCGTTCGAATTTAGAACTGACGAGTCCGCTGTTATCGATTACGTTTTGCACACAATATCTAACAGATCGTGTCCCAGAGGTATTCCTGGAGATGTCTCTTTAGACAATAGACAATTTTGGACTAAACAAAGACCTTTCGGATGCTGCTATCCAAGATTCTATTTTGTTAAATTAATACCTAAAGTATCTGCAGATACAGTAATGTATTCAGATCACTATACTCAGATGGAGTATTATCTTAGAGCAATGTGTAATGGATTTGTGAACAACAGCACAGAGATAGCTCCTCAAGAAATTCAAAAAATAATTTCAGAAAATGAAACAGGTATTGATTATGTTGGGGGTTATGACTCTGCGGTTGGGGATTATTTATTTGAAGACCTCATGAGAAAATCTTATGATATTTCGACTAGTAATTACATACCAATACCGCCAAGTTCTAGTACGAAACAATAATATGAGCGCATTAACCGAAAATAAACAATTCCTTAGCGGAGTTTTGGCTGGTGAAACTTTAGATTTTGACAAGGATGTTTTCGGGCTTTGGGTTAGTGTTTTTGAAAATGTTAATCACAGTGTTAATGGGTATTCATATCCTAAGCCAATAGTACAAGATTTTACAGCGTTAGACTACGCGGTAGTAAATAAAAAATTATCAACATTCAATTACGATGGTGAATATTCTGATGTAAAGTTTTTTATCACTTCTGGAAAAAAAGGATTTGAAGATTTTACAGAAATTGTTTCTGATATAACTGACACATTTGTTACTGGCTACAAGCCTTTAGTAATTATGCCAGATATGGATTTTGTTGGCAAAGTCTATAGAAAATACGAAATCACAGGATTAGTAAAGTCTTTGTATGGTAATGGTCAAATTCTAACCGTCTCTGGAGAAGACTGGACGGCAACCAATATATCAGTTCAAGCTAACGGGACCGATTTGGAATACGGTTACTACGATCAACAATATTCGGGATACTCAAATGAGGTAACGGCTAGATACAAGTTTCTTTACGACAATCCAAATAATTCTATTGAACAAAATATTTCCACATTTGAGATGCCAACTCAAGTTGAAAATGGAGCAGATATAAGATACAGAATATCAAGGAAAAGCGATCCGCTTGGATCTTATTTTTCTCCTATCACAACTGCAGATGGTAAAATAACAATAGATTATTCTATATATAAAGATGAAGTATCTGGATTTGCGGATTCTTTGGTTAACTATAATTTTAAGCAAACAGCAAAATTTGTATTTCCTCAAAGAGTATTTCAAAACTTAGAGCAAGGTCAGTCTGTTATTAGACCAATAAACGATTCTTCAATAACTGGCGTTCAGTTGTCTAGAATAGTTGATAAGAATGATTTAGATTATTTTAGTTTTAAACTATTAACAACTGGAAATTATTCTGAAATATACAAAGTATCTTTTAATTTAGATAGATTTTCTTCTATAGTGAAGCAAGATGTTCAAGGCTATGTTTTAACTGGAATTCAAATAGAAGACGGATCACCAAAAACAGTTATTGATATAGCAATAAATTCAGGAGTTTACCCGAGAGTAATTCAATCTACAAAATATAATTCTGATGAGCTGTTAAATCTAGTAAATTCAGATGAGCTAATATACAATGAGGAAAAGGCTCAAGAAAACGCTGCTAATATTGATTATGGTGATGAAGATAAGTTTGCGCTTAATTTAAGGCAAGACGTAGAAAATAGACAAAAAATTATAAATAGCCTTCTTACAGATGATCCTTTGGCTGGGCTAGAAGACTCAACAGACACTACCATCTCAAGAAGAACCGTAGACGATTTGGAGATAGAAGACTTAAACTCTGAAAATGAAAACATTATATTACAGAAATTTATTCTGCCCATTTTCCCTTTACCAAAGGAAGCCGTTGATAAGGATTATTTTTCTAATTATATAAACTCTGGAGAAGAGTATGTAGCTAACCCATTGGTTTCTTATAATTTAAATACTAATTATCTTTTCTATGGAAATCAATATGGTCAATTAGGATACTACATAGAAGAAACTGAGAACGGAACAACAAGAACAGTAATAAATTCAACTTGCAATGGTGTATTTATAAAAGAAACGGGAGTTTGCATTGGAGATTCTGCTACTTTCGCTAACATGCCGTATGTTGATGAGGTTTATCTTTTAAATGGCCAAGCTACAAATATTCCTAGTAACGGAATAATATCAAAACAAAACTTTATTGATAATGATACTTGGTCTTCTGCTATTAATTATTATTATAATAAAAATTATTTATTGTCATGCGCTATCTTCCCGACAGATTCTGAAGAAGGGCGGCAGACTGCTTTAAAGAACGCTTTAAGCACAGCTTTGGGAAGAGTTGGCGTTGGGATGGGAGAGTTCGCTGTGGCCGGCAAAGATGAAGACGCTTTAATTTATGTCGAGAGAGAAATTTACGTTGAAAGTTACGACTCCGATCAGATCGGTTTATTTAATAATGTTATCAATCCGATAGTTGGGGTAACTGGAGATTTTGAATTACAAACAGAGGGCAAAGAAAAACTTTACGCGGTTCAAACTTTTGATACCAGTTTTGCGGCAAGCAGTAAGATGTCTAGGTATTTCTTTAATGCAAAAGATTATCAAGAGAATGTTGTTTTTAATTCTTTTTATCCTTGCAAAGATAATGCTGGAAATCAAATATTAAGTTACGCAACTGGAGAAAATTATGGGACAGTTTATTCTAAAGACATCTCTTTAGATCAGTCTCAAATCTATAGGTTAGAGTATGTAACTGGAGACGCTTTTACTTATCAAAAACTCTCCTCATACTCCGCTTGGAATGGATTAAATAATGCAAGCATTACTATAACTAATCAAGATGAAAAAAACTATGGCTACCATTTGTATGGATATAATTCTGCGACTGATGAGCTTACGTTTACAAAAGCAAATGTGAAAAGCGCCGACACGGCAAGCGTTGGTCAAACGAATGCCGTAGTTTTAAAATTTAATAAAAAAGGATTTGGTCAAAAAACTTACGTTAAACAAGACAACGTTAATGCTTTCCGAGCGATAGATAGCACCGTAGTTAATTCTAGCTTTGAAATGGTAGATCAAGCTAAAGTCTTTTTTAATTTACAAAAATACGATTACGAAGCAAAAATTACGACAAGCGATGACAATGAATCTATTCCTTGGTATACAAATAAACAAAATCCAATAAATGACGATAACTATGGTCAAGACGATGCTTTTGGATTAGTTATACCTAGATTTTTTCAAGACTCTTCAGAAGAAGCTAAGGCTTTAGCGGAGAGTTTAATGTTTTTTCCTAATGGCCCTTCTACTTCAAAAAATTACGAAGGGGTGCCAATTGATTCTAGTAGTATTAATTCTTTTGCAGATGGAGCTTTGAATAATACTTTAAAAATAAAAGAAGCTAACTCTTCTTTTGTATTGGAGAATGACTTTGTTTTAAACTTTACTAATAGTGGAAAGCTTACTAAAGAAGAAGGCTTAAAAGACGTAAAAGATTTCTCTTTATCCAGAAGACTTAAGATAACAAAAATAAAATACAATTTTTATGTTAAGGATTTGATTTTAATTGGTGACGCTGGCTTCCCTTACTCTATTGAATTAAATACCGGATGGGAATATAAATTACAATACAGATTAAAGAACGGCGAATGGAAAGAAATGGAAACAGTTTCTGAATTAGGAAATAAAAAAATTCAAGCTATCTCATCATTTTTAGATCCATATTTTTATAAATTAGAAGACTTATCTACCCCAAATTATTTGTCGATGGTTGGGTTTGTTTCTAACATCAGCAGATTTTTGGACGATAACGATTACGAGTTTAGAATATTCAAATACCAGAAGCTCATATCTCCATCCGAATCTATCGACATTTATCGCAAAACAAATTTCTTGCCGATTCAAGTTAATTTAACATGGGATAGTCAATCTCAATACTACAACATATATCAAGTAGATTACGATGGCAATTCTAAATTAATAGGAACTGAAATAAATAGCAAAACTACAAGTTATGTTATTCCAAGCGTAAAGCAAGAAGCTTTCAATAAGGGATTAAAAAATTATCCAGTAAATGGAGTTGGTTATTATAATATTATCGCTTCTGGAGCCTTGCCTCTCACAAACGAAGCGTTAGTTAACGTTTCGGATGTTTTTAATGGGTCTAAAATTGGAAACGAAGATGGCGGTCAGCTTCAAGTTAGTGTTATACAAAATGTAAATTCCAGCTCAGGATTCAATCCTGTATCTAATGTTACATATTCTCCATTAATAAATTTCAATAATCCAGAAGCTAAGATTGCAGATTTTAGCATCAACTCGAATTACAATGGATATTATTTTGTATCAGATAGTAAGAATGCTACAATAACTAATGCTTTTAATAATCTAGAGTTTTACGTGGCAAATACTGGAGTTTCTCAATGTGTTTTAACTGATACAAATTCTACTACAACAAATATTCCGTCTAATAATGTAGCTATCGTAGCTGATTATCCAACTAAATCAGTTTCGGCTTTATCTGCTTTACCGGTTAGTCAGGCCGATTTGCTATCTGGAGAAATTTTATATCTAACTGCTGGAGCTAGTATAAATGCAAGCGACTTCTCTGGTTCTAGCAGCGTGTCTTTCTCGGCTACTATAATTAATAACTCTAGTTCTTCTATATCAATACAGTATGGGGCGGCAAGCATTTCTATACCAGCCAATAAAACAAATAAACTAAATTTTAATAACGGATGGAATGGCTCAACTTACTCTCCAACCATAACATTATCGATACCTTATGACAATGTTCAAACTCAAGCTTCTTACATATCTAGTAATGATAGTCTTGTTAATTTGAATTACGAATTGCTTGAGTTGCAAGCGAAAAATTATTCAAATCTTCCAGTTTATAATCTTTCTAACGATAAGTTGTCTGTTAACGGAGACATAGATTTAGATGGCGATTCTTTTTACTTCGTTAATTGGAACGGCGGAGAGGCTTCTCCTACCGCTCCGACAGCCACAAAGAAAAAATACTTTGATTATATAAAAATATTTATCAAAGGGGCAGAGACCGAATCTGACAGTCTTTTCGTTTTAAAAGACGATACAGAAATTAATATTTCTAATTTTAGACCGACCTCCACCACAGCTCAAGATAAAATTTATTTTTTTATTAAAGACAACTCTGTAGAGAGAGCTTTAAATATTAAAATTATCAATGGCGCTGACGAGATCGTTTTGCCAAGAGGCTCGCAAGATTTTAAATTAACGATTAAGAAAACAAGTCTTGATGGTATTAATTATTCAATTCTTTATCCATCTAATGATTTCTCTACTGTAATTACAGACACAAGAGAGCAGATGATCGTCATCAAAACTAATAATACTATTATAGATATTGGTTATATTGAATCAGCTTTGAAGTCTAATGCTTTTGTTTATTTTGTTAATAAATCTCTTAGCCAAGTTTCGTTTAAAAAGAATTTCGAAAATAAAGACGTTTTCACTTTAGGGGTTGGAAAAGTAGCAAAAGCTGTGTTACAAAAAGGCAGCGGAAGAGCTCTGATTTCAGAAATAATAAATCCATTAAATCATTTTAGTTTTGCTATAAACCCTGCTACTCATCTAGCTGATCTATCTGGTATAAATATATTAAATCTTAAATTTTGCGGAACAGAAATCTCTATTCCATCTGTTAGTTCTTTTGTTGGCGAAAACACCTTCTTGCTTTGCAAGAATAGATTTTTGCAAAATCGAATAGATCAAGTTTCTGTTGCTGGATATGATTTGATTAATGAAAATTTAATAAAAGATAACTCTAGAGTTCTTAGACTATATAAGAATAATAACACAGATAAAGTTCCAACTATAGACAGGCTAGAAGTAGACAACACGAATCAAACAAAATTCTTTAAAGAATCGTCTTCTTCATCTAACTTATACACTGATAACGACTTGGTAAAGCATGAATTTAATGTGTTTTATATTAAAGACGCAGATTTAGAAGATTTTACGATTTCAGATTTTTACTCAAGAGAAGATAAGAGATACAGTGGCAAAATATTAACTAGCACTCCTAGAAAATTAACAGTGCATTCTTTTGATGAGATATATCCAAAAAGAACGCTGCCTAAAAGCATGAGTTTCAATTTTGATTTTGATGCAGGGGACACTCCAGATGGATCGTTGTCGATTAAAGCGCTTCAAATGACTGAAAAGGCAGACTCTATTGTTATCAACTCTATTTCAGAAGATAATGGATTAAAAAAACTATCAGAGCTAGAAGCTTCGCATTTGTGCGTAAATTTCGCTTATAGCTCAATATTGGTGCAAACTGAGGCTGTGACTTTATATAAGAATAGAATTCTAGACGACAACCTAACTTTCTTTCCAATATATAATAATTCAGAGTTTTTTATAAGCCCATTTCAAGAACAGGCAAGCGTCTATTATCAAAGTGGATCTTCGTATTTTTATGATGTTGTTTTTGCAACTAATGTTAGTCAAATAGTTTTACCTCAGCCGTTCCCCACTGCTACTAGACCATTTTCTGATTCTAATAAATATATATTTAATAATTTAAGCTCTAAGCCAATAGACATTAAATTAATATCTACAAATTCGATAATTACTACTTTAAATCCAAATTCTAAAATTACGATTTCAATAAGCGCAGGGGCTTGGTTTGTTGCGGCTTACAGTAGTTCAACAGATGGCTCATTAGAAAATCCAAATCAGCCGCTCCAAATAGTTTTTCAAAATCAAAATTTAGAAATAGATGCGTACCATCCTTTCAAAAACCTTTGGGGCGGTGATGGTTATTCTAAAGGATCGTCTGAAATAGTTTCCTTCATCTTGAGCGCATTTTTACCAGATGCTGATGGAGTAGAAAAAACTGCTGCTATATTAAATGATTCTAAATCTTATGCTATAGTAGACTCTTCTGACGACTTAAGTGTTAACGTTAATACAAATGGTGTAACAGCAGGAACCGAGACTATTTTTTGTTTTGGAAGAAGAGGTCCAAAGATAACATTAACAGATTCAGATCTTTATGTTTTGAATGATTTTTATTTGTATTTTTCATGCAGCGCTGCTAACAAAGTAGAATTTATAACTTTAGGACAAATTTGGGGTCAAAAATTCATAAATTCAAAACCAACCAATCCAATTTATGTAGAAAGAAATAAATTAGATATTGGCTCGTTGTTCGAAGGTCGAGAATCAAGAATAGATATATCAAATCTAAAAAATGTTACTATGTTTCCGTTTTATAAAGAAACATCGTCTTTTTATCTTCCAAACTTATCAACGAATATAACTGTAGGCGGTCAAGTAAGTAGCGTTGGGCTGCTGCTTAGTGGTAAAAAATTTGTATTTATAAATCTTGTAATAAATGACGCAGCGTATCCAAATCAAATATATAACTACTCTACATCAACTAACACTAATTTAACATCATTAAATTCTGTAGCTGTGTTTTCTGTAGTTTTAACTGGCAACACTTACGGGTGGGTAAAGGAAACTAATGCAAATAACATTCCGGTAGTCCAAGACTGTTATCCGCTTTTGAATAATATAAGTGGAGTTACAGACGAAAATTGCGCTAACATTACAGATGGAAATGAGTTTATATATTTATCGAATATGAACGCTTTCGAGATAAATATAAATAGTTTTAAGAAAAAACAATTTCAAAATTTCTATCTTTATAACTCTTGTAGCTATCCAATTAGATTGATAAAAGATGGATCTGTCCGGGCTAGCTTATCTTCTTCTTTGGGTTATTTAAATAAAGTGTCTTTTGATGGAGCATCATTCAATATAACAAGTTTACAATATAATGGAAGCACAGATTTTGTTGAAACTCAATTGCTTCAAATAAAAAATGAAGATCAAATTAAAGAAACAGCAACCTCAACATTTCCGAGTCCATCTAAAGACGCTTATTTAAAAATAAACTACTACGTTTCAAATGCATCTAATAAGTATTTTTCATTATTCAAATCTAAATTAGAAGGAGATTCTTACGTTTGGGATGACATAGATACGTCTGATTTGAAGACAGTAACTGTTTACAACGCGATCTTAGATGTAAAAGATTTAGAAGATTATGATTCTGACTCTAAATTGTTTGTTTACGGCTCTTCGATAAGAAACGAAAGTAATTATGTTTTTGACGATTACGTTTTGAATGTTAAAAATGTCTCAGAAAGGACATCTTCGTTTTTTATTTTTAATAATACAATTAGACCTCTCCATATAATTTTAGAGGGAGCGTTTGTTGTTTTGCTTCCAACTAGAATGGTCGAAATATACAAAACAACGTCTGGTATAATTTTTAAATACTGCGAGAGCCATCAAAAAGGTAAGTTTTATATTTCTTACAGAAATTCAAATAAAAATTACATTCAAGATAAAAATACAAAATTATTTATAGATGCAATTAGAGACGTAACTATAAGCTCTGGGGCTTCGTTTGCTGATGATCAACTGCCTGCTAAAGATAAAAATTGTTTGCTGAGTTTAGTTGCGACGAATGCTGAAATTTGTTATATTGATAAATATTATATTGTAGGCGAGAGTTTTGGCGGCCAAACTTCTGAGCTGTCTTCTTATTTGTATACTGGTTCTGTTTATGATCTATTAAATATAGGATACTTTACAGATATAAACGCCAATAAAAAAATAGTAATGCTAAAACCATTTTACAAGATAACAGTGGCTGGGCATTATATTTTTTCTAATAGTAATAATTCTATAGACTTAGCTGTAGCATCAGGGGAATCGTTCTTGGTAAATAATACCACTAAAAATATTTTTGTTAATAGATCCGGTGGAAGCCTTACATTATATAGAAATACAGTTCTTGTTGTAAACTCAAACGCGTACAGATACTTAAAGAAAGCTAAAAGTAGAGACGAGTTCTATTCGGTGTTTAATCCTAAAACAATTATATCTACTCAAAGAGAAATCAGCCAAGTATTAGATATCAAACAGCAACAAGAGATTTTACCTATTAATAATTTAGATTTTGTCGAGCAGCTGTCTTATCTGACATTATACTCAAAGGCCGGCCAAGAAGAAACTGTTTACTTAAACTTACAAGACTATTATTATGGTCAAGATATTCCATCTGATTGCGCTACCAATATGATAGCTTATGAAATTGGAACAGGGCATGAGACTATCTATAAGTTTTTATTCTTTGACCCAGTTGACAATTACTATACGTTACCAGGGATCACAGAAGGAGTAGAGTATGTTGTAGATATTAATGAAGGTTTATTTTACAATTTAAGCTTGGGAGAAAATATAGCTAACGCTAACTTTGGTTCTGTTAAGTATATGAATAAAAAATACTTTAATGGGCAAACATTTATAGGAGGGAAGTCTTTTTGGTACGAAGTTGATTTCCCGAATTATGTTAGAGTCTATAAAGTAGTAAGAGAAATTCCTAATGGCTTCAAGGTGTCTTATGAGCCAATAAATGAATTAGGGGTAGCAAACTCTGAAATAATAGAAGGGGAAAATTTAGATCCATTAGGCAAGTTTAAAGAACTAATCTTTTCTACAATAAGTAATTCATTATCTACTAAACGAGATACTCCAGCAGCCTTATGCTGGATTCCTGAAAATCAAAACGCATTCTGGTTAGATAAAAATTTTAATAAAGACATTTGGCAGGTAATGTCTGTGGATCCAAATTCTATAATTAAAATAACTCAAACAGAAAACTCACAAACTAAAGAGCTTTGTTTCGTAAAATGCACTATGAAAAAGAACGGATTAAGATCTCCAGTTTCTAATTATCATTATGATTTTTATTCAGCATTGCAATCAAAAACTCAAATGAGTGACACCGGAGAAGTTTCTATGGGATTTGATTATAATTTAACAGCAACTCAAAGAGGAAAATTAAGAGCAAAAATAGCGGCAGAATATGGAAAACAAGATTTTATTTATTCCGATGGCCCTTTTGAGTTCGGAACTGTTGGGAGAGAGGATTTGTTGCAAACATCTTCAATCACCCCAAGTCAAGTAAAACAATCTAATTTTGAAGTAACTATTGTTGTGGAAAAAATTAAATCTAAACCAGAAGTATCTATAGAAGATTTTTCTTTTGACCCCACGGTTCAGCTACTAAACGAAAACATATAATATGAGCAGTAAATTATTTTTTGTTAATATCTTCGATGGAATAAATTCTTTAAGCGTGACCCCAATCGCCGAGAGGAATACTAATATAGACCTTGAAATAAAAACAGCTTATATTAAAGACATATACAACACAGACGAGTTCAATTCAACCAACATGTTGAATAATAGTGATATTAAAAACTTTTACTATAATATCATTTTGGAGTCTTTAAATTTAAATAGTGAGGCTCAAACAAATCAAGCTTTTAAAAATAATTTACGGCAATTAAAATCAGATTTCAAAGACCTTTATATATTATCTAGATATAGAAATTCTAGTAAAAAAAGTTGCGTTTCTATATCAAGCACTGGGGTTATAAATACGAGTGATTTGATAGGAAACTTTAAAATTTATAATGTAGGAAAAGAGTCTTTAGACACCATAACGTTTGGTGTAGATGGTTCAAATACGTTTTCAGACGACAGGGCTAATAGTGTTTACGCAGAAGTAAGAGAGTATGATGGTATTTTTATTTCTAAATCATTCATTCAGTTAACTGACGTAACAAGAGAGGCTTATCCTTGGGACTATGATGGGTCTAGTTATTCTGATATTAGTGAAAAAATATTAACTAGTTTTTATAAATGTAAGGTTTATGTTTATATAGTCAAGAATTTTGACTTCTCTATAAATCAATATTATTACTCAACTTACATTTTAATTCTAAGGAACGTTTCTAATGAGAGTCAATACGCTCAAGATTTTACTTCTGCAATATCATCATTTGCGACAGCGTCTTCGCTTCAGTTAAACAAGATCTTTTATCCATTTTCAGTTATCGTAGATAGCGAGACAATAGAAAAGGGTCAGCTTGTCGATGGAAACCTGTCTAATTTATCTTTTGATTTTCCAAGTATATGTTTAGGAACTAATGGAAAAATTAATACTGATACAAGCTCAGATACTTTAGCTTTAGATACAATGGCTTGCGATCTTGGCGGAAATATAATGATTCAGTATTCTGGAGGGCCAGTAATCAAGCTTAGAGACGACCAGTTGTGTTCTGGAAATATTAATGTTGCGTTCGTTAGAGTGGACAACATGAATTCAAATGAGGTTTTTTTATATAAGGATTTACCTAATTTAACAAACTTTTTGAATGTTTATGCTTTTAATTTTTCTTATGTTAAATACATAAAAGAAGACGGAACTACAGAAGTTCTAGTTGGCTCTGCGTCAATTAAGACGTCTACTAATAGATATGTAAATCAAACACTAAAGACTTCGAATTATTTTGCTTACAATTTCGACTCTTCTTATGGGAGTCAATCGTTTACTTTCTCTTATAAATTTGAAGCAGATAACGCTGCTAATATAACAAACTATTTAATAGATTTTAGGCCATCAATTAGAGTTCCTGTTGTTAGATTAAATCTTTTAGATGATGATAAGGTCCAAGTGGTTTCTGATTACGCGACTTCTTTGATATACTATTTTGAAGGGGAGAATCCCGCCACTCAATCAATAACAGATTCTGCTAATGGAGTAAATCAAATATCTACTATTTCTACAGTAGGAAAATATGGAACGCTGCGTGTTGAAGTTAGGAATTTTTTTTATGATTTAGATACTGAAGAGTCTGGTCTTTTTGCTGCATCATCTTCTATAGACGTAAAGAAAAATATTACTATAGATAGCTTGCAATTTAGATTGTATAGAGGAATAGCTGCGTCAGTTTTTTATGACTCTAACGGTGAAGCATTAAATGAAATTTCTGGAAATAATTTTTCTCAAGGAGATTCTTTAAGTTATTATTACTATAGAGCCTCAACAACAACCACTGATTTTAGATTTAGGCTTAATTATACTTTTAGCGACACTTTATATATTAGAGTAGGATCTTACGATGCGGTAGAGTTGGTTTCTTCAGATTTTTATATATTAACTATAGATGAACTGTATGCTGCGTTAGACGAGAAAGGAAAAACGAATGTAACAATAGTTTTAAAAGACGGAACAGAGTTTATATTTCCATTCTATTTTAAAACGACTTATACAACAACACCAACTGTTTCGAGCGTAACAATAGGTTCGGTTGTATTTTCTGATGCTTCGTCAGCTTCAGTCACTTTTTCATATTCATACTCTCAAGCAGAGCAAATACTTTATGAAATAATAAATCAAAGTGGAAAGGTTATAGATTCTCTGTCTACTAAAACTGATTACTCTACAAGCGCAGAGAGCAAAACAATAACCGTTGATTATTTAACTGTATCTGAAGCATCGTCAATAACTATAAGAGTCACGGCAAGTAGCTTATCGGCTTCTTCTGGCGTGGAAACTATTATGAAAGCTACGCTTACAAGCTCTTCGTACACTTTTCCATTAAGACTAAACAATGATGATCCTGCTGTTGTTAAGTTTTATAACGATCTAGCTCTTACGACTCTTGCGGAAAAATTAAAAAAAGGTCAAAAAATTTACGCTAAGTTACAATTAAAAAATACAGGTGGATCTGTAATCAATCCTGCGGATTACTATAAATACATACAAGTTGATCCCAATTCTTTGACTTTTGAAATAGCTGGATTTTCAGATATAAATACTCTAGCAAATGGTGTAACATTCTCTAGGGTGAATAGTCACGTTTATTCTCTCATCGTTTCGGCAGATACAGATTTTTCAGAAAATGAAATAACTGTAAATGTAAACTATATACCTCTATATCAAATTTAATTATGCCAATAGCCCAAGGAACAATTCCTATATCTCAAGATGGCAGCGATCAGGGATCAACTTCTGATCCTATAGTTAAATTGCTTTTAAATGTAGACCTTAGCGAGGCTTCTGCTTTAAGTGAGATTATGGTTTATTGGGAGGTAAAAAATGCTATTAAAATTGAACTAATAGTCCAAAAGGTACAAAAAAATCTAACTTATGAAAAATACGATGATATAGGTTCACCTTCTGTTTACAATGTTACTGAATTATCTGAGTCGGGATATAAAGTAGTCTTAGATAGAGTGTATTCTACAAAAATTTCAATTAGTGCTACAAATTCAATAGGAACTGAAACAACTTGCGCTCCTCAAATAATATACAATTCCAAAAGTAATAGCCCAAAAGTTGGCGCTATTTATAATTCAGCATCTGGATTTTCTATAGAAAGAGAAGCCAACACTTTTAATGTTGTAAAAGGAAAAATTACTTTAGATAAGGTCGAAAATTTTGACATTAAGCTTGTAACTTCTATTCAGCTTTTATATAAAAACGAAATAGCTTCTAGCTGGACGCCAATAACTTTAGATAGAGGATCAGCGTCAGTAAATGAAATTATAGATAACAATAAAGATGTTTCTGGATACTCTATTGTTTTTAACAAGATCAAAATTAATGTTCCATCTATAGGGTCTGTTATTTTCTTTTTAGTTAAAACTACAGCTACTGGACTTGGGGATTATTTTAGCAAAGAGACGTTTTTATTTTTTGATTCGTTAGATTTGGAAAACTCTGCAAATCCAAGCAGCACTGTTCCAGATTTAACAATAAATCAAAAACAACCAGCAGCTTTGAGGTATGAAGTAAAATTAAAAATATCAGAAACTTACAAACAATCAGAAAACTCAACCTATGTCAAAGGCTCAGAATCCGGAGTTTACGAGAATTCTTTTTTACATTTATTTTCAGATTTTGAAAAATTCAAAGGAAAAACTTCTTCTCAGGAAGCTATTGCGAATCTTTTTGCCAATGGAGAATACTTCACTGGATTTTATTACGAAGCCACTTCAAAGAATTCTACTTCTAATAACTATAGAGGGTTGGTTTATCCAGCTTGCGTATCGGAAATATTACCGTGTATAAATATAACTAAAGACCAGTCTGGATTGAATGCTAGTGTTACTTTATTTTGGAAGATAATAGAAGATTTTTATGATTATAGTTTTTTAAATGATGAAATTAGGATTGCAACTACTGATCTACAAGTTTCAGTGCAATACTATGATGGGTCAGCATATCAAACTATTTTAGCAGCTACGCCTTTAAAAATAGGCAATAAGAATAACTATAATATTGATGAAGATAAATTTGTTTTAACACTTACAAGAAGTTCAATCAATCCGGCTTACTTGTCTCTATTTGATAAAATTTCTAATTTAGATAATAAAAATGCAAATCTTAAAATTAAAATAGAAAAACACAACGTCACTTGCTATTCTCCTTTTAGATCGGTTGATTATTCTTTTAATAATTTGCTGCTTCCTCCTAGATGGAGTTATCTTGTTTATGATGAGTTTATAAGATCAAGTTCAAGAGATTATTCAACTAATACAATTTCTTTTAATTTAGAAGATTACGCGTTAAGAGGAATTAGATTGCCAGATAGGGGATTCAGGGAATTTGATAAAATAGAAGGAATGAGTTATTTGGATGTTGATAATCAAGGAGGCTCGGCAATAGTAACTCAAACTGTAAAAGTTTTATATAAATTAACATCAGAAACAAAAGCTTTTTACACAGACCCAATTAGAGAAGGAACAATAACTTATATTGATTTGCCGGTTAAGCCAGATGAGGTGTTTTTAATTGCTCCAAAAGTTCAGCTTCCAAACCCAAACATAGACTCAAATGGTAAGCTTGCAAAGGCGGAAGTTGTATTGAATGAGTATGGGAAAATATCTGGACTTAAAATAATAGATCCTGGTTATGGATATTCAATGTTTAAAACTGAAAACGATAAAAGAATTCAAGTTTTTAGCGATTTAAATCCAATAGTAAAATCTTCTTATAAAATTTTATCAACAAAAAGAACTGAGATTCCTGAATTTTTAAAACCAGTTAATAATTCTTTTAGCAGGCTAAAGGCTTCTTTATACGGAGGAAAACCACTAAGTCAAGTGGGCTCAAATAATGCGGTGCTAGACGATCAAGAGGCTAAGATACTGCAAGATTATTTAACAAGAAATAATATACAGCAGCAGAACGCAGCAGAACAAACAAATGAAAATTCTGGATCGGCTTCAACATATATAAATACAAATTTGAACCCAGAAGACGAAACGTCTATCCTTAAGTTAGATCCGTTTTGGTATCAAATCTCTAAACTATATGTCGACAAACACAATAATCCGTCAGAAAATGTTTCAATATACAATGAAGATACTGATGCCGCTGCTACAGAAATAGAAGACTCTAGTGTTTCAAGCTCTGTAAACAGCTCGTCGTCAGCAATAGAAGGCTCAGATGCTACAGTATTAAATGAAAATTTCACATCTACTGTAAAGGACGGTCAAACGTTCTCTTTAAGCAATCTAGACATTTATACAGATGCGAGCCCTGCAGTCTCAATATACGACACTGCCGCAGCGCCTCCTAGCTTAACTCTGCTCCCTCTTGAGTCGAGAGCGGATGGAGCACCAGCATACGGAGCTCTTCCAAATATGCTGCCAAGAGCTAATAGCTTTTTCAATAGATTAGTTGATGCAATAAACAATCTTAATGAAGTAAGGTTAATCCTTCCTATGGTTTGGTCTATTGATTCTCAAACACGGTCTTCTGACTATTATTTACAAGATACTGAAGAAGACAAAAATAAGATTATTAATTTTAGTACAAGTGGATTTAAAAGCACCACTACTGGAAATTACAGTTATTATTTACCAGTGAATTCTGCTATTGGCGCTTCGGCCATAAGATCAGTTGGAAGATCTTACTTGAAAACACAAGATTTGCCTCAAGGAATAACTACTGGTCCGGGGGTTTATATTAAATCAAGTGAATATGCAAGTTCTATTAGCTTTACTCCAATGATCCATCCTTGGATGGAAAAAGCTTTGCAAAGCTATTTTATAAGGGGTATCAATAAAAAATTCTTAGCTATAGAAACGAAGAGGATCTACTCCTGCTCTTCTTACGAGCCGTACCAAGAAAATGGAGTAGGGTTCATTTCTTGCAATGGAGTGTTTGGGGTTGGGGACACTTATCCAAGATCTATACCTGCGAATACAAATGTTCCGGTAGACGTATCAAGCGAAACAAGAAATTTCAAATTCTTTTCGTATGGTACAGTATCGGAATCTCCGAGCGGAACAGCGTCAGCATTAGCTTTGCCAAATGGAATAAGAAACGGATATCAAGTTTTCTGCTCTGAAACTTGTGGAACTTTTACTAATACAACATTAGATTTTAAATATTCTCACTTATATCCTAGTACAATTAAAATATGAATCAAAATGATCTTTCATTTTCTAATTTAATGAAGGAAGGATTAAAAATTAGAAATAGCTTAGTCTCTTCGTCTAAAAAAGCAGCTTCAGCAATAATAAACAATGAAAAAATAACCTCTGATCCGAACAGTGCGGAAAAGAGGTTGTCGATTTGCAATAAATGCCCGAAACTTTGCAAGCAAAGCGGCAGATGCGAGCTGTGTGGGTGCTTTGTTACTATTAAAGTAAAGCTAGATTTTGAAAGCTGCCCATCAGGAAAATGGTGATTACTTTGCGGGAGTCTTTTTAATCCTGTCAATAAGTTCAAAAATCTTAGGCTTTGGAATCTCGGCTAAAGAAGTCATTTCATCGGCCTTGTCAATCTTATCCTTGACGAGGCGACGTTTTACATCGTCAAACGAGATGCCTTTCTCCTTCATTAAGCTCGCTAAAGCAGCAGTGGGAGACAGCGGATTTTCAACACCAAGGTCTTCTGGCAAAGATTTAGCGCCAATCTCTTCTTGACTAACAATGTTGATTTTCAAGAAGTTGCGAACGCATCTTACAAAAGCTCTGTTTTCCGCTATCGCAGCCAAATAATTGCGCGCAAAGCTTTGGGTGTTGTCTGGCGTTGCGTCTGCAAGAGATTGGAAAGACACCGCTTCGTTTGAAGTCTCGTAATTTCCTATCCAGTTTATATAACAACTTGCGATAACGTAATTTGGACCAGCCTCTGGCACATCGTAAGAAACGCATGTGAATCCTCTGATTTGAGCAAGCTCTTTTATGCCGCCGAGGAGAATCAGCAAATCTTTGTCTTCTAACTTTGTGATATCTGTTTCTTGGGTGCGCTGCTTATTTGGCACAAGAAACTCTGGGCGAATCATCTTACGCCAATTAACATAACCGTCTTCATTAAAGACGTATGGAATAGGAGGGTTTTCTAGAAGACCAAACGTATTCCTTGAAAGGATTTTTGGAGGAGTACTCATCGTGTGCAGTATGCATCAGAATCGCTCTTTGGTCAAGAAATAAAATCCATCAGCTTCTTCTCGAAAAGAATCGTCTAGCTGCTCTGGCAAACTAAAGTCTGTATTTCTGATATCTTTTGAAGCTATATCGTGTTTTAAATGCCATCTACTTGCGTAAGTTTTACCAGATTTAATTATTATTTTATTTGTTTTGTAGTAGACTTTAGACTTATCTAGACCGTCTAGAAAACTCAAGTTCAGCAAATTAAGTCTATTGATTTTTTTATAATGAAGATATTTGATTTTTTCTTGGCTCAAGTCTTCAGAGCTGAGATTAGTAATCAAATCATAATTAATATTTAAACTGTCTAAAGTAGCCAAAAATGAAGAGTCAGAATCTTTTTCGACCTTAAAAAAGAGTTTTTTTATTCTCTTCTTCATTGATAGAAGGATGTCTTTATTGATAGATCTATTGGTAACAATAGAGCAAGAAGAGTTCTTTAGTTGGCCATATAAATTTTCTTCAGAGAAAAACTTATCCATTCTAACTATTATCTCGTTATTGATTTGGGTCTGAGGTATTTTAAAATTGCAATCAGGAATAAGATCTATTGAAGGGATAGCAAATACTTTACCAATACAAATAGTGTTATCAAAATTAAATTCTGAGCCGGGAAACATTCTCTTCAATATAAACGCCGCCACTTCTTCTGGCCTAATATTATTGATATAGTTTCCTAATGGATTTAAGAAACCTTTTCTTGGTTTTTCAGAATGAATGATTTGATCTTCTGAAGCTAGGCAATTATCTATAGAGTAATCGTATTTTAATAGACACTGATCTACTCCATACTCGGAGCAAATTAAAGAATAAAGCTTTGAGCTTCCGCAAAAAAATTTAGCTCGTTTTAATAAATAAGTTTTTTCATTTAAAGATACTGTTTTGTCTATTACAATATGATCGAATTGGAATTTTTTATCTTCTATGAATTGAATTATTTTGATATTTTTCGCCTCCATAAATGGAGTTATCAATTGAATAGTTCTATTCCAAAAAACATAATTAGAATTTTCATCTTCATTCTGAGTGTTTAGAATAATATAATCTGAAAAGCCAAGCGGAAAAAACTTGTCGTAGATGTACGCTTTTTCAGGAGTTATGCCTGTTGTAGCTGAGAAGGATTTTAATAAATTCATTTGAGAAAAACTGAATGATTATTATTAAGGGAAAAATCGTCTAGAGAATAACATTCATAGAAATTATCCTTTAAAAATTCAAGATTTCTAAACTCTTTACCCTGAACTAAGATATCAGATACATCACTGTTACCCAAGAAGATTTCTGAGGCGTCTTTATTTGTGAATACAAAAATTAGCTTATTTGAATATTTGTTTTTAATTCCTCTTATAATTTTAGTTGCTAAGAATACGTTTTCTTTAGCGGAATTTATAACTACTAATATTCTGTCATCTTTTTTGGATTCTCCGAAAATATCTTCAAAAGTCGTAGGCTTGAATTTTGACAACTCTTGCTTTGCCGTAGTTCTAAAGAAAGATATAATTGTTTGTTTAGACATGCCGTTTTCTAGCTTATTGACCCAATGTAATAAGCCTTCGTCATCATGGCTAGTTTTTCTGCCTAAAATTTTATCGTAAAGAGCTTTTAGCCATAGCACCTTGTCTTGAATGTCTGGAATTTCGGCGTCTGGATTTACTGTTGGGGGTGGAGGCGGCTCATCTTTGTACTCAGCAAACGGGGCAGAGTCAATGAATTTCTCAATTTTACCACCAATGCTTTCTGTAGAAAAATTATCTATTGCCCATTTTCTTGCTAGCCTTCCAATTTTATCCCTCTGGTCTAAAGGCATATCGTAAACTATCTGTAGTTTTTCAGATATTGATTGAGGGTTAGTAGAGGCTTTGATAAATTCTGTGCCGAACTCTCTATACTCGCTCCAATCTAACGCATACGAATGAGCTTCTGGGCAGCACATTTCAGCGCCACAGCTATAATTAGTAACTAAAGTAATTAATCCTGCCAGTTTAGCTTCTTGAATAGGAATTTCTTGGCCACCACTTGTGAATGGATGACAATAAACATCCATACAATTGTAGATTTCATTTAATTGTTTTTCATTTACGCCATAAGAAACTCCAGTAGTGACGCTAGAACTATTAGTTTTGCAATAAGAGCAATTTAATTCAGGCCCAGCGAAATTTTTTATTTCATATCCTCTGCAAGCTTTGCAAACATAAGTGGTAAGAATATCAGAATTGTCTACTTCAGATTCTTTGCAGAGTTTTAAAATATTCCATCCCTCTTGCCAATGAGTGTGCAAGAGCAGTTTGGCTTTTATTTTTGGATTCTTGTCTTTAAAGATTTTAAATCCCTGAAGCAAATTAGGAACAGATTTTCTTAGTTGATTTCTAAATACAAATCCGATAATAAACTCATCATTAGATATGTTATTTTTTTGCCTTAAAGATTCTTTTTCCTCTGGTGGCAATGGTTTAAAATCTGAAACCTCAATGCATCCATGAACTGTTTTTACATGAGTATGCCCAAGCTCATGCATTCCTTTCTCCGCGAAATTAGACCATACCCAATAATTTTTGACATTTGGAGCTTCTTTAACTGCTGATGGCAATAAAGGTAATGAATCAAGAGTGGTCCAAATAGCTGAAGTTATATTATTAAACCAAGGCTTAGAAATTACAAAATCTACTCCCCAAAAATCTTGAGCAGTGATATAAACATCTGGTTTTTCTTCTTTAATTACCTTGTCTACTTCATAAGCTCCATAAGCGTAAAGGCGAGTTTTATCTGGAGAGCTATTGCAATCAATTTGTTCTTGGCCAGATACAGGAACAACGCCAAGGCTTTTCCAAGGAGTTCTTTCTAATTCCGGATGAGCTTTTGATATCCCGCCAGCGATAGATACAATATCATATTTTCCAGTATTGAACAAATAAGAAAGAATGGCCTTGGTATTTCTACCAAAGCCAGTCTTAGACAATGCAAAGTCGCTGTGAAATACTAATTTCTTTTTTCTCACCATAGATCTTCATCCGACGATTCCTGCTTAGGAGCCTCCTCCTTTTTGGGGGTGGCTGCTTGAGGAATAGCGGCTGATCTATTATCTTGATCAAGCGAAGCCTTTTCAAAACTTTTCGCAAGAGCAAAGCAGAAGAATGACTCAAGGCGAGTACCTTCTCCGAAAGTGAATCCTATCAAGAAAGAAGTCTTGTCTTGAGCGTTTTCCTTACTCTCCTTAGACACTGAGAAAGAATATCCTACTTGAGCCGTCTTACTTGGATCATCCTTAGTTGGGCGGACATAAGGTGAGAACTTGATTCTAGTTACTTGCTTAGCGGAGTCGTGAAACGCAGAGATCTCTCCATTGCGACGAACAGCAGAGATAATATCAGCAGCTTCCGTAAGGCTAAGCTTTATCGAGCACGAAGCCTTTGGGTTTTGAGAGTTGCCAGCGAAAGATCCACGCTTTGCCTGCTCGTCCCAACTAGCTTGTTTGATCATATTTACGAAAATACAGTCGTCCTTTGCAGAATATTTGAAGGAGCAACCACAGCCGGTGTTCTTGGAATTTGGTTTGTAGAATTGAAGCATACGTTATATGATTGACTCTTTACTCTTGATTGTCAAGATTTTTTTCTTTTAATTCGGATAGCTTTGTGTAAATTTTTAAGGTCTGAATCCCAATGGTGTCGCCAAAAAGGCAGTCTTTCTTTTTTACACCTTTAACGATAACGATATCGTCTTTTTCAGGTAGTCTATCGCTGTTTGATGACTTATTGAAATCAATCTTATCGTTGAAAGTCAAAACTGGAATGGTTCCAAATTCGTCAGAAACTATCATTTTAAATACTTTGGTTTTCTTCTCATTTTTAGATGTCCATTCAGAAGCATCGTCAACTTTGCCAACTATGTAAACCATCTGGTTTTCAGAAGAATCCATAGCTTGAGCAGTGGATATTAGATTTGGCATCTTTAAAGAAAAGATAGCATTCAAAGACTTGTCGTAACTATAGCCAAGTAATTTGTTTTCATAATACCAATTAGCAAAACTTTCCGATTTATTATTTTGCTGATATATCTTTAAATAAGGATCGTATTTCTTTTTGATCGTTTCTAGACGAGTCTCTTTAATGAGAAGCTTGCTGTTCTCGTTCTTTGTCTCTGACAGTTTTTTGATAGTCTTGAGAAGATCGTAGTCTTGGTCTGGGCCGTGCTCCATGCTTAAGACTTTCTCTTTGTCCGTAAGAAGGTTCCAAAGCTGAGCTTCAAGAACAACTCGGCTTCTGGAAGAAGAAAAGCCATCTAAAGCTCCAGCTTGAATCAAAGCAGATAAAACGCCAATAGAAACTCCAACTTCCTTTGCTGCCTGAAACACTTCGAATTTATTAGATTGATCTGATTTGAAATTTTTCAGTTTGTGCATTGTCTTTTCAGAGATGCCTTTAATAGAAGATAATCCAAATCTAATATCATTTCCTTGAATAGAAAAATCAGTATCAGATTTTAATATATGAGGTCCAAGTAAAGTTATTCCAAAGTGCCGAAGCTCTTTCTGGATCTTAGATATTTCTTCTAGAGGAGCCGGTTCATGCTTTGTCATCTCTAACAAAGCTAAGAAAAAATGCTGAGGATACTTAAATTTAAGATAAACAGTACAAGCCGCCAGAGCTGCATAGCTCATGGAGTGCGATTTATTAAACGAATAATTGGCTGAATTTTCAAGAATGCGCCAAAGGATATCTCCGATTTCTGGGGCTAGATTGTTTTCTTTAATTTTTTCAGAGATCTTTTCTTGCCATTTTTTGACTTCTTCCACCTTCTTTTTGCCAACGATTCGGCGTAACACTTCTGCTTCATCAAGAGTAAATCCAATCTTATTGGACATTTTCATCAACTGCTCCTGATACAATGCTACGCCGCCACTACCGCTTAGTACGGAATCAAAGAACTCATGGATACCTTCGTATTGATTGTTAGTTGTGAAATTAGCGTATTGATCTACGAACTCCAAAGCTCCGGGCCGAGCAAGAGCTAGAACGCCGCTTAGTTCTTCAAGGTTCCTTGGCTTTACTTTTTTGCAAACTTTGAAGTTGGTCTCTGCTTCAATTTGAAAACATCCATGAGGAGTTTTAAAGTCTTGAAGCTGTTGATAAATAAATGGATCGTTAAAATTAAGGTCATCGACTTTAATCCCAACTAGATTGCAAACGCGATCAACAATAGACACGCTTCTCAATCCAAGAAGATCTAATTTGACATTAGATATAGAAGCCCAATTCATGTCGTAGCTAGAGACCTGTTCTTTGTCTGAGGTAAGTTCAGTAGGGCAGCTTTGTTCTATCGGATAGTATGAAAGCATCATTCCAGAGGCATGAACGCTCTTATTCTTGATTAGGCTTCTAAGTTTTAAAGCAGTTTTGTAAGATCTTGGATTATCGTCGCACCATTTCTTGAGTTGCTCAACCTCGCTATAAGCCTGTTTAAGATCCATAACTTGACCGAAAGTCTTTGGAATCAAAGAGCTAACTTCATTCATTTCGGTCTCTGGCTTCTCGTCAATGATCTTTCCGCACTCTTTAATAAGCAATTTACCGCTTAGAGTTGTTAGGGTTAAAATCTTAGAGGTTCTGCCAGCAAATAACTGCTCCAAGAATTTAATCACCTTTGGGCGATTATAATAGCATATATCTATATCCACGTCGCACATCAGGGATCCATCAAGATATGTAATGCCATCTACTACTTGCTTCTTGGCTCGGATCTTAGAAATGAAACGCTCAAAGAATAGTTCATATTTAATCGGATCTACCTTGGTGACCCCCAACAAATAAAGAATAAGACTACCAGCAGCAGAACCGCGCCCAAGGCCGAGAGGTATGGAATTTTCGTTACAGTAGTTAATAACAGTCCAAACCAGAAGAATATAGTCAAGAAATCCAAGTTCTTTAATGGTCTCAAGTTCATATTTTACTCTCTCTGAATATTTAGGAAAATCTTCTTTGGCTATATTTAGCTTTTTAAAATTAGACCTACATACTTGCATCAAGAAATCATAATTGGAAGATTCCTCTTTAAGGCCATACTGCTTCTTAAGGCGGCTCTCAATATTGAATTCGGGAAGCCTTACGCCATACAATGGCAGCTTCATATTTGAAAATTGCGAATCGAAGTCTTTCATATTTCTGCTTGAAATTTAATTTTGTTCCAAACCTTGAGGTTAAGATCCAAATCTACGATAGCATTATGCAGATTTTCGTAATCGTGATCTATAGTGTAGTCTTTACCAAGAGCAGTGAGGTTGGTTTTAATTCCTTTTCGGTAAGTGTGCAAAAGCTTATATTGATATTCAATCAAAGATTCTTTTGGCATTTTTGGAATTCCATACTTGATTCCTTTAGCCAAGCAGTTGGTGTCTATAAATTTATTTACTAGATGTTTAATGTTTCTATTTTTAAGAAGATACATTTCCTTGATCAGATAAACGTCGAATCCAAGAATATTATGACCAACAATATAGTCGCTACGATCAAGCCAATCACTAATAGTACCAAAAACATCATCAAATTTCTTGCCAGTTGTTCTAATGAGTTCTTCTGGGTATCTTGTGATTCGTCTTGCATCTTCAGATATTTTAAGATTAGTATCCCATTTAATCAATAAATCTCGCTCATCTATTTTCTTGCCACCGATAGTATACAACATAGCTACCTGCCAAGGAAGATTTTGACAAAAATTTAAGCAAAGATTTAAAGTCTCGCAGTCTATAAAGACTATTTTTTTAGTCTTATCAAACCTCAATAGTTCATTTTCCATATTTTTCCTTGAATGATTCGGCGCTGAATTCGTTTGAAGAGCAGTGATCTAAATTAGGTTTATTTAAAGTTGTTCTTTCCGAGATGCATCGGAAGGTAAGGTAAGCCAAGAAATCTTCTTTGTTCTCATAATAGATAGACTGCGATCTGACCGCCGGAAGTCCATTCGAGGTGATTTCTTTAACTTTAGATTTAAGAATTTCATCAAATGGTAAATTGTTATCCTCTACAAAATAAGTAGGAGTGCAAAAACTAAAATCAGGAACGCATATGCTATAAGTTAAATTATTCTTAAAAACATAAGAATCGTAGAATGGGACACAAAGCGATAAATTGCTCTTTTTCCATAGCCTACTTAAGTTCTTGCAATCTATTCTTGGGTAGTAATAAAAACCATTAATGCTTGCAAAAGTGGATATTTTAATTAGATCGTAATATCCGTCATTGTTAGTTATAAAAATTATAACCTTATGCTCTTTATCTCTTGACTCGGCTGTCTTGTTATCTATATCATCGCATACAGTTAAACGAAGACCGAATCTTAAATTCAATTTAGCATCTTCGCAAGATTTGTAAGCTTCTAGAAAGCCAGAAATAGAATCGTCTACTAGGTATAAGTTTTCTAGATTTAACTTTTTTGCTATATCTATTATCGAACTCGGCTCGTCAAGCTCGCTTGAGCCAGCCTTGGCAAGCGTTAGGATAGACTTGCCAAGACTATAATGGGATTTGAAAAGCGGCACAGCCGAATACTCCATGCGTCAGCATGGTCGCTCCGAACAGGAAGTCAATCAAAAAGTTGGGTCGACTTTTCTCCAGTAAGGGCAGCCTTTATATTCTGTTTTATTAATGAGAGATACCTTTGGGTCATTTAAAAGGTCTTCTCTTTTAAGCGAAGAACGAATAAATTTATCATTAACATCTGTTCCTACGTAATAGGAAGCAGCAAGTCTGGATGGGCAAATCCATTTGCCTTGGACATCGCTTCCGCACATCCATTTTTTACTTGGAGAATTAGCGGCTAGATTTCCAACAGATTTCTTTTCGTCAAATTCAGTAATATATCCAGCAACATAAGATAAATACTCTTTAAATCCATTCAATTGCTCTTCAGTGGGCTTGGGGGCCTCTTGAATAGGTTGCTTTTTAAACTTTAAAAATATAAAGATAACATCAGGAATGTGTCCTTTAGTCTTAAAGACAGCCAAAGAATACATTAAATTTTGAAGATTAAAATCAATCTCTTGTTTAGAGAATTTTCCCTTGCTGGATTTGTAGTCGTAAATCTTATAATTATCGCCATCAAATTTGGCAAGCTTATCTATAAAGCCATTGATGATGTAATTATCTTCCTCTAGTTTAAACTCAGACTCAGCTTCGACTAGAAGCGCTCCTTGGCAAAAGAAATCGCTTTGCAAGCCGGTCTGAATCATGTTGTAAATTAAATCTAGATTTTCTTCATCATTGACTTTTAGTTTTTTAGCGTTCTTTAAGATGAGTTTGTGGATTGCTGGGTTTTTTATTACTCCAGCTTTTCCTGAGCATAGGTCTTCAAAATACTTTTTATGCCTATCGGTAAGAAGAAGCTCAAAAATTAAATGACAGATAGTACCTCTAGAGGCTCCAGAATTAGAAATATCAGGATACTTAAGTATGTATTTAGAGTAGTATAGCCAACTGCAGCTTTCAATAGTCTTAATTTTGCTTGCGCTAAGCTTTACTTTTTCTTTTATGGTGCTCATATTGTTTTGTGCCACTCCTGAATCTTACTCTTATCAAATAAATTTAAATCTCCAAAGTCTTTAGCTTCGGTTGGGAGGTTAATGGAGATTTGATTACGATCAAAGTAATTGAGGAGTTTGTTTTTTACCGATACTGCTGCTTCGTTGCCTGCCCCATTATTGTCAGAATCGTTGTTGAAAGCAATAATTATTTTGTCAGGATTTAGGGCTATTAAACTATAGATTATCTTAGGAGATATATTGAGGCCAAATGTAACGATGGAATTATTTATGCCATTCTCTCTAAGAGCCAGCATGTCGCCAATGCTTTCTAATAGAATAACTTTTTTGCATTTTTTGATATCTTCGAGATTAACTTTGAGAGGGTAAACCCATTCTTTCTTATCTCCAATATGTTTCCATTTTGGGCGACCTTCTAAAGAAAATGGAGCGATATCTCTTCCGGAAAACCCTATGATATTATCTTTATTGTCAAAAACTGGAAAGGTATATCTATTATACATCTTGCCGGTAGAAGCAACTCCACCATTAAATTGAGATAAAGTAGAAGAAGAGATCCCTCTGTTATTCCAATACTCATCGTTCTTGCTGAGTTTAAGAAGCAAAGACTTTTCAAAATATTGAATTTGCTTTGTTATAGCTCTAGGCTTTTCAATTTCTTCATTATTTATTGAAATCCCTTTAGAGTCTATCCATTGCTTAGCTTCTTCTATAGACTTTAACTTTAAAGTAAGTCGAATCAGCTCTTCTAAAGAGCCGCTTTTGTTCTCTTTAAAGTCTACCCATTGTCCGGAGTTCTTCCATATTCTTAGTACGCTATCGTTATCGGAATCTCTATAGAGAGGTTTAGTTCTAAATTCTCTACCATTGTCCGTTAATACGTATCCTATGTCTTGAAGAATCCTTCTAACAGATTCGCAGTCGTTCATAAAATTTCACCATCTCCTGAATCGTCTAACTCGGGCCTCAAAGCTCTAGCCGAAACAATGTCTTCTAGAGTTCCCTTCTCTTGCACATTGAAGTTTTGAATGTCAAAGCTTACATAATTTGCGGCGTATTTTATTTTCTTACCTTCTTTAATTCTTACCAAGTCGTGATGACCAGCAGAGTCTTTTCCTTGAAATCTTGTTGCGAGAGGAATAAGTTTATGAGAACCGAATTCTTCACCGTCACTAGCTATCTCTTCAACAGTTTTCCGGCGAAAGATGCCAACGAACGAAGCGAACCATTGCAAGCGATCAGATTGAGAAATCGCACTGCTATCATCGACTCCATTTTCTGCGCTACGATTTAACTGACAAGCTGTTAGAATGGGAATATTAAGCTCAGAGCAAAGCTCCTTCAAAGAATTGACCTTGTCTCCAATTAGTTGGTACTCTTGTTTGTTTTTGTCTGATTCTCCAGTTAACTTAATGTAATCGTAAATAACAACACACGGATTGCCTCGACCTACTTTTGAAAAGTACCATCTTTTAATAATAGAAACAACTTCATGAATTGGTTTTCCAGAGACTTGAATATGATCTACTTGATTTTGAATCTTTAAGATTTCGCTCTTGTTTTCTTGGAAGAGTTTATATAAGTTTGGGCTCTTTTTCCAATTGCCAGTTTCTAGATACCAGACTGGAATTTGAGTTATAGAAGAAGCTATTCGGAACTTCATGTCTAAAGTAGACATTTCCGTATCTAAAACAAGAGCTTTGCAACCAGGATTAATTGAGGTTGTCTTGATTGCCAAATCGTTTAAGATTGTAGACTTACCGTGCTTGGGGCGACTAACCCAAGCATATAGATTTCCGGGTCTTATGCCGCCGTACAATCTATTAAAATTGGGATACGGGGTTTCTAATCCGGTTTCCTTAATTGGGTTATTGCCTCGCTCTTCAATTATTTCAATTGTATTTGAGGTGATGTCTTCGGGCTTGTTGCTATTGTGAGTGTATGGCGATATGTTTTTATTATAAATCTGATCGCTTTCACTAATGATCTCTTCAAGATCTTTGTCTGCGCAAGAGTGGGCGAATTTTTTTATTTCTTCCCCAGTCTCTTCGATTTCTCTTCTTACTCTAAACTTAAGAAGTTCTTTAGCAGAATCTATTAAGCCGCTTTTAGTAGTTGGTATAAGACAAATACTATTAACATAATTAAATATATCAACAGATTGATCTTTAAATGTGATGCCTAGATTTTTGGCTTTTTGAGCTATTAGAACTTTATCAATAGTTTCGCCCTTGTTGTAGGTATCCTTATATACGCAAAAAATAGTATAATGAACATCATTGACGAAATCGTTTTCGGTAATGAAACTTTCTATATCTGCGAAAGCGTCTTGGTGCTTTATTAACGCAGACAGTAGATACTTTTCTAGTTGTAAAGAGTAAATTGACATTAGAGGCTTATGTTATGCTTTTCTTTAAAGAAGTTTTCGGTTAGAGAGTCTACTTCGTCGTGATATACTTCAATCAAAATAAATTTATTTAAAACCAACCAATTTTCTTTTGCGACATCTCTTTTGATAGATTTTAAATAATTCAATCTTGAATCATTATGAAAAAATTTATTGTAAGAGGAATGCTGTGGACCGTGAACTTCCACAGCTATCTTGCGCGTTGCGTTGATTATGTCAACTTTTAATCGAGAGCCGAAGACGGGAAACTCTTCGTAGACTATATGGTTTTTCCAATAATCCTTTAGGAATTGCTTGGTTTTAAATTGTATTTTAGAGCGAGAATTAGCTTCCCAATCAATTAAGTATTCGGAAACATTCTTGCTTACAACTTTACCATATACATTAAAAAGCTTCATCTCTTCAAAACGCTAATGAACTTATCAAACAAATACTTAGTAATATCGGGATGTTCTTCTAAGAAGTTCTTTAGATTTGCCTCTCCTTGGTGCTGCTTGGGAAGATCAAGATTATTATCAGCAAGCTCCTTAACTAGATCGTCGGTTATGGTTATCCAAGCTCCTTTAGCGTGAGCAAATTCCCAAGCTAGAAGCTGGTCAACAATTTCATACTCAATCCAAACGCTTGAGCCATTTGTTCTGCCGTATTTAATTGGGTATCGGACTTCTCTTCCGGACTTCTCGTTTGGAGTCTTTTTAAATATAATCTTGCACCAATGGCCTACTGGATTGCCCTCGCCCTTAGTTCCAGCATAAATAGAATCTTTATTCCATCGCTGTTGGAACTCTAAAATCCAATCTGAGTAATGCAAAGCAGCGTTTCCGCCGCTGGCGTTAGTAACCTTTGGGTCGCCCTTTTCGTAAGGATTGATCTTGATGGAAGATCTTACTTGAGAAATAAGGAAGCAGATGTGACCTCTTGAAGAAAAAGCCGCTGCCATCTTTCTGAGTAGATCAGAAGTAAGCAAAGCTGCTCCAGCAGTTTTATTAGCTTCAGTGGCTGATTTGGCCAAATCATTTCTTGGAACCAGAGCGTCTAAGCTATCAATCATGAAGAAATAAATATTTCCATCATCATTGTTTTTAATAAGCTCTCGCATTGTATCAGTAACGAACTCGTAATCATTAGTGGGAATTACTCGCCACTTGTTGGGATCTGTGTTCACCCCAGATCGATTAATCATGCTTTCGCTAAGTCGCCCTTCTGATTTAATGTAAATAATACAGCCTTTTTCAGGGTGTAGAATCTGGAAGTTACGAGCAAAACACAAAGCGTTGCTTGTTTTTCCTCCTTCCGTAATGCCTGATGATCGAATTATTCCAGGATGAATTCCTCCTCCCATTTCGATATCTAGAGTTAAACTTCCGCTGCTTACAACATAATCAATATTGTTATCATAAGCATAATGGTGATCTTTATTAGATTTTAATATGTTATCCAGAACCCTGAGTTTGTCGTTTGACTGTGGCTCTTCTGATTCTACGATTTCTTTCTTTTGTCTTGCCATATTATTTATTGAATAAATTTAAAAACTCTTTGAGAGATTTTGGTTTTTTTACAACTTTCGTGGGAGGGGCTACTGGTTTATCTTCTAGTTCAATCTTCTGTTTTTCAAAAGAAAGAGACTGATATTTCCTGATATTATTAAGAAACTCTTTTCCATTGTCTCCAAGAAACCAAGTAAGAGAGATAAGCTTAGTTCTGCCTTTGAGGCTCATCAAGAAATCAAAATCATATTGTTTAATTAATTTGCTAGCAACGCGCATTTCATTTGGCCAATTGCATTTACTTGGCTCGTTTAAAAAAGCCATAATTAATAATTGGTGATTACTTAATTTTCTAGGTTTTCTTAGACCTGGAGGCACCTCCCAGTATGGACGGGCTTCAGGCTCCAGTCAAGAGCTGAATGTCGTTTTTGACCATTTTTTCGACGAGAGCGTTAAACGAGATTTTTGGCGACCATTTAAGCTCTTCTCTCGCTGGCTCAGAATTTCCGAGGAGAAGCTCAACTTCTGCCGGTCTATAAAATTTAGGATTTATTTTAATTAAAACAGACGAGGTGGGTTCGTTTTTCAAAGCGTATTCGGTCGTGACACTGTACTCTTCAGACAATCCTTGCCCGTGCCAAGCCCCTTCAATTCCGGCAATCTTAAATGCCTTCTCAATAAACTCTCTAATAGAATGAGTCTCGTCGCTAGAAAGAACGTAGTCTTTCGGCTTTTCTTGATTTAGCATTTTCCATACGCCATCAACAAAGTCTTCAGAATCAGACCAGTCCCTTTTAGAATCTACATTACCTAATTCAATTGGGTTGAATACTTGATTGTTGTCTATAGCTTTTTTAATCCTTGCCGCGCCTTTGGTGATTTTGCGAGTTACAAATTCTTCGCCTCTCTTTGTGCCTTCATGATTAAATAAAATACCATGAACAGCGTATAAACGATAAGACTCTCTATAGACCTTAACAATGTGTCTAGCTGAAGCTTTTGATGCGCCATATGGACTTCTTGGTTTTATTGGGTGTTTTATGTCTTGAGGAAAATATTCAACATCTCCGAATTCTTCGCTAGATCCAGCAGAGTAGAATCTGCAATTTGGCTTTAGTTTTCTTATAGCCTCTAAGCACCGCAGGACTCCATTAGAGTTAACCTCAAATGTTTGCAGAGGCATTTCCCAGCTACAGCCAACAAAGCTTTGCGCTCCAAAATTAATAAAATAATCTGGTTGAATTTCTTTAACTAAAGAGTCAATTGACACGCTATCAGACAAATCTCCATACACAAATTTAAATCTTTCATTAGTGGAGAAGGAATTGCAATTAATAAAATTTGGATTAGAGCTTCTGCGCATCATGCCATAAATAAAATAATCAGTGTTCTTTAGCAAATATTCAGCCATGTTAGCTCCGTCCTGCCCAAGAATGCCAGTGATTAGAATGTTTTTCATACTAATTATAATCAAGCGGAATAAATGTAACTAGAATATTTAGAGATGTTGTCAATAAGCCATCTTGGATGAGTCTTTGAAGATATCTCTACTATCTGAGTATTGTAATCAGAAAGGACTCTTTTCTCGGCTTCTAGCGGAGTCTTAATATCAAAGTAAGAAACTTCATGGCCGCCATCTCTTGAGTGAGCCCAGCTTTTGTATTTTTTCAAAGTTTTTTCTCCTTTTGTGTCATCTAAGAATGTGAAGTGCCATCCAGCGTCTTCTATTGGGTAATGAGTGCTGAGAGAGTAGTATCTGAGTTCTGTGTGTTTGATTTTATTTAAATTAGAAAATAAAGTCATGCATGCAACAGCGGTTTTTTTGCTATACAAATTTAATTTATAGACATACATATCTAAATCAAATCCAAATATAGGAGCGTAATCATAAGAAGTAGTTATATGTTTTTTTGCAAAATGACAGTAAAGATTGTATTTTTTGTTATCTGAAAAAGTTTCCTCAGCCTCAGAGAAGGCGTGTTCGTTTAATATTTCATCTGCGCAAGTAAAAAGAACAATATCAGAATCTTTTGGTTTTTGCTCAACTAAGACTGCTGTTAAATATTCCGCTTGAAGATTGTCTCTCATCCAATCGTTCAAAACTAGAGATGGCTGTTTTTGAATCGTTTTGTATATTTTTTTAGAAATTATATCTGGATAAATATCGTACAAATCAACAAAAGAATCGAATGATCTGTATATTATTTTTTCAGAATACTTTTTAAATCTTTCGTGATCGAAGAGTAGATCTTTTTTTACTCCGGTGTGAGTTTCTCCTGCTTCGACGATAATAAATTTATCTACGAAATTCCAATGCTGGTTTAATTTAATTTCAAGAAGATCGTTCTCTTGAAAAAACATTGATGCTTCAAATATCATAATTACACCTCATCTAATCCAACCCACTCAGGAGGAAACCATTTGTGGTTTAAAAGATTTGATCCAGCGTGGTTGGGTTCTAAAAAATAATTTGGACAAATAATTTTTTTGTTTATATTTTTATTTAAAAATGAAGCCCAAAAACTAAAAGAACTATTAGAATTAATAATGCTATCGCAAAGAGAAAGGGTCGCCATGCCTTCTGCGCTAGACATGTTTTCTTTTGTATACATTATATCGTATTCGTTAGATAGTTGATCTAAGACTTCTGGGCATTGTTCAAAAAAATCTGCAAATATAAGAAAGCAATAATCTTCTTTAGAGAAAAAACTAAAAGCTTTACGATAGTAATCAATTCCTAATTTACTGTGGCCTCCAGTGCTATTAAATTTTTTGTATTCATTTCTGAATGATACCCCTACTATTTTTTTATTTGTTTTAGGTATATTTGAGCGGGCTAATTCTAGCAAATCATTATTAAATTCAAAAAGGTCCAAGACCTGATCTTTATAAGGATACCATTGAGTGTACCTTTGAAACCATTGAAAATTTAAATTTGGAAAGCGCCCTAAAGCATTATTGTATTCTATCATATCAATAATTATTTTAATTGGCGACATAGCTGCATTTACTTCGCACCACTTGTGGTCTTCAAAATTATCTATTGGTTCAAATATGTTTTTAATTTTTGGAAACGCATCTTCTATTTGAAATACGTTAACTTTACCTTTATTGAAGAAATCGAAGGCTTCACTTTTTTCGTTTTTTAAATATGCCGGAATTAATCCACATCCAAGATGAATGGCATAAAGGATTGCGTAATTTCCCATTTTAGCTCCGAGACCATCTCCAGATAGATATCTTCTTATAGCGTATCTTTTATTGCTGTTGGAATTCATGATTTATATAATTTATTGTAAACTAAGCGAATGCCTTTTTCTAACCCAAGGTATGGAATAGGTAGATTAAATTCTCCAATGTAATCTTTTCCAGAAGAATTATTTGACGATATAAGCACATTATGGTTTCCCAGTTTATTTATTATTTCAGCGATTTGATGCAAAGAATATTTTTCTTTATAAGAGCAGTTTATTTCTTTGGGAGGATTTTCTTGAGCTAAACAATATTTAACAATAGAAACTAAATCTTCCATGAAGAAGAAGTCCATTAATTTATTTTCGTATATTTGAATTGGTTCTTTCTTTATGTAACGGATTATATTGCCTTTTATGAATCTATTGTCGGCTTCGTTATGGTCAAAGCATCCAAAAATTCTAATGTTAGTAAATTTATCTTTGTACTTCATGGAATCGGCTATGAGTCTTTTGCTTATTCCATATGACGTATTTAAAGCTAGAAGCTCAGCTCCTGAGCCGAAAGAAATAAATCTAGAAAAACTGGTACTATTCTCAAGGAGATTGTAGTACATTTTTATATTTTGATCTATGGTATCGCCATCTTCAGGCTTTGTTCTTCTGCCGCCAGTTATTGCTGTATGTATTACGACATCAAAAAACCCATGCTTATCAAAAAAATTATTGACTTCAAAAAGAGAAGTTATGTCTGCTTCTGATCTAGATAGGCAAACAATTGAATGATCTGCGCCTAAAGATTTAATTAAGGCTTTTGCTATATAACCATTTGATCCTGTAATTAAAATTCTCATAAATATTTATCTATATATTTTACCATGCCGATATGAGTTGCTTCAATGTCGCTGGAAAGATTAGTCACTTCGGAAGATGGATAATAACGCCGGAATAACTCTGGAAGAATTTTTATTTTATTTGGTATTCCTCCAGTCAGCAGGATTTTTTGTTTTCCAGATTGAGCTATGTATTTTCTGTATTGCAAAACTAAGCTTTTCAATATCGAACCAGTTAAATTATTTGCAGAAAACTCACCCTCGTTTATCTTTAGGATGCTGCCTCCTCCATTATATTCGTGAGCTTGTTTAAAAACATTCATATCTATCTGCAAACTAGAATTAATAACATCCTCAAAAGAGGTCTCATTTAATAACCGAAAGAAGTCAACTCCAAGAGGCTCAAAGAAATTCTTAAAAGTTAAGAGCGCTCTACCAGCAGGTATAAATTTATGTACTTTTACTTCTTGGTTATTCAAGTATATAACTTGAGACCCTGTGCCAATATTAATGCATAAATTTCGATCATTTAAAGGCAAAGATTCTATTACGCAATTGGTGTCGCCTAGGCAGCTATAAACAGATATGCCATTTATATGGCCTAGAATTTTTATTTCTTTTGAGCCGTTTTCCGAAAAATGAGAATGGACATGATAGTTTGGGCTATCTTTAAATAATCCGCTAATGACGCAAGATTGATTTTCTTTGTAAGGGTTATTCTTCCAAGAGTAGTATAATTGACCACGATAAGATCCTCCAAGTATAGAACAACAAAGTATTCTGTCGATTGGGGAATTTCTTTCTACAATAGATTTTAATATTTCTTCTATTTCAGGTGCTTTAAGTTGATGCTTTTTTTGAAATGGAGAGTCTATGGTTTCTAAATTCTTGACGCTTTTAGAAACAGAATCGTAAGATGCCACCTTGATAAAGGAAGCTCCAAAATCAATTAGCAAGTATATCATGAACTTCGCGCTCTAAATCTTCGTCAATTTTAGAATCTACAAAAGTTGTATTGCCGGGAGGATCTACTACAACAAAAGATATTTGACCGCTTGATATTTTTTTATCTGTTTTTAGGCTAGTTATTAATTTGGAAGAGTCTAAGTTTTTTATTTTCTTTAAACTAGTAAGCTCACCAACGAGTCTTGATATTTCATTAGAATTGCTGAATAGTTTATTGATAATTTCTATTCCTAGAAGCACAGCTTCTCCGTGAGGTATGGCGTAATTTGTAGCGGCTTCTATGGCATGACCAAAAGAATGTCCATAATTTAATGATTTTCTTTCTAGATTTTCAAATTCATCAGCTTCTACAACAGCTTTTTTAATTACTAAAGAATGAAAAATAGCTTGCCTCAAAGAAAAAGCATTAAGATTTTCTACATAGTATTCTCCACCTATCAAGAACAGCTTAACAATCTCTCCATATCCTGAAATGATATCTTGGCGAGATAGGCTCTTTAGGAAATCAATATCTATAATTACGCTCTTCGGGGCAGAATATAAAGCTAGTTGATTTTTATATTCATTGAAATTAAGAGCGGTCTTTCCGCCGATGCAACTATCGCATTGAGACAAAAGAGTGGTTGGCACGAATACCCAATCAATTCCTCTTTTAAAAATCTTAGAAGTAAATGCTGCAATGTCTTGAATAATACCGCCACCTATTGCGTACAAAGTCCAAGACTTATCAAATTTAAAATCCATCAACTTATCGCATACATTTAAAACCGTTTTTATATTTTTATTGTCTTCTATGGATTCTACAGAAATTAAATATGGATGATTGATATTGTATAACGACTTTACCTTCTCGTCTATAAGAACAACGCTTTTTTCTGGGAATTGTTTTTTGAAAGAAGTGAAGTGAACAGAATATGGTCTTGGATGAGAGTTTATTTGCAGGTTGTCGAGCTCCTCATCAGAGCATTGGAAGGTTTTATTGTTGATTGAAAAAGAATGATTCATAGGTGTTTTAACGAGTACCCAGAATCTATTAGCATGTTTTGGCCAGTAATTCCATGATTTTTATTTATTAAATAAGAGCACATATTGGCTATATGGATTGGTTCTGTAAGTCCTAGAGGAATATTTGATTGTAAGTCTTTTATTCTTGATTCTGAGTTGTTTTTTCTAGTCAAAGCAGTGTCAACAAATCCTGGAGAAACAAGATTTACTTTAATAAGATTTTTGGCTTTTTCAAGCGCTATGGTTTTTACCGCTGCAAGCAAAGCATGTTTGGACATAGAGTATTGTATTCTATTCTCTTTAACGCTCTCAGAATAGAAAGATCCAATAGCTATAATGTTTGCTCCACTATTAAATTCAAGTCTAGAACATAGATTTACAAAACTAAAAACATTAACATTAAATATTTTTAATAGATCAGAATCATTTAAAGAATCATGAGGGTTTAATAAGTTTATGCCGGCAGCGTGAATGAATCCATCTAAAACAGGAATATTAGAAACGTTAAAATATGAAGACAAGTCCATCTCTTTAGAAGAGTAAGATATTACATTAACCCCTTCAGATTCTAGAGTTGATTTAATGGATTTACCAATTACACCATTAGATCCAGTAATAAATACATTCATATCAAAACGAATCAGAAATAAACATATCAGTCAAAGTGCCGGGAATAATCTTTCCGTTGGCGTCTATTCCCTTGTGAGTCACCTTTGGCTCATGGCGCTCTTTTGGATGGGTGAATACTTCTAGGAATACTGGACCAGAAAGATTCATCATCTTTCTAAGATTATTGTTTATTTGACTATTCTTAGAGATAGACAAATATGGTATTCCAAAAGCCTTGGCTATCTTTTTAAATTCAGGAACTGTAACGCCATTTGCTGGTCCGCTTGCGAACTCTTCGCCTTTAAAAAAAGACTCTTGAGATAACTTTATAGAAAGATATCCATCGTTATTTATAAGTATAATTTTTACAGGAAGATTGTATGCCTTCAGTGTTTGAAGCTCCTGCAAATTCATCATGATGCTTCCGTCTCCTTCAACGCAAATTACAGGCTTCCTATCGTTTGAGATACAAGCTCCAATTGCTGCCGGCAAACCATAACCCATGCTTGCGCATCCTACATTTGTGAATAGTCTTTGATTTTTATTGAGCTTGTAAGTTTGTAAAGTAATAACGTGGGCTGTTCCGTTACTAGTCACAATTGGAGTTTCCTTAAATAAATTAGGGGCTTTACTAATTAAATAATAAAAACTTGCGTAATTTTTTAAATTTTTATGTTTTGGATGAAAGTTCTTTTGATTCTTTCTTATTGTCTTTACTGTTTTTTGCCATTTGGAGTAATTACCGTTTATATTTAAATCATTCAAACGGATCAAAGAGTCTTTCAGATCAGCAACTATTGATAGATTGATATTAAATTTATGTTTTTTAATTTCAAATTCATCAATATCAATAATTACTTTTTTAGATTTGGGAGAAAACTCAGCTATATTATAGCCAGTCATCTTGAAAGGCATTCTCGTCCCCAAGCAGACAATAAGGTCAGCCTCTTGAACAATTTGATTTGAAGTCAACTGCCCAAGTATTCCAATCCTGCCACAGTAAAATTCATAAGAGTTATCGACAACATCAACTCCAGAATGCGGACCAGTAACGATTGGGATTCTGTTTTTCTTTAAGAACGAATCTAACTCTGGGTAAGAATCAGAAAGTCTGACTCCATTTCCAGCTACAATTAGCGGCTTCTTAGAATTATTTAGAAGATTTATTAATTCTAATAGTTGATCATCCTTTGCTTTTTTAATCTCTGGGCTGATAAAATCTTTATAGCATTTTTCTATGTCGACATCACAACCCTGAATATCAAGTGGGATATCTATCCAAACTGGTCCGAGGCGTCCAGACATGGCTAGAGAATAGGCTTTGTTAAGCTCGTTTAATATAGACAATGGGTCTTCAATCATAACTGCGTATTTAACCATTGGTTTGACAACGCTTATGATATCAAATTCTTGATCTCCAATTTGTCTGCAACCTGTTCCTCTAGAAAGCTGGCTTTTTTGAACTTGCCCTGAGATTATTATAGATGGAATACTGTCTAGCCAAAGGCCAAGCAATCCGGTTATTGTGTTTGTTCCGCCGGGGCCTGTGGTGACTATATTGGCGGACATCTTGTTGTTCATTCTAAAATAACCTTCGCTTGCCATTAGCGCAGATTGTTCGTGATGAACACAGAAGGTCGATAGGCTTGACTTTCTGAGAGAATCAATAAGATGAATGCATCCTCCGCCAGAAACAGTGAATGCGGTATTTATTCCTTTATCCTCAAGGAATTTTATAACTACATCAGATAATTTCATTATAGGATATCGTTTTTAGTTAACGGGCTGTCTTTCTTAAGATTCTTATTAAGAGTAAATTCTCCATCAAAATAATCTCTAGAAGACATATGCCCAATATCTTTTTGATATGGAATAGCGCTATAAAGATTGCTAATTAAAATTTTAGATCCTTTTTTCAAATCTTGCTTTAAATACAATCCTCTATAAAGACCCTCCAAATAAGCAGATTCTTTATCTTCGATGACTCTTCTGTTTTCTAGTGAGTTGCCACACATTGAAACAGCTTTGTTGAAAGCTTTAAACCATTCGTCAATCTGATGGGGTAAAGAGCAGTACGAAGACACTTCTTTTTGCTCATGATTTGATGGGTATGGAATATCAATATGCCTCTCCCAAGTTCTTGCTCCTTTAGCGTAAGAAATAAGCATTGAAGAGTGCCAGTCGTTGAATTCGTGCGTGGATAAACCAATTACTAAATTTGGATATTTGTTTTTTAAATAATTTATTTGATTAAGCTCAAGTTCGTCGTCTGAACTTGGATACTTGGAAACGCAATGGTTAACGGCTATTGGGATGTTTCTATTTGTGAAAAATTTTACGACATCATCTATTTGCTTGTCATTTGCGCCGCCAGTAGATATTATTACTGGTTTTTTTATAGAAGCGATCTTATTCAACAAGATCCAATCGTTTATATCTGAACTAGCTATCTTAATGATTGGAAGATCTAATTGCGCGCACCAATCTACTGAAATCTCATCGAAAGGTGTAGCCATTGGAATGCAGTCGTGTTTTTTAATATACTCAATTAGCTCTTTAAACTCTGCGAAAGAAAGCTTTGTTTTTGCGGTTTTTTGAATGTATCTGCTACTGCTGCTCTTAAAGTCTTTATGGATAAAATTATCAACGTCTCTAAATTGAAGTTTAATAGAAGCTTTTACCCTGTTGTTTTTAACAACTTTGGCAAATTCTTTAACTATTTTTTTGCCTCTCTCTAGAGACCCCCAATGATTATTTGCTAACTCTAAAACAAATAGATTTTCAAAAATTTTCATTTCTTTTCGGCAAAAAGAGCCTTCATTGGATGGGCGTGAACAAGATTGATTGAGGCGATAATATTGTATCCCAACCTATTAAACCTATTAACAAAAGAACTATGAAGATCATCGGTATGAGTTTCTAAAGCGTAAAACTTAACAGAAGAAAACATCTCGTCGCTAATTTCCTCAAAAAATTTCTCATTGAATTCAATGTCGCATTTTACTACTGTAGGTTTATAAGAGTTATAAATCTCTCGAATATCATCAGCGCTATTAATGCACTTATGAATTGGAGTCACATTCATTACTGGCTCAACATTTTTTTTAAGCCAAACAATCTCTTCTGGATCACAGTCGAATGCGTAAACGTGTTTGGCTCCTCTTGAGATTAAAAATTCTGGAGTAGTAAGCCAAGCAGAGTCTCTCTTCTCGACTTTTTCCCAGCGGCCACAACCGAGATCAAGAGCGATTTGATCTTTGCATTTCAAATATTCCCAGTGAAGTTCTGGATTCTCAACATTTACATCTTTAATAATCATAATTTTACCAAAAGAAATTGTCTTTATAAAAACTAACTATTTGTTTAAGCTCTTCGTCGAAATTGCATTTTGGGCTCCATCCAAGAGATCTTAATTTATTATCGTTTAAAGCATACCTAACATCTTGCCCTTCTCTGGAGAGACTAAGATCTAAATATTTTTCTTTATAATCAACAGGTAAATAACCAAAATATTCAGATATCACTTTCTCTACAGTAACAATGTTACTCTGTTCAAAACCTCCAGCAATATTAAATATTTCATTCTTAACTTGGCTTTCAATGATTGCGATTACTCCGCTAGCGGTATCTTTAGCATGAAGCCAGTTTCGATATGGGGTGCCATTATTATGCAGGGGAATTTTTCTATTTAAAGTCAAGCATTTACAAGCCTTTGGGATGAGCTTTTCAACATATTGGCCTATTCCATAGTTATTGGTTGGGCGAATGATAACATAGGGAATCTTATAAGTTCTAGCCCAAGCAAGGATAAGCTGATCTGCGGCGGCTTTAGTGGCTGAGTATGGATTGCTTGGCTTTAGCAAGTCTGTTTCAATGTGCTCTCCTTCAGTTATGTCGCCATAGACCTCATCGGTGCTAAAATGTAAAAAGGTGGGAATAATTATTCCTTCTTTTCTGTAAGTTTTTAAAAGCTCAAGAATATTATATACTCCATTGATATTAGACTTTATGAAGTCGTCGCTTTTCCTGATAGAATTATCTACATGAGTTTCGGCTGCAACATTGATAAAGTAATCGCAATCAACAAGCCTGTCTAAGTTGCATATATCTGTTTCTTTAAAGATAAACTTATCGCCATATTCGAAAAACTCATCAAGTAAGACATCTCTTGCTGCGTAAGTGATTTTATCTACTCCAATTACATAGTATCCTTTTTCCAGACACATCCTTGTGACGTAGGAGCCAATAAGGCCCAAGCAACCAGTGATATAAACTACCTTAGACATGATAAAATATATTACAAATTGCTGATGAATAAGTCAAGTTTTTCTTCGATGTATTGTATTTGCTGAATTGAAATAACAGGGCTTGTTCCTAAAAAGAAAGTATCTGAGGTTATTTTTCTTGCTATAGGGAAATTTTTAATAACGTCTTCTTTATTAATATATCCTTCATAAGCTGGCTGCAACATTACGTTTCCGGCAAAATATGGTCTAGTTTGGATCTTGTTGGTTTCAAAGAAGTCTACGATCTGTTTTCTTTTGAATGGGGACGAGTCCTTTAATGTGATGGCAAAAGCAAACCAGCTTGGATCAGATTTTGAGGTAGCTATTGGAACATGAAAAAATTCTTCATATTTCTTAAATGCATTAGTTAGAAGGGAGTGGTTTTCTTTTCTTCTACTATGGATCTCAGGAAGCTTTTTAATTTGTTCAAGACCTATAGAAGCCTGAAGTTCTATTGGCTTTAAATTGTAGCCAATCTCATCATATACATATTTGTGGTCAAAGATCTCATCTGGTATAGATGGAAGCCAGTTATGGAATCTTTTATTGCAGGTTCCATTCTTAAGTAAATTAGCTTTCTTCCCTACGCAATAACATCCGCGACCCCACTCTCGAAAGCTTCTGGCAACTACTTCTTGAAGTCTAGTATTGCAAGCCACGAATCCGCCTTCTCCCATAGTCATGTGATGAGCTGGATAAAAACTGCAACTAGAAAACTCACCGAAGCTTCCAAGAATTTGTCCGTCATATGTACTACCGAGCGCATCGCAGCAGTCCTCTAATAGAACTAGATTGTTATCTTTAACAATTTGCATTAGGCGGTCCATATTAGGGGGGTTACCAAGAACATGTGCGAAAGTTATAATCTTTACTCCTTTTTTCGCTTGCTCTTCGACTTGATCAAGATTCAAGTTCAAAGTGTCCAAATCAATATCAACAAAAATTGGCTCAAAGCCTACTTGGAATATTGGATTGATAGTAGTAGGAAAACCGGCAATTGGAGTAATGACTTTTGTGCCTTTTGGAAAATTATAGAGTCTTTTAGATGTCATAGCAGACATCATGATTAAATTAGAACTGCTGCCGCTATTGGTTAGAATACCGTATTCTTTTCCAAGGTGTTTTGGAAATATATTTTCAAAAGACAAAGAGTCTTCTGACATAACAATCCATCCGCCAAGCAAAGATTTAACTGCTGCGGTATACTCTGCTGAAGAAAAATAAGGTCCGCCATATTGAACCCAGTCTTTTCCTGCTTCCCATTTCTTTTTGGTAAGATTAGAGTCTGCGTATTCTTTAATTAAATTTAAAATTTCTTGCATGTTATTCTTTTACGAGTTGAATTGCATTTAACGCCAAACGAATGCGAACTTCGTTTCTAGTTCCGGGCCAATGCATTATAAAGTCTCCATCTGACCATTCTCCTCTTCTTTCTTGGTAGTCCATTTTTCTAGCGTGAAATGGTGTTGGGTACAAGTCGTAAAGATAAGAGTTTATAGTTTTTTGAGGGACTTCCTTTACAAAGTTTTTATACTCTTCTTTAATTTCTGGGCTGAAGAATTTTCCTTTGCATTCTTCAATAATTGCCGCTTGCTCTCCCCAAGCTATTGTACATCCATCCTTAAGTTTTATATTGTTGCTTCTGGCGTTTCCGTTTTCATCAACGTATTGATCGTGCTTGGAGATTATCTTTTCTAAGAAATCTATGCTTCTCTTATCGTTTTTAAAAAGCATTGAATCAACATTCCAATCCCAAACATCGCAGCCAAGAATGAAACAATAATTATCATCAATTAAATCTTCTATTTTAATATTGTAATTGGTGATCATAGTATCTGATCCGCACCAATATACCCAATCATATTTTCCGGTCTCAAGGGTTCTCTTGATCATAGCAAGTTTTTCAAAACCAAGATGAGAGATTGAAAAATTATCAGTTTGAACAATCAAATCATAGTTGCGCTTCTCGCAGTATTTTCTCTTGTTGTACTCTACTGTGATAACAGCAAGCTCTTTGATGTTCTTTGTGTAGATATTTAAGATTGCTATTTTCATTTAAAAGTAAATTATCTTTTTGCTGTTAAAAATGTAATTAGCGCACCTTTCTCCAGTTTCAACAAAACAATGTTTTCCGAGCCCAGTGGCAATAGATAAGGCTAGTGATTGGTTTCCAAGAAAGGTTTCGCAACCATTAATTACAGACGCAAAATCAGTGGAAGAGGTGCAATTGTAGAAATCTACTGGTTTCTTAAAAAGATAGCAAAACTCTTTCCATTCCTCTTCAAGGCCAATAAATAAACAATCATTTAAATTAACGTGCCTTAAGAAATCATGATAAAAATAATAATTCTTTTGATATCTAGGGGTTCTATTTATTATAATTTTTTTGCCAAAATCAGCCGTGTCTGCTTCTAGCCAAGGCTCTTGGACAGTTTTCCAATCTATGTCAAATTTTGATGAATGGTATTCTGTTAGATTTGTTCCGAATTGAACTGATAAATTTTTCGGATGAGAGCCGTAATCAAAATCGTAAGGTTGATAATCAAAATCTTCTACAGACTTTATATAGCTTTGATTTTTGATAAAAGGCACTATAAAATTTTTACTGTCTTCGTTAAATTTACAAACACCTTTCTTAGAGTCTATCAAGTAATTTTCTACGCCAAGTCTTTTGGCAAAATACAATGAATAAATAAGATCACCAAGATCTATATGAGCGTAGAATGTCTTCATTAAGCTAAGTTTTCTTTAATAAAAGATACTACTTGATTGTGTTCAGCAATAATATCTTTGACTTTCATAACTTTCATAAAGCCATCATTAACATATTGATCAATAAAGAACGCATCTCTTGTCTGGTCTGGGAAATCACCAATCAAACAAATAGTAGAAATCTTTTGCATAGAAGACATTGTTTTGAAACAGCTGTCTAATCCAATCATTTTACTGCAATACTTAACTGTATTTAAACTATGTAGAATATTGTCAAAAGAAACAAACTTTACATTATCTGATTCTTCCAATCCATAATTAGAAAGCTCTTCCTTAGAGCCAAAAATTAGATAATTATTATCATTGTTGATGATTTCTTTAGTTATAGAGAGAGGAATAATTCTAGCTGGCAGATCAAAGCTTGCGTAAACAGAAAGAGCAAAGCCGCTTCTGAATGGGTGGATTGCAATGATATTCTTTTTCTCTTTAAAAGAATCAACTAGAGCCTCAGACGCATTGTTTGCTTCTTCTCCAAAATCAAAAGCTGAATAAAAAGCCCTTGGGGTTTCTTGAATATTCTTGGGAGAGTTTTCTCCTTGTTCCTTTACTATTGCGTCTACTTGCTCGTTGTGGCCAGCAAAATCGTCGAATGGGTAAAAACAAGTTTTATTAACTCCAAAATGATCATAAAATTCTTTAGCTTTTTTAAAGTGAGAATGGATTATGTAGTCTTTGTGGGGATAAGCTCTAGCAAACCAAAGAGATTGCAAAAAATCTCCAATTCCGCCGCGAATGTAAAATTTCATATAGTTAAAATATTTTAAAGCCTAGTTATGTAAATTTCCATAAAATTAGACCTTGGTTTTGTAATTTTTTATGTAATTAGCGGATAGGGCAAGCTCCACTGCTGCATTCTCCAATGTCGAGCATTTCTGAGCTATTAATGGTTAAATGAGTGGTAGCTTTAACTTTTGACATAGCAGATAGATATGTCTCCTCATCAATTTCTTGATATGGAGCTTGTTTAAAGCCGTGATTCTTAAACAATAAGAAGCTAACACTCTTAATATTATGTTCGTAGTTGTCCTTCAGCCAAGCTTTCAATGGCTCAAGTTCTTCTGGTTTATAATAAGCGGTAACAGAAACAGCGTTGTCTGACCATTCAGTTTGCAGTTTTTTAACCATATCTAGTTGCTTTAGCACATCCATGTCTTTAGCCAAAATAGAGCCATCAGGAGTCTTGCATGGGAAATAAACAACCACAGTGTCTCGGTTTTCGGTTCCGTCAAAGTTAATTAGAAACTCAACATGATAGCCCATATCCTTGCAGATTTGAACTAGAGCGTCTGAGCTGGACATTCGAACTGTGCGCATGTAATACTCGCTAAACGCTGGGTGAACTCCGGGGGTTGCCCCGCCAAGAAGGCTTAGCGTTCCAGAGGGTTTAATAGTCGTGAGCTTAATGCTTTCAGGCCAACCACGAAGCTTGCTCCAAGACCTATCAAAAGAACGCAAAGCAACATAGCAATCGTCAAGCCAATCAAGCTTATGTAAAGACTGGCAAATACCAGTAATGCCAAGACCGAGCCGCATATTCTTGTGAACAATTTTATTGGTTTCTTCATGAATAAATGGCAAAGAGGCAATAGCCTTTTGGGTCTTGTAAAGAAGAGTAGCACAATCAATCAGCTCTTCTTTTGAAGTAATGTTATTTAGATAAAGTTCGCTAAGATTACAGCATTCATAGTTAGAAAGACTAATCTCGGCGCAAGGATTTGTCATTTCGCAATTGTCCGTATCTGTTGGATACATTGAGTTGTCTGACATAGGACCGTCCTTAACGCGTCCGAACTTCTGAGACAATGGCAAATTAAAGAAACCATAAGGCTCTCCATTAGCGTAACCACTATCTTTATTTATTTCATATCCATTCTTCCAAATTTCTTCAAGCACATGGTCGTAGCTATCTGCGTAGATAGTATTGTTGCTCATAGCTCTCCAGTTTGGCACATTACCAGTGCCCCAATTTTTGGCGCGAAGATAAAGAATATCATCAGGATCGCCTAAAGCTATCTCAGCAGACCTTCTAACGTTACCAGCAACAACAACACTACCAATAATGTTGCAGATATCAAGAACATCAATTGAACGAAGTTTTTTATTTTCTCTTGACTGAAAGATCTTTGTAATCTTATCGATTCCGTCAATAAGGACTTGTGGGCCAGAAGCTTTTCCGCCAAAGCCCTTGATTGGTTCTCCGTATCCTCTGATAAGAATAGTGGAGTACGAAAAAGATTTGCCTGTAACATAAAAAGCATCCAATACTTTTGAAAGCAAATTAACCCACCCTTCACGTTTATCAGGAACAATGTGATCAGCGTCTTTAGATCCTTCATGAATAACCTTTACACTTTTCTTAATCTTAGGTAACTCATGTACGTCTTCTCTGCGAATACTGTACCCGACTCCTCCTCCAAGCATCAAGTTCTCAAATAGAAACAAAAATGCATTGGGTTCTCTCATCGCTACTGCCCAGCAATTAAGCAAACTATTTGCACCGAATCTATCTACAGTAGAAGTCCCAAGCTGCCAAAGCATGCGCCCAGCAAAATTGCATTTTAGATTAAAAACATAATCATAAATTCTCTCTGCTTCAGATTCCGTATAACCAGCGCCGATCTTTTGAGCGCCGTTAATGCACCTCTCTACGGTTTCGTGCCATTCTTCAGAGCTTCCATCTTCCTTAAGGCGCGAATAAGTTCTTTTATATACTATATATCCGAGTCCGTTGAATCCCCAATTTGGCTGCTTGTTTTTATATTTATTTACAAAATCCTTGGAAAGAGTCGAGATCATAAGGTAAGATGAGTTACACAATAACTCTGCTTTTTGGATTTAGTCAAATTGAATTTTTGGCATTTCAGAAGCGTTTATTCTTTCCTTGTGTTTCATGCCTCTTCTTTTCTTGGAATATGCGGCTTCAGCCTTCTCTCGTACCGGGTCAACTCCAGTAACTCTTGATCTTTTTTCGCTCATTTCTTTAGAGTAGTCCCAAATTTCTCCTAAAGTTCCTTTCATTTTTCCAGTCTTTTCTACAAATTGCTGGGAAGAACTGGGGTCAATTTGAGAGTCTATTGATGCATTAGGTATTGTAAACACTCTTTCATGCTTAATTCCGTTTTCAGTATAGGTGTGCTCCTCGCTCATGGCCTGAAGCACAGAAATTACTTTGTTGGTTTTTGGATTTTTAAAAAGATAAAGCGGCATATTAAATCATTGATAATAATTGTTTAGCTAAGTCGGAATATTTAAATTGATCTTGAAGCTTTAAGCCTTCGTGATTAGTCTTGTCTTTCTCTACCCTAGAGATAGCTTGTTCGCACCCGTTAATAAATTCATCTTCGTTAAAATCAAAAATTGATCCCTGATTAAAAGGTGTTCCTTTCGAAAAGAATTTGCCATCATAAACTTCAATCTTGCCTGATGGCTCAACTAGAACAGAGTTTTCAGAGTTTGCCCATTCTTTATAAGAAGTTGCGTTTAAAATAACAGCATGCTTTCCAATAGCTACTGATTGAAACTCTGGAAGGCCCCATCCTTCTCCTCCGGACATTCCGAGGATAATGTCTCCAGAATTTAAATAGTCATTGTATACATAATTCTTGGGCATGAAGTTTAGAAACGAAACATTAAAAACTTGCCTGTTATCAAGAAGGTCGCTGTAGATTAGCTTTAATTCATTCGGGTCTTGATAAAACATGTTATGCAAGGCGCACTGTAAAGAATACTTTTTGTTTCTTCCGAATTTTTTAATCCAAGCTTTTACTATTTTAGCGTGGTGTTTTCTTTTTTCAAATTTTCCACAAATATTAAAAGTGATTCTATCGTCATCAAAATAAACCTTATCTAGTTTCTTGAAATGCTTAGAGTCAAATCCAAGCTTAACTACCTCTGCTTCTAGCCCGTTTTTATTAAAGACCTCTTGAGAAAACTTAGAGCTTACGCAAATTTTGCTATGCTTTGCTATATTTACTTCTGCTTCAGTTAACTCGTCTGTTTCGTGAAAAGTTAACAAAACTTGCTTATCAGAATATGTTCTCCAAGAATCATTAATGTGCCAAAGTCTAATTATAGGAATGCTTCTGTTGTGCTTCGTGAATGATTTATTGTGGATATTGTTTATCCAGCTAATAAACTCTGGTTCGAAATCATAAGCAGAATGGTCTATTGGATGATCAGACGCCTTAAACAAGCAAGGCTCAAGGCCCATCTTGAAAAATTCATATAGCAAATTATAACTAACTTGCCCAAAGCTAAGATTGTTTAGAGGAAGTTGAACTGAAAAATTCATAAAAAAACCTACCTATTGTTATAGGTAGGTGAAAAAAAAATTCTATCTTTTTTAGTTCTTTTTAGAGAACGCCTTCGTCATCTAGAACCTCTTGCTTGGGCTTTGATTGGCCCTGAGAAGCTCCACTCTTCGCAGGAGCACCCGAAGCGGCTTCTTCAGTTTTCTTTTCGGACAGATAAATCCTGAAATCAGGAGCCTTATCTGTCTTCTTGTCCTTATTGGAGAAGACCACTACGTCAATCTTTCCCTCTAGGGATGTTTGCATGTGACCGGTCATGTACTTTTGGCTCTTATCTTTACTTAATTTAAGCCACAAAGCACCGACCTCTCGGCGAGTCCAGTTACTTTCGTTTTTATTATCGCTCATTACTTGTACAGTAAGGATTGCAAAACAAAAATGTCAAACAAAATCACAAGAATTTTTGCTCTCAACTTTATTTTTCAAAAAAGATCTAGTCTTTTCGTGCAAGTTAATTGCGGTTTGAGTGCTTACTCCAAGTTTTTTTGCTATAGAATTCCAAGTTGCAAGCTTTTCTTCTCCCGAAAAATAACGAAGCTCATAAACTTTTTTGATTCTTTCGTCCTTAAAAGAAGAGAGCAATGAAAGTAAATAAGAATAAGTGTCGGTATTCTTATCTTCAGTAATTAAGATGTCTTTGTTATTAAAGAAGTCGATTTTATTTTCTTCAGCTAACATATACTTCTTGTTAGAATTTATGTAGTTTAAGAAATGATATTTAACGCAATTACAGAACCAAGTTGAAAACTTCGTTTTCTGCTCCGCATCGAAAGACTTTAGAGCTTTATAAAGAACAAAGTCTTTTTCGTATTTGATATCGTCTTTATTCATGCCAGCCTTAATTAAGGTAGAGCAGTATTTCTGGGCGATTGAGTAGTAGAAGTTATCGTACAGCTTAGAAAGCTGTTCGAAACTATCGTTGCAGTTGTCTTGCTTAACCTTAGATATAAGATCAAGCTCAGTGTTATCGATTTTTACTTTTTCCATGGTGTTCCTTTATTCTTCGGAAACAGCCATCGCCTTTGAATTTTCCATTGAGTTGGTTAAAGAAATAGCAGGTCAACTGAGAGTTTTATTCCTCAGTTTATTTAATCAAATCTCACCTACATCAGTCATCGCATCTCCGGCTTTAGATAGTCCGTTTAGCTAGTAACTGAGATTTGCTATTTCTATAGTTGTTTTGTGGGCGACTTATTTTTTGACACAGCCATCGCCTTTTCCATTTGAGAGGAATAAGTTTCTAGCAGTTTTATACAGTGGCCTTTTGGACGCCGCTTCTCCCGAACAAACGCTGAGATTTCTCTCAACCACTGTAGTCTTTTTACGGGCTTGTTGTCTCTTACGAGTTTAAATAAAGATGCTATCTTTAAGTGAGCATGGTTTTGCTCAAGCTACCTCCCACGCAACTATTCAAAGAACGATGGACCATTTCCCTTTAAAGTCAAACTAATTCTTAAGATTTTCTTCCGAAACTTTAGACGCAATAAATATCAGATTTTTCAAGTCTTTTTCCGTGATGTTTTTTGGATCGCATTTATCGGAGTCATTCTTAAGATTTTCGCAGACTTTATTTATTACACTTGCAATTCCAGCCGCAAGAAGATAATTAATCTCCAAATCTTGAGAAAACGCTTCCAAGGGTTTAAATAAAACCCAATGAGTTTCATTGTCTACTGTTGCGGACTTTACAATGCCAGACTTTTCCATTTCAGAAAGAGCACACAGCACTGCTGCCTTATCGTCGTTTTCCTTATCGGTTACTAGAACTATCTTTTTAAAGTCTCTTCTTAAATTTAATACTTGGTTTTCATTAAAGAATTCGTTGAGGTTTAAATACGCATCTAAAATAGTCATATATACAAGTATGCCACTTAATAAAAAAAAGCAAACTTTAAATTGACTTTTATATTAAAATCTAGATAATTCTGTTGTGGATATTCACATCAAGTTGCTTAGCGAAAAAGCGGTGATCCCAACTAAAGCCACCGCGTTCTCTGCTGGATACGACCTATACGCCGCTGAGGACGCAGAGGTTCCAAAGCTTTGCAGAAAGCTTATTAAAACTAATGTTAGCATGGCTATTCCAATCAACAATTACGGAAGAATTGCTCCAAGATCTGGATTGGCTTTTAAGAGCGGCATCGATGTGCTCGCTGGCGTTATTGACGCTGATTATAGGGGAGACATTGGAGTTATTCTTTATAACACTGATCCTAATATTGACTTTAAAGTAAAGCAGGGGGACAAGATTGCCCAAATTGTTATTGAAAAATGTTACGATATTAACTGGGTAAAGTCTGAATCTTTAATCGAGACCAAGAGAGGAGGTCAGGGATATGGACATTCAGGCTAGTCTTTGCTTAGCTTCAATGGCTACAGCTATCAGTTACGTTGTTTTTAATACCGAAGCTCTTCCTGAATACGGAAAACTTTTTAAGCTAAATCGTCTTTTAAAGCTTGAGGAGTATTTTTGTTTTAAACTTTCTAGAGAATCAAGTGTAAATTATTTTGATTTTCTAAAGTCCAGAAACAATAATTTTATAACTAGACTGCTATCGTGCCCATATTGTTTTGGGTTTTGGTCCTGCTTGGCTATCAGTCTTGCGGGGCAGAATGCTTTGGTTATTTACGGATTTTATTTATTAATGTATAAAATTTTAATTTATGGAAAGAACGCTTGAGATAAAAGATGTTTTTCAATTTTGCAAGCTTTTAGCCGCGCACCCAGAAGAAATTATAAAAAGTGAACAACTTCAAAAATTTCTCAATTTCTGCTATACATCAGTAGTAGATTGCGATTGCAAAAAGGATAATAGGAGATTAAGCTTAGACCTAGAAAAAATCTACATGGACCAAATGCTATCTATGCCTCAAGACGTATTGGATACTTTAGGTAGAATTTTTAGTCAAAATGAAAACTATACTTCTGTATTTTTATCTTTCTCAAAAAGCGATAATAAAATTAAACTGAAATGAACGACGCAAAAATTCAAGCTAACAAAAGATTAATTGGAAAAACCATTAAGGTCTTAAACAGCAGTTTTGAATGGGTTGGTGAAGTTGTAAGCGTTAAAGACGAGAGCACTTTTCTCGTTTCTAACGGCGAAACTTTAATTGCTGTAGATATTTTTGATATAAGATCTGCAGATTAAGTGTAATATTTTCTATATGCCTCTTCCTAAGCCAATTAAAAACGAAAAACAAAGCGAGTTTATATCAAAATGCATGGGCGACGCCATGATGAATGAGGATTTCCCTAATCAAAAACAAAGAGCCGCTGTTTGCTATGGTCAATTTAAGAAAAAATCCAACGCTTCAGAGTCTCTTGATTGGGAAGACTGCTCTGATGAGTCTTTTATAATTTATTAAAAAAAGAGGCGCATTTTATTGCGCCTTTGATTTACTTCTTGGTCGTCTTCTTACCTGCTGATCCAGCAGAACCACTAGAGCCCGCTGTAGGAGTGGGCGTTGTCTTCTTAGAAGCTGCCTTTGGGGCCGGCTTCTTAATTGAATTCTTCTTTGCTTTTGCCATACTCTTTATTGTAAAGAATGTTTTTAAAATTTCAAAAAAATCTTGACTTTATTTCATAAGAGACCTTATTTATTAAATGGGGATAGAAGATAAAATTATATGTCTTTGCTTAAATAAGCTTTGGCAACCCATCGGTGTAAAATCTGTCAGGGAAGCTTTCAACGAGCTTGTTAGCCCGAACTGCTCTGCTTTAAACATCGTCTACAAACAAAACCCAGACGGGTCATTTGATTTTAATGAAGCTCAAGAAATTCAAACCTTGAAATGGCAAGACTGGATTCAGCTTCCTATTAGAGATTGTGATTTTGAAATAAGAACAAGCAAGTTAATTATTAGAGTTCCAACAATTATTGTTTCTTCTAGATACTCTGGCGTTCCTATAAAAAGATTTCGCCCAACTAAAAGCAACATCTGGCTTAGAGATAAAGGAATTTGCCAATACAGCGGCAAAAAATTAAAGCCAGAAGAGGCAAATATAGATCATCCTTTTCCAAAATCTAGAGGAGGATTAAATACTTGGGAGAATATGGTATTGAGCCATAAAGAAATAAACTCTAAAAAGGGAAATAAAACCCCAGAAGAAGCTGGGCTCAAATTAATAAAAGAACCTAAAGAAATGAAGCCCGCTTTAGCCTATAATAACATAAAGTTTAATAATCATGTAGATTGGAATTTATTCATTAAATGAAAAAAATAATAGCAATATCTGGATTAGCTGGAGATGGTAAAGATTCTGTTTGTAAGATTCTTAAAAACTATTTCTCAAAACACAGTGAATACAAGCTCAAAAGAATAGCTCTTGCAGATCAACTTAAAGTTGAATGCTATGAAGCTTGCATGGATCTTTTTAGAATTGATCCAATTAATTGCTCAAGAGAAGATAAAGAAAAGATCCGAGACTTTCTTGTATTTTATGGAAAGATTATGCGCTCAAAGAGCAAAGGGACGCACTGGACAAGCGAAGCTTTAAAAAGAATTGAAAAATTTAATTCTAGCAATGATATCTTTTGCATTCCAGATATCAGATACGCTTTCCACCCCGCAGACGAGTGCCAATGGGTCAAGAACAACGGCGGCATCCATATCCATGTTCAAAAATTTACTGTAGATACAAATTTTGAGCTTGGCAAAGGCGTTTCTGTAGATATAAGGCTCTCTACCCCAATCAATAAAGAAGAGTTGCGCAATAATCCATCAGTTATTCTTTTTGCTGATTATGTAATTGAATGGCACGATTGCTCTCCAGAGCTTCCAGAGAACAACGCAGAGTGCGTAGATGCAGTAAATGAGATAGCGAAGAGAATTCTCGACTCATACATTAATAGCAAAAGTCTCGCTGAACCTCAAATTGAAAAGACCCCTAAAGCAACTTCAAAGAAAAAACCCTCAAAAAACCGGTGCATCTAATGTTAAGCTAATCTTATTCTTATAAAATGATCTTGACTTTTTAATAAAACAAACCATGCTGTAGTTGCTATGAGCAAGACATACACAGTAACAATTCAAAAGTCTGACGCTGGTCGCCTAACGGTAACTAATGTGCAACAAATGGTGCGAGTTAATCAACACCGCACTGACGCTAAGCGAATCGCTAACACCGCTTTTGGTTTCGCTAGCGAAACAGATGCCCAGACAATGACCATGACAAAGCGAGCTTCTCGTAAGGCTCGATAAAACGACAAGTAAGGGGGAGCGAAAGCTCCCCCATTTTTTATGAAAAACACAGACCTCATTTCAAAATCTTGCGACTTTTACTCTGCTGAAGCAGATAAGCTTGTGGAGAAGCTAGCAAAATGCAAAACTCAAAAACAAATAGAAAAAACCCTGCTTGAACTTGATGCATTAAAAAAGAAAATCTCTTACGAGATTTCTCAAATAAACAAGCTAGAAGAAGAAAGCGGAGAAGATTTTTTTTAAAACGCCGTGTATCCGTAAGTTCTGCTGTAGGTGAACGACGGATTATATTCTGGAAATTTGCCAGCAATGATATCGTCTCCAACAACTTGTTTCGGAGAAGACTTTTTAGCTCTGTAAGCATTTATTAGATACCTTAGTTCGTCCTCTTCTTGCTTCTTTTCGGCTGTGACGCTTTTAATGATTTGATTTTTGTCTACTCTTCTTACGCTTGTGTCTTGATCTTTGACCTCTATTACATCGTCTGAGCCCAAGTCTGTCAATTTTGATCTTATTATAACAGCGTATCTGTTTATCATATACATCTTTTTTAAGATAGCAGCGCCGTTTATATCTATTTCTTCGCTATTGTTGTCTCCATCGACTATTTCGTAGCTATCGTTAATAGAAAAATTTCCAAAAACTAAACTATTTAGTCTTCCCACATTAGATCTAAGCCAATAAGATAAGGCAGCAATGCTTAAATCACTCGGACTATTTAGGTCGAAGTAAATCTCTTGAGCTATGTCAACTACCTTCATATTTATTAATTACACCTATAAATTCAATATCTAAAAACAAAAAAACCCACGCCGCGAAGCGTGGGGTAGAGTAGTCTTTTTTTTGTTACTGGAGTCTATCTTGAGGAGGTAGAAGCTTTGCTAATACCTGAATGCAATTATCAATAACCCCATGCTCCTGATACGTAAGGCGAGCTTGACGAGCAGCGAATACAAGATTCTGCAATGCTGCTTCTGGAGTCAGCGGGGGCTGTTGAGCTTGTTGAAGTGCTTCGGGTGACTGTGTTTGGTTAGCTTGATTTTCCATAATGATTAATCTTAAAAAATTATACTCTCTTCTCTAAAAAAAATCTAAAAAATGTTAAAGATTAATAATCACAGGCACTTGATTGCTCGAAACAGATCCAATACTATTAGAGACAACTACAGAATAGATGCCTTCGTCTGATTGTTGTGCGTTTGCTATGGAAACTGTATTTCCTGTAAAGCTTGGCAAAGTTACCGAGTTCTTTTTCCATTCGTAACTCAATGGGGCCACGCCTTGGGCGTTTACATAGATAGAAAGAGTTGACCCAACATTTATTGTTTGCGCCATTGGCTGATACAAGATCGTAGGAGGAGTAGCAGGACCAACTACAACTACCGCCGCAGAGCTTGTTACAGACCCTCCGCTATTCGATACGGTAACGGTGTAAGATCCCGCGTCAGAATCGGCTACAGTTAATATGTTTAGCGATGCATCAGTTTTTCCTAGTAGAAGAGTTGCTCCCTTATACCATTGATAAGACATAGGATAATCTCCAGACACCATAACGTTTAGCGACAATTGATTGCCAAGAGGAATAGTTGCGCCTATTGGCTGAGTTACTATAGATGGAGGAACCGGAGGCTTTGGCTCTATCATTTCTAGATAAGGTACTCCAATATCAGTAGTTATTGAATCCGCAATATACTTATAATCTGAAATCTCGGAACTCTCTGCTGACCAATCTTGCCATTGATCAAAGCTCATCCTTTTATAAGATCTATCAATTACTAGCCCGCTAGGATTAATAAAAGAAATAGAAAAATTCGGCCCAAGATGAGGGTCAAAGTCGTTGCTTTCGATTGTGATTTTTGCCAAATTCATGTTTGGCGTTGGGGTTGCTGTTAATACTATTGTTTTCATATTTATTTGTTACACTTAATTTAGCTTCAGAAATTTTATTTTGCTTCAAGAGCAGACATTCTTGCTATTAGATTTTCTATTTTTTGGTTTTGATTTTCTATTATAATTTGCTGTTCTTTAATAGCCTCGATTAAAAGAGGAGTTAATCTTGGGTAATCGATTGACCTTGCGTCTTGGCAATCTTCTGATAATTTCCATAAGTCAACAACTTCAGGTACAATTTTTTCTACGTCTTGAGCTATTAGTCCAATAATTGGAACATTTAATTTATATCCGTCTCTTACGCTATTTACGAATTCATTCCATTCATATTTTACTCCTTGGAGTTTCTTTATTTTTTCTAAAGAGTTTTCCAAAGGGGTTATGTTTTTCTTGAATCTTATGTCTGAAGAAGTCGGGAAAGCTGTGGCGTGAATGTTTCCGTTTACATCTAGTTTGTAACTTGGGCTGACTCCGATTCCTACATCTCCTCCGCTTAGTACTCTAATATGAGTTGTACTGCTTCCGCCTGCTCCTAAATACAATGTACCACTAGTAGTGTAACAATAGACGTCGTTAGTACTACTTGCTCTTCTAATACCATGGCTTGAGCTATTAAAATAAAATGCTCCGGTTGAACCTGCGCTACTTCCTGAGTAAACAAATCCGTTAGAAGTTAGGCTTGCTACCGTATAATCATTTGATGTATTTAATGCGCCTGCTGAAGCAGCACTCCCACTACAAGAAGTAGAGCTGCCATTAATATTCATTGTTTGTCCGCTAATAAATGCAGCGACTTTATCTGCACTAGCGCTTCTATGGTAATCGTTACCAAATTTTGCCATTATATAAGTAAGACCAGTAGAACCTGTGTCATCGGTTGAATTTACATAACTTCCTAAGAAATATCTTGTAGATATATCACCACCGCTATCTCTATAAACAATTGTATTTGCAGTGGCAGCGGTTGTAGGATTATTAAATCCACTGATTGAACCAGCAGTTCCTGTACATGAAGTTACTGTTTGTGATGCAATGTTACCAGTATGAATCATCTCCACCCAACTTCTTAAAGTTGGCCAAGCACTTCTCCAAAAAAACCTGTTATCTGCTTCTCCTGCACAGAGCATCTGGAAACCGTATGCATTTACATTATTTTGATGGTTATAATGAAAACCCTGAAACCCTACATAGTGACTTGAACTACCCGGTCCATTTGCTGGACTACCCCAACTATCAATAAAACCAGAACCCCAATTAGAAAATATGTAGTTACAATCGGTATTGCCATAACCCATTGTGCCATTACGATAATATGCTGAACCACCATATCTAGAAACATACGGTGAATTGACATGCATTGAATTCATGTCGTTGTACGACATGGTAAAAGTACTGAACTTGTTTAAGTTAGAAGTACCTGCGGGATCTAAATAGTAAGTAGTATCGTCACGATCTCTGAACTGTGTAGCATCGACAGTGCCTACAGCAACAAGAGAAGAGCCATTAAAAGCTACATAAGCACTACCCATTACTCCAGCAGCAGTACTTGTCGCACTTCCAAACCAAAATGCATTTGCGCCAAGTCCCAATGCTCCAGTAGTTCCAGTTAGTCCAAAACCACAACCGATATTAGACTGTCTAGTTAATCCATAATAACTATAATTTGAAGCACCCGCCGGTTCAGTAACACCTATTGTTCCATAAGTATCATACCCTGCACCGTTTCCAGCGATATTAATAGACGTACCAGAAACAGTGACAAATGTAGGACTGCTGCCAGTTGTTACATTTTGATTCATAGCCCATGCATAAGATTGATTTGAGCTGTCTAATATGGTAGCTTGTGTCCCACCTCCTGGATTTCCTTTAAGACAATAAGCTGTTCCCGCTGACCACCAAAGCTGCCATCCATATCCATTTCTATGAAACCCGACCTGATCGCTGTTCATCATTAAGTTCGAGCCTGATTCAAACTCAATGCCATACCAACCATTTCTGGTTCCACCGATTCTCCATGAACCGTAACTTGCGTTATTAGCGTATAATGAAGCGCTATTTGCATTACCGAATAAATTTGTTACTGTAAGTCCTCCGGTCATCGTCCCACCAGCCAATGGCAAGGCATCGGTGATTCCAAATCCAGATAATGTAGTAGGCTTACTGGTGATACCTGACCACGCAACATTTGTAGCGGTTGCAGCATTACCAGCACAAGAAGCAGAAGAACCACCAATGCTTAAACTAGTAGCAGTACCTGTCAATCCTGTTCCCGGCCCAGTAAAAATTCCTTCTGCTAAAACATTTCCAGCAACATAAAGCCCCGATGTTGCACTGCTGCTATTAACATATTTACCGTATAGAGCTTTAGTTTGTACAGTTGCAGTTGGTGCATAAGTATAACTATAATATGGCGCATTGACTAATGTTAACGATGTTCCTCCACTGTTTCCATCATGAAGAGTTGTATTTGCAACAACATTCCAAAAATAATAAATTGTTGCTCCTCTCAACCAAACAATTAATTTGCTTGCTTCTGACATCTGTTGCCAATTAGCAACCAGTTGGGTTGTGTATCCGTGCATTTCAACATTTTCATATGAAGCGCCATACCCCCAACCATTTGATTTACAAGAAAAACGAATGTTCAGTGTACTAAACGTATTGCCACCAGCAAATGTATAACCAGGCTCTTCGTATCCACCTCTTTCAATTACGAATTCAGAATACTGTAGAGCAGTTGCTCCTGAACCAATATTAAATATTACAGGATAATAGTTGTCTTTATTTCCACCCACTGTAAATGATGATCTTGATGCATCATCTAATCTTCTTGCATAAGTAGCACTAGCAGCATTACCCGTACAAGAAGCGGAGCTTCCACCGGCATTACCTGTGATACTTCCAGTAATAGTATTAGCAACAGTTAAGCTAAGTAGATTAGTAAGGCTAGCTGGGTTTAGATAATAACTGTTGTTGTCATTTAAATATAAATTACCAGAAACAGCTTTTTTAATATCCCAACCAGCCCAAGCTCCATTCAAGAATCCGTAATCGCCATTACCACTACCATATAATTGAAACGCAAATTGATCCGCAGCGCCTCTCCCTAAAATACCCGCATCTGAATTACCCGTGCCTTTTACTAGTAAGTTTCTATCGTTATATTTATAAATGGTTATGTTGGAATCAAAAGTCAATGAATTTACAATAGAATTACCTGCTGGATTTATATAATAAGCTGAATTATTACTATCTTTAAATACAGCCCCCCAAATTTCTCCGGCGCTATATAATGTCTTATCATTTCTTACTCTTAAATAAGTTCCATCAGTCATGTACCAACCACCGCCCCAACCAAAACCTAATTCTTCGTCTGTTAAGAAAGTCGATGTTCCTCTGCCAAATACAATTGCGTCGTTATTTCCTAACAATTGAATAGAACCATTAACGAATAATCTATTGTTTGTATTTGAACCAACAACTCTGCTATTATCATTTATTGTATATGAGAAATCAGTTGTACCTATACCAACATTACCAGCACTATTTATTAACATTGAAGGCACATTTTGAACATATGCACCAACAGGCATTGTATAAAAATGCAATTCGCCTGCGGACCAATTTGCATCCACTCCTTGACCAGTTTTTTTTCCTATAATAGCAGCATAAGCAGTATTATAACTATTAGAATTGCTTTTATTACTAAATAGTATTGCTGGTGAAAATGTATTATCCGTTGTGCTTTCGTTGTGTAAAGTTAATCCAATACTATTTGCTATTGTAGTGGCGTTACTGTTACCACTAGTAACTAATGCCATAATTGGATCTCTACCATCATTTGCCCAATTAGTTCCATTACTTGTTAATAGTCTGCCACTTCTGTCTGTCCAATGAGTATTTCCAGCGTTTGTATTAGTAAAACTATGAGGATAATCTGCGCCAGCATCTCCTCTAATTACTCCACTAACATCTAATTTAGCACCAGGAGTTTCTGTTCCTATACCAACATTACCTGTATTGAACCATTGATTTGTAGTATTAAATTGCAATCTATTTACAGAAGCGTAATTAAATGATAATAAATTATCTGCTGCGTTATTAGTTAATACAAAATTTCTAGTTGCATTTGATAAAGTAAATTGTGCAGCAGAAGCAGCGTATACTGTTAATAAGTGACTAGGACTACTTGTTCCAATACCAACATTACCATCTGCTTGAATTCGCATCTTTTCAGATAAAGATGTAGAAATAGTTTTGGTATAAAATGTGAGATCACCCGAACCTGAACCGGCGCTGTTTGTATAATAACCAGCAATTGTTGCAAATGTTTGACTATTGACTGAAAAACCGAGACCGAAGTTCAGAGAATTTACACCATCTGCACCTGACATTAAAAATTGAGCGCCAGTATTTGTAGCGTATGTTTGTAATTTGGCTCCAGGACTTGTTGTGCCTATACCAACATTGCCGCCGTTATTTAATATTGTGACTCTAGTATTCCAACCGTCACTCGCATTGTATGTATCAAATGCAAAATTTTTATTTGTAGATGTTTGTCTTATTGTAAGATTTCTACTATTTGAAACTCCAAGATAAAGTCCTCCCCCGCCTATACTATCTGATTCTGATTGTATATGAACATTCCCAAGTACATGAAGTTTTTCAATTGGACTTGTAGTACCTATACCAACATTACCATTATTTAATATTGTTAATAAATCCGTACCAGATCCAAAGTTGCCTTTTTGAAAATTAAATGCTCTGGTTGAACCGGTATAAATGTTATTGAAGTATGTATCACCTACACTTGAATCGTATGTGATTTTTAATCCTTCTCCAGTTGGACTGTTGTTATCAGTCAAAAGAATAGCCGCATCATTATCAGAATTAGTATTGTCAATTCTTAATGTAGTAGTAGCAGCGGAACTTTGTAAATGTAAAAGTGTGCCAGGACTTGTTGTACCTATACCAACATTACCAGAACTACCAACAAACATTTTAACACTATCAGTACCTGCGGTAAAATACAAATCACCAGCTCCACTATTATCAGTGCTACGCATGCCTATTCTGGCACCATTACTTTCCCAAACCATGTATTGTAAAGTTCCGTATTTAGATTTACCAATCAATTGAGCGTTTGTTGCAGATCCAGTACCAGTACTACCATTTTCATATTTTATAAACCCACCAGCATCATTTGCCGTGGTTGTATAAACATGAAGAAGTTGAGCAGGACTTGATGTACCTATACCCAACCCAGAGCTGTTCAGTGTCATGCGAGTGCCGCCTGCGCCGTCATACCAGCTGAACACTCCAAGTTGATTTATTTGATACTGTATCAAACTATTAACAAAAAAACGAATCGGCCTAGTAGCTACGCTTAAAAAATCAATATTACTATCGTCTGTCCCAATATAGGCTTGTTGCGTGGTTGCATTATTTGCGTAAAATCGAAGCGCAGTGGAATTATCGGCACGGCCACGAATTTTTATTCCAGTTCCACCTGTATCGCATTGAACGTCAAGTGGAACAGTAGGGCTTATTGTGCCCACGCCAACATTTCCGCTTGAATTTTTATAAATGCTATAATATGTTATTCCCATATGATTTTAAGATCTTTTTATTATTCTAACTGAGAAAGAAGAAGTATTTACATTAAAGTTACTAATTTTTAATCTAACTTGATAACTTGAAGCTGATCCAGTCGGACAAGAGTCTGATTCTGTTGAACCAGTTAGCCAAACAACATCTATCACATTCGCAGACAAGCTAGATCCACTAGTATAAACTTCTCTAGCTAATGGAGCTAATTGATTGCTGTAAATGTATTGAGTCACAGCAGAACCGTTCCATCCAATACCATTATAAATAAAGATATGAATTGGATCTCTATAACCCGCTCCTGCTGAATTTGGATTTGCAGATCCTACAACTTCTAATACAGTAAATGTATCTGCTGTTATTCCAGTGTCTATTGTTGCGCCGCCTGTGGTGTATAATTTTCCAAGGAGTCCTTCTGTTTGAATATTTCCTACTACATCTAATTTTGCGGCGGGGCTAGTTGTACCTACGCCAACATTGCCTGTATTTGTAAGATTAAGTAGATCACCTACAGAGTTTTGATTTGTGTAGAATCTTAACGTAGCATCGCTTCCTGATGGCATGTACATCCACCATTTGCTAGTGCCACTTGTTTGGAATTGTATGCCGCCTTCATAATTGGTTCTATTGACCATTAGATAAGCATGTTGATTTGCAGTGCCATTTAATGTTAATTGTGGATAAGTGGTTCCAATAGTAGATGTACCACCCGCAGCGAAATTACCATTAACTTCTAATTTATAAGCAGGACTTGTTGTGCCTATACCAACATTACCAGTTCCTTTTATAACCATTAATTGAGAACCGTCCGCATAAAAAACGTGACTATAATTAGATCTTCCTAATATATAGTCAAGTTGATCACCTGAAACTCCCAATCCCATAGAATATGTACCGTCAGTCCAAACTCTCAATTTGGGATTTGAACCTGCTGCACTACTATAAGTACCACCCAAACTTAATATTTCTGGAGTGGCTGTTGAAGTTGAGGTTAAATTACCCAATTGAAGTCTATAAACAGGATTTGTTGTACCTATACCAACATTACCAGAAGTAGCAATCGTCATGAATTCAGTAGTACCACTATTACTAAAGAATCTTAATGGTCCACCCGCACCACCATAACCAATATACATGCCATCAGCTTGAGCAGAAGTGCTTCTTAAAACTCTGATGTTTCCATATATATCATAACTTAATCCACCAAAAATATCTGCTCCTGTGCTTATAACATTAGTACCTCTTACAGACACAGCTCCATATACATCTAATTTAGTAGCAGGACTTGTTGTACCAATACCAACGTTGTTAGCGTTGGTAATTGACATCGCGGATGTAACTGAAGAACCAGTAAAAAATTCTAAAGTATTTTGCCCACTTGAACCATCGTTTCCGATTTCAGCCCAGTTATTATCTGAGTCATTAGAAATTGCAAGTCTGGCATTAGTTCCTGCTATATGAAGTTTTTGTTGTGGACTCGTTCTCCCGATACCAACATTACCATTTTGTTGAAATCTAACTCTTTCAGTTCCACCCGGAGCAAATATAAATTTATTACCAGTACCAGAACCGTAACTTGATACAAATGTTAATGTATTATCACCAGAAGAATCATGATAAATTTTTGAATTTTGACTGCTAGCAGCATTTCCTAATTGTATACCACCATTATAAGCCGCATTTCCACCAGCTGTTGACTGGAATATTGCGGTTATAGTTGCATCATCTATTCCTTTAACTTCAAATTTAGCACCAGGACTTATTGTCCCTATACCAACATTATTAGATGAATTTATTGTAATTGATGGAGCACCAGATCCATATCCCAAATGAAGTTTACCAGTTGAATTTTGTTTAATTATGGCATCACCCGCAACTGTACCTGTAAAGAAATGACCAGACGCGCCAGCTATTCCAAATTCAAGTTCACTGGCAGTTCTTCCAATATATTGATATACATATTGACCCGCATTATTACTTAATATTCCTATTCCAGGACTATCAGGAGCAATAATTTGTAATTTAGCACCAGGACTTGTTGTTCCTATACCAACGTTGCCAGCGCTTGTAATACGCATTCTTTCATTTGATCCATTTGTATAGAATTTGTATGAACCCCCACCACCCCCTAAATAAAAATTAAAATCTGGTCTTGTCGATCCCGAATTTCTATTTATATATTCTATATATCCACCATTTAAACTTGCTTCTCCAGGTCCAAATTCAAAATTTTCATTTGATCCGTTTGATACGACTAACTTTGTTAATGGACTACTTATACCTATACCAACATTACCATCATTGAGTATGCGAACTTTTTCGCTACTATTTACTGACAATGCCATTGGATAGTTATTAACAGTACCAAAGTAAGCTACGCCAGACGATGGATTAACTTGAGCAATAGTTGTGCCATCACTTACCGCTAGTTTTGTTGTTGGACTTGTTGTACCTATACCTAGATTACCGTTTATATCAATACGCATTCTTTCACTTGCAAGCGCAGCAGCTTGTTGACCAACGTAAAATGCCATACCATTGGTTCTATCAGAAGCAATTGTACCCACAAAATAATTTAAATCTGTAAATTGTAATTGTGTGCCTTGCGCATTGTTTCCACTATTAACAACTCTCAATATTGCTTTACCTGTACCAGCTGTATTTGTGTTCCATGTACGAACCAATTGATCACCAGCATTACTTGACTGTACATCCAAAATACCACCCGGACTACTTGTGCCTATACCTAAATTACCATCGGCATTAAGATACATTCTATCAGCGCTATTCGTTCTGAATGTAAGCACTCCTGAGTTTCCATAAATTTGCGGATCAGATACGCCAAAAATAATTCTATTACCATCTGATATTTTAAAATTACCATTATACAGCTCTATTTTTGCACTTGGACTTGTTGTGCCTATACCAATATTTGTACCATTATCAAAAACAATACTATTAGTTATAGTAGAAGATGAATTAAACTTAACTAAATAATTGGTAGTACCAGAAACAGTTACGCTTGAACCTGAAGATCCTGAGGTTCCGGCAGAGCCAGATGTTCCGCTAGTTCCTGATGAACCGCTTGTACCGGCAGAGCCAGATGTTCCGCTGGTTCCTGATGAACCGCTTGTACCGGCAGAGCCAGATGTTCCGCTAGTTCCTGATGAACCGCTTGTACCGGCAGAGCCAGATGTTCCGCTGGTTCCTGATGAACCGCTTGTACCGGCAGAGCCAGATGTTCCGCTGGTTCCTGATGAACCGCTTGTACCAGAAGACCCTGAAGTTCCGGCAGAGCCAGATGTTCCGCTAGTTCCTGACGAGCCGCTGGTTCCTGACGAACCAGATGATCCGGAAGTTCCGCTAGTACCTGAAGAACCACTTGTACCAGAAGACCCTGAAGTTCCGGCAGAGCCAGATGTTCCGCTAGTTCCTGACGAGCCGCTGGTTCCTGACGAACCAGATGATCCGGAAGTTCCGCTAGTACCTGAAGAACCACTTGTACCAG